AGTGACGTGACGCGGGCCGTCAGGTGACCGCGTCACGTCACTTCATGGCTTCTTCTCCGGGCAGTTCTTGCTGCAGTTGCAGTAGCCGTGATCGCAGCAGGCGCCGCTGTGCTCGTGTGCCATCGGGCTCCCCGCGCGGCGAACGTCACAGCGCATGGGCGGCCTCGATCTTCACCGCGGGGAAGATGCGGTGCCTGCGGGCGATGTCGTCGAGCGCCATGCGGGTGTGGTCGAGGAGCGGGCGGACCTCCACCGGGGGGCGGACCTCCACGGCGATACCGAGGTCGGAGGTCGGCTCGGGCGGGGGCGCCTGGTGGTCGAGGGGGCAGCACTCGGCATGCACCGCGTGGTAGTAGGCGCTGGTGAGCCGGATCGCTTCCAGTTCCGTGGTGGGCCCGCTGGTGAGCGCGGCCATGAGCGGGAACACAGGGTGCCCGTCATGGGCGACGGCGGGCATACAGCCTTGCTCGCCCGTCACGGCCATGCGGCGGCGCAGCTCGTTGCGGGCGTTCATGGCCCGGGTCAGGCGCTCCCGGAGCTCGGTCACCTCTTCCCCGGACTCGCGGGCCTTCAGCGCCCACTGGTGGGCTGTGGCCACGAACTGGATGAGCGAGGGCCACGGCGTGGACGCGGCGACCTGGAGCGTGTTCGCGAGGGCCTGGCGGCGCATCTCGTCCGCTCCGGCGGCCGGCTGGATGACCGGGCCCGTCATCGCGGCGAGCCGGTCCTCGGCTTCCTGCGCGCGGGTCTCGGCCTCCTGAACGGCGCTGTCGGTCGCGTCACGGACGCTCTTGAGTGCGTCCGTCGTCTGCGTGAGGGAGCGGCGGGTCGCATCCGCGATGCGGATCTCCTCGCGCGTGTACGCGGCGACGATCGCGGACTCCTGCGGGCTGAGGGCGACGCCGCGTTCCATGCGGTCGAGGTAGACGCCGAGGGCGGCGCGGCGGTCGTTGCGGTCGTAGGTCTGCGGCTTGGGCGCGCGCTGTCCGCGGTGGCTCACTGGCCCGTCTCCTTGTTGGTGCGGCACCGGCAGGTGGCCGAGCACTCGGGGATGTCGAGGGGGATCCGCTCGCCGGCCGTCGGGGCGGCTTCTTCCGCGGGGAGTCGGGAGGCCACGTAGTCGAGCAGGCCGTCGAGGGATGCGGGGCGCTTCACGGTCATGGGGTGCGGGTCCTTCGGCTGGGCGGGGCAGTGAGGGGGCGGAGAGCGGCGGCCAGGAGGTGAGCGGCGATGCGGGGCGCGAGCTCGCACAGGGCGAGCGGCCACAGCAGCAGCGCGGACATCAGCGGCGGCGCGGGCTGAGAGCCTTGGGCGCGGCCGGGGCGGGGGCCTTCGGCGGAGCAGCGATCTTCGGGGCGGCGGGCACCTTCGCGGCGGGCCGCTTCACGGTTGCCCCCGGGCGCGGCTTCGTCCCGGTGTGCGGGACCGTGCCGGAGCCGGTGCCGTGGTGCGATCCGGCGCCGTACAGCACGCACGGCCGGACACCGGACGGGACCATGTCCACTCCTGCAGCGCGGGACACCGGGCAGAGCGGCAGATCGTCGTCATCGTCGCCCGAGCTCACGACCAGGATCGCGCACGCGACGAGCACGAACAGTGCGGCGATACCGGCCAGGACCAGAGTCGAGTCCGGGCGGCGACGGTTGTAGTGGTTGTACACCTGGTGCCTCTCTCGGGTGGTTCCTACAGGAGGGGTTGCGGCCACTGCTCGGCGTAGCCCAGGTCGCCGGGGAAGCCGCCCAACTTGTCGGGGGTGAGCACCTGCCAGACCACGGTGTCCGCGGGCAGGCTGAGGAATGCGGGATCGCCTACGCGGCGGAGCCGTACGCGGTAGCCGCCGTTCAGTACGCGGTCGAGCTCCAGGCCCTCGGCGGGGTCGAGGAAGTCGTCCGTGAGCTGTTCGCCGGTCTTCTCGATGACGTGCAGCGCGAGCCAGCAGCCGAGTCCGGTGGTGGCCAGTTCGAAGGCGCGGCCGGGCCGGGTGGCCAGGCCCTCGCTGTACGTGCACGGCGGCAGGCCGCCATCGGGGTCGTGGACGTGGTGGACGGTGTGCCACGGCAGCCGGTCCGAGAGCCCGGACACAGAGATCTCCGGGGCAGGGAGTTCGGTGAGGGTGCCCATCAGTGGGCCCCGGGGAGCAGCGCGTACGTGAGGGCCATGGCGACGGCGCGGCCCTCGGGTCCGCTGGTGCGGTCGAGGCGCGCGGCCTCGGCCTGGGCGTGCCCGTACGACGTGCTCAGCGCTTCGAGGCGGTTCCGGAGGTACGCGACGGTGTTGGCGTGGTCGAGTTCGGCGCACATGGAGGCGGCCGCCATGGAGCGGACCAGGAGGCCGGCGAGCTGCATGCGCATGTCGGCGGTGGCGTGCCCGAGGACCCACAGCAGGTGTCCGCCGGTGGTCATCGGGTCGTGCGGGCCGCAGGGTTCTTCTCCGGCGCGGAGCCGGGCGACTTCGGCGCGCAGCAGGTCGAGTTCGGCGGTGAGCTCTCTGCGGGTCCTGCGCGGCTCGGCGGCCGCCGCGGTGTCCTCGGTGTCCGTCTCGACGGGCAGGGCTGCGGCTTCGGTCTCGGTGGCGCTCATGGGGTCCTTTCCCGGAGTGCGGTGGCTGTCGGGTAGACGGAGTGGGGTGCCCGATGCGTTACAGCCGGGCGTGCCGGGGTCATTGGCCGCGGGCCTCGATCTCTTCGGCGGCGTAGGCGGCGAGGCCTTGGAGGAGCCCGGTGGGCAGGGAGCGCAGGAGTCCGCGCATGCGGTCGAGGTCGTTGAAGAAGCCGATGGCTTCGATGCCGGGGGAGTAGTCGCCGAGGCCGGGCGCAGCGGCGCAGACGGGGACGCGGTCGGTGCCGACGTTGATGCTCGGGCCGAGAGCCATGAGAGGGGTGTCCTTCCGGTCGCGGCCCGGGGCGATGTCCCCGGGCTGGCTGCGGGTGTCAGGTGTTGTCGGGCAGGGCGAGGACGGCCGCGGTGAACGTGCGGGCGATGGCCAGAGCTGGGCGGCGCCAGTGCGGGGAGCGGCAGATGAACTCCCAGTCGCCTTCGAGTAGGGCGACGTACTGCTTGCCCTCGAAGCCGGGGACCTGCCCGGGGTGGTGCGCGCCGTTGACGTCGACGAGCTTCCCGTCGGGGCGGACGACGACAACGTGTTCGAGGCGGCAGGCGCACAGTTCGTCGTCGCGGCTGTCGTCGCACAGGTCGGGGTCGTAGGAGCACTCGTCGGAGATGAGCACGGCCATGGGCCAGCCGGTGACGCCGGACAGTGCGCGTGCCATGGCGTGGCACTGGCCGCTGGTGAACGCGTTACGGGCCTGGTCGTCGAGTTGGCCGGTGACGACGGTGAACGTCTCGCCGTCCGCGCCGGGGAACGTGACCTTCTGGCCGGGCGGGAGCGGGTACAGGGCTTCGAGCCGTCCCATGGCAGCGTCCAGGAAGTCGGCCGCCTCGATGGACACGGTGGTGCGGGCGTCGTCGTACTCGGTGTAAAAGTCCTCGTCCGCGTCGCCGGACGGGTCGCGGTACTTGTCCAGTGAGGCCTTGTGTTGGTTCGCGAGCTCCCGGAACTCGGCGAGGAGTTCGAGGACTGCGGCCTCTCGGGGTCCGGTGGCGTCCGCGGGCCGGCGGCCGGGCACGGCGTCGTCGGGGAGCAGCAGCGGCACGGGCTCAGGCGCGGTGACGTCGATGGCGGGAGGGAAGGCGGGCGGCTCGTCTCCGCGGTCTTCGCGGTCCGCACTGTTGTCGCGTTCGACGCGGTGCAGGATGACGTCCGCGGTCTCGGGGTCGAAGCACAGGAGGAGATCGGTGATCAGGTCGGAGGCCTGCCAGTCCTTGGGCTCGTGTATCTCGCCTTCACCGGTGCGGGTTGCGTACACGACGAGGGCCACGATGGCGTTCTCGCGGCTCACTGGGCGGTCTCCTGCGGCTCGTCGCGCAGTGCGGCCATGGCGGCGATGACGGCCCGGGAGACGCTGCCGAGGAACGGGCCGTGTTCCCCGCCGGTGCGTTCGGCGAAGCGGGCGTTGGCGAGCCCCATGAACCGTGACGTGGGTTCGGTGCCGCCGGTGATGAGCACGGACAGCATGTCGGGCGTGGCCTGGTTGAGGTCTGCGGCCATCTCCCGGACGACGGGATGGTCGGTGAGGTCGCGTACGGACTGGTCGAATCCTGGGCTGATGGCGGTGACGGTTGTCATCGGGTGGTGCTCCGTTCGCTGCGCGGTCCGGTGATGGCGCGGCGCAGCGTGTGGGGCGGGCACGGCTTACGTCGCGCGGTCCCGGCCGGGGTGCGGAGCACACGGGAGCGCCCCCGGGCCGGCTGTCGGCTCGGGGGCGCAGGAAGGTGACGGGCGGGGTGTCAGTCGGCGTCGCCGCGGGCGCCGGAGCGGCCCATCCCGTCTCGCTCGTGACGGGCCGGGGCCCCGGCCGGAGTGCCGGCCGGGGCGCAGCGGGTGTGTCAGTTGTTGTGGGCGGCGACGAGCGCGCGGGCTTCCAGCCGGGCGTCGGCCCAGTCCCGTATGAGGGCGGCCCCGGCGTTACCCGCGGCTTCTCCGGCCGGTGCGCCGGACTCCAGCGCGGCCAGGAAGCGCCGCGCGGTCACCTCCAGCACGGACGGGAGGGTGAACACGGCCACCAGGTCTTCAAGGGACAGGTGGGGCCATTCCTCGTGCAGGGCGCGGGCGGCCAACCCGACGATCCGGCCGACGTCTTCGCCGAGTTTCTGGGCCTGCTGTGCGGTGAGTGGAGCGGAGTACATCGTGGGGCCTTCCGGTCGGTGCAGAGGGGAACGGGGAGCGCCCCGGCCGGAATGCAGGCCGGGGCGCAGGGGGCTACTGGCGGAAGGCCACGTTCTCGATGAACTCGATGGCGTTCTCCGTGTCCTCGAAGAGGTCCACCGGCGTCTCCCCGTCGCCGCTGATGAACACGGGGGCGCAGGTGGGCGGTACGAACTCGCCGTTGGCGTCCTTGCGGAAGATGCTCCAGCCGGTGTGTTCGTCCACGGGGTGGAACAGGGAGTGGGAGCGGTCGGCGATCTCCAGCGTTCCGGTGCCGCCGATGCGGTCGAGGTCGACGACCAGGAGCTCACCCCACGTCGGGTCGGCTTCCACGTGGAAGGGGATTCCGCGGGCGGCGAGGGTGGCGCCGAGGATGGCGCCCGGCCGGGAGTCGGGCAGGAAGTTGGCGATGGCTGCGGCGGCGGCCGCCGAGTCGGTGAGGCAGTCGACGCGCTCTGTGCCGTTGCCCGAGGAGTACAGCGGCCTGAGACCGTCGACGGGCGCGCCGTCGCCGTCGTAGAGGGCGATCACCCAACCGGTGTGCTCTTCGGGGGCGTGCTCGGTCATCGGGGCGCGGTCCGCGATGAACAGGGCGTGCCCGTGGATGGTGAGCGGGACGGCGTAGGCGTACTCGTGGCGCTCGGGCTCGATGCCGTGGATGGTCAGCGCGGCGAGCAGCACCGTTCCGGCGGTCTTCGGCGCCGGGGTGTCGTCCTTGAGGGCGGCGACGGCTTCGGCGTAGGGCAGGATGCCCGCCTTCCGCGCGGCCTTGTCGATGCGGGCTTCGAGCTCGGCGGCGATGCGCTTGCCGAGGAAGCTGAGGACGAACCAGTTGAAGCCGCCGCGCCGGTTGCGGACTTCGCGGAGCAGCTTCTTCGAGTACAGGGCGTCAAGGGTGCGCCGGTGGACCGCGTACGGCACGCGGCCGTCGACGGCGGCGGCGGTCGAGAGGACCGCGTCACGCTGCTTGGGCGTCATGCCCGTGATGATCTTTGCGAGGTACGCGCTCATGGCGTGCCCTTTCTGATGGTTCGGAGCGGTTTTACCGGCCGCCTCGCTCGTGGCTTCCGATATGAGAACTGTACTCCATATCAACAGACGGGGGGAGGGGTACGCCGCGATCTCTGCAACAGATCGTCAGCGGACGCGCCCCCGCGCCCACTCCAGTACCTCGGCGCGCCGATCCGCCACAAGCGGCCACCGGTGCGCCCCGAGCGCGGCCCCGCCATCCCCCGGCGCCGGATACCGGTGCACCGTCAGCGTTCCCCCGGGGAACACCTCGCACGGCTCGGAGATCTCGAACACCACCCGGGCCCGTCCGATGCGCCGTACCCACGCGTACGACACGGCCCCGTGCTCCGGCACCTTGAACCGGGCCGGACCGATGCGCAGCCGGTAGCGGTCACAGGCGGAGACGACCGCGGGATGCCCGTGCTCGCCCGCCCAATGCCCGCACCGTCCGCACTCCGCCGTCCGCGGCGGCCGCGGGCACGGAGCGGCGAGCAGCACCCGGCGGCCGGCGGGCGGGTACTCCAGGCGCACCGCACCGTCCGGCGCCCGCACTTCCGTACGCCCGCCCGTACGGGACACCACCGCCACCAGGGCGCGCACCGCAGCCCGGGACACCGGCACGGCCCGCTCGGGCTCCCACGCGGCAGACAGGCCGTACGCGTCGCGGTCGACGTCCAGCGGCCCGGCCATGGGGCGATCAGGGGCAGCGGCAGTCACAGAACCATCCTTCCGGAACACGGGAACGCCCCGCCCGTGCGCAGGGCACGACCGGGGCGCAGCGGGCGCGTTCAGCGCAGGGCACGGCGCGGAGTCCGCGGTACCCGGGCGACCACCCGGGCGGCCGCGGTGACGGGCGCAGCCGCGGTGACGGGCGCAGCCTCCGGCACGGGGGCGGGCTTCTCCTCGCGCGGCGCGTACCGGGAGAGGATCCGCTCTATCGCGGCCGCGGCCGTCCGGTCCTTGGAGTGCAAGTCACGCTCCCACCAAGCGGGCAGCGGCATCCCGCGCCGCTTCTCGTACTCCCCCAGGTAACCGAGGTCGCCCCACTCCGCACCGTCCGGGTAGTGCGTCCAGCACACCCAGCCGTACGCGTTCAGCTCCGCGTCGAGCTCCGTGACGACCAGATGCCCCCACGGGGAGAAGTAGACGACGCACGGCGCCTTCTCCGGGGCCGGGCGCTCCTCCTTCGGCATCAGCTTCCGCAGCACGGCACTGCCCGGGAAGAAGGCGTGACCGCGCAACCGGCGCTGTGTCTCGAACAGCGGCCAACTCGACTCGGGGTGGAAGCGCATGGGGTTCTCCATTCGGTGGCAGACAGCCGGCCCGGGGCGCAGCAGGGCGCCCGGGTCAGTCGTCGTCGAGTTCTGCGGTGTAGTTGGACTCAGCGCGCGCCAGGACCGCGAGGCCGCTTGCGGGGGCCTCCGTGTCGGCAAGGTGCGCGAGATCGGCGATCAGATCGGCGATGTCGTCGCCATGGCGCTCCCCGTACAGCTCCCACGCTGCTCGGGCGCGCTCGCCGCGCGACTGGGGACTGTCGTTCACGTCCCGGGCGATGTCGTCCATGGGGGTTCCCTCCGTCGTACGGGCCCGGCGGGCGCCGGGGGCGGAGGGATGATGCAGGGGCGCGACGGTCAGCGTCGCGCCCCCGGGCCGGCGGTCGGGCGCAGCTACGGCCGGGTCAGGTAGTCGGCGATGTACGCGGCCACCCGCTCCGTCTCCCTGTACGGCACGGTGAGCAGCGTCTCCGCCCACTTGCCCGCGCTGACGACGGACACCTGCCAGTCCGCCCGGCGGGCGCCGACCAACTCGTCCACGAACACCTCATCGGCGCCGTCGACCAGGACGTCAGCGGTCAGGTACAGGCCGTTCTCGTCGCCGCCGTCGACCTGCGCGAGCGGGATGTGCAGCCACGAGTTCCCGCAGTCGTCATCGGTGTCCGCGGTGATGCCGTACGGCGCGAGCGCGGCCCGCATGGCGAACTCGGGGGTGTCGTCCATGTGCAGGGTGATCCGGTGCGCTTCCATCCGCCCCATCGAGTAGTAGGCGCCTTCCAGCGGGGGGAGCAGCGGGGAGCGGTCGGCGCCGCGGTACTCCTCGGCCCCGCGGGCGATCAGCCGCTGTACGTCGGACTGAACCTCCGGCTCGTCGCGCCAGTCCTCCCACTCCCACAGGTCGCCGATCAGGTACCGGCCCCACGGGTCGGGCGTGATGACCTTCCGGCCGCCCACGCCGTCGTTCTCGATCGTCCACTCGAAGGTGAGCGTGCCGTCCTCGGCGAACTCCCCGTACATGTGGCACTCGTCCTCGTGCAGGTCCTTCACGATCTGCTCGGCCGTCTCGCGGCTGAACAGGTGCTCGCTGCGCTCCGTCCACACGGAGCGCACCGGCAGACCGACGTACGGGCCGTAAGACGACTCCAGCACGGTGAACATCTGGGCGCTGAACAGCTCCCCCGTGGAGTGCCGGGGAACGGTCACCGCGGGCGGGGCGGGGAACAGTGCGGTCTGAGACATGGGGTCGGGCGTCCTCTCGAAAGGGTCTGCGGGTGACGTGCGGGGCCCGGCGGGCGGGGCGCAGCGCGCACGATGGGCGCTGCGCCCGACAGCCGGCCGCGGGCTACTTCGCGTTGTCGCGGAGCCACTTGCAGGCGGGCTTGAACCCCTGCTCGCAGTCGTCGGCCTTCGCGTCGACCCATCCGTCGTTGTAGTCGGTGACCGGGTCGTGGCGCTCGACCGTGCTCGTCACCGTCGGGCGGGGCGCGCCGCCGTCGTCGGAGAAGGCGGCCGAGATGGACGCGCAGAGTGCGAGTGCGGTGATGGCGACGATCAGCGCGGCCGTGCAGATGGCTTCCACGCGCTGCTTGATCTGCTGGGCGCGGCTACGGGTGCGGTTCATCACGGTTCGACTCTCTTTCGGTCGTTTGGGAGCGGACCGGAACGGCTCTGCTCGCTCGTGCAGCGCCGTCCCGGCATACCTAATCGTAGTTGCCCCATAGGCCAACTGACAACCACATCAACACGATTGACCGAGACGAGCCCTCAGAGGCGCGAATTCCCGGGATTTCGGCGCAGGGGTGTTGCTCCCTGTTGATGTGGGGTACGTTTCTTCATGTCGAAAGGCACGAGCGAGCCGGACGACACCGCTCCCGAACACCCACCAGGAAGGGGCCCACCATGGCCGCCGTCACCCTCGCGAAGCGCACCCCGTACGTCGTCATCACCACCGACTCCGGCGACGTTCTCGCCGTAGAGCCCCGACTCGCCAACCCCCTGGACCGCGAGGCGCAGTTCATCGACGCGTTCGTGCACTGCCTGAACCTGCGCGAGGTCGACGCCACCAGCCCCGCCGACGCCGAAGCCCAGGTACGCGCCGCACTCGACGCCGAAGCCCGCGGCATGACGTCCATCCCGCTCGACCGGATCTGACACCCCACCGGGGCGCACCACCCGGTGCGCCCCCGCCGATCCGGAAAGAGCCGCACCGTGAAGATCCGCCTCCCGTTCTGCAAGCACTGCCGCGCGGCGCTCGTCTCCCCCTGCTCCCCGGGCGAGACGGAGCCGTATTTCGACCTCGAACCCGGCGAACCCGTCCCGGACTGCGAGCCCGGCAAGACCCACACCGTCATCTGGGCCGCCGTCCGCGAAGAGGACATGGGCCTTCCCCTTCCCCGCTAGCCGCACCCCCGCCCGGCCGCCGCGGCGCTGCTTCGCCCGGCGGCCGGCCCACGGAACCCGGCCCCGCCCGCGCACGCGTAAGGCGGTCTCACGGGTTCCACACACGCACTTCCTTCCTGGTCAGCGCTTCGCCCCTCGGTTCGCCCGCGGGGCGGCGTCTGGCGCTCTTCTCTCCCCTTCTCTGCCCTTGGAGGCATCCGTGGCTTTCATGTCCCCGTCCCTTGCTCCCATCCCGTTCGATCCGTTCGCGGTGGGCCACGAGTTCGGTGTCACGGCGGTGAACGCCCGCCTGTTGCAGGCCGGTACGCCGGAGACGCGCCGCGAGCACGACTACCTGAAGTTCCAGTTGGAAGCCGCCATGCAGCGTGCGGAGGACAAGGGTGTCCCGGAGGGGATGCCGCTCCGTGTCCGGTCGCTGAACGGCATGACCTACCTGACGTTCTCCTCCGGACTCCTGGGCAGTGGCCTGATCGCCTCGGGGATCGACGCGCTGAGCGGCCGTTCCGTGTTCCAGGTGCGCGGTTCCGGTCTCGCCGCGCCCGTCGCCGCTTCGGTGCTTCGCGCCGTCCGTCAGTGCGTGATGGACATGGAGCCGCCCATGCAGGTGGTTACCCGCCCCGTCGGGCCCGCCGTGTACGACCCGGCGCTCTACCGGCCGGAGCGGCTGATGGTGTTCCGCCCCCGGGGACTTGGGCGCACTGACGCTTCCCGGCTCGCCCGGGTCGACGTGTCCACGTGCTGGGTGGACAGCGCGTCGTGGCTGCTCGAAGCGCTGATCACGGGTGTGGAGGTCGCCCGGGAGGTCTCGGATCGGGAGTACAGCGCCGCCGTTGTCCACGCGTTCGCCGACGACTCGGTGTGCCCCGGGTACTGAGTGCCGGCTGCGGGGGCGCGGTCTTGTGCCGCGCCCCCGCCATCCCCCCGCGTTCCGCTGTGTTCCGCAGTCGGCCGTAGGCGCCCCCGGGCGTCGCGGCCGTGTGCAGGGCGCGCCGTAACCGCGTCTGCCGGGCCATCATCCGGGCCCGTTCCCCCCTTGAGCCGTTGGAGGACTCATGAGAGCCGTCGCCACGAAGGACAGCATGCGGAATCTGCTGACCGGCGGGCAGAACGCCGTACGGGCCGTGGAGGAGCGCGGTTCCCAGCACACGGGAGAGGCGCTGTTCGCGGCGCTGTGCAGTCTGCCGCTCCTGGACATGGACGACCGGGCGTACTGCCGTGTGCAGACGGCCATACGGGAGGTCGCCAAGGTGGAGGACTCGCCGGTGTGGGCGCTCCTCGACAGTGCGTCGTTCGCCGTGGCCGTGTGGGTGGACGACCCGGGCGCGGTCGGTGCCGCCGATGCCGCGCTGACGATGGTGATGCGTCTCGCCGTGCACTGCTCGTACGCCTGCACCGGCGGTCGTATCGGCGGCCTGGAAGACAAGGCGTGGAAGCGTGCGCACCTTGCCGGGCTGACGGCCGTGCGCGCCATGGCCGGAGCGGCGAGCGGAAGCGACTTCCGGACGCTCGACAAGGCCATGTCGGAGTTCTCGGCCGCGGTACGCCGCGCGGTGCCGTATGTGGCCCTGTACACGGCCCGCACCGCGCTGGAGGAGTTCGCCCGCACCTACCGCGTCCCCGTCGACCAGGCCTGACCCGACCGCCGGCCGAGGCGCATCCCTTCGCCCCGGCCCCCTTCTCTTGATCCCTCGGAGGACTCGACCGTGAAGCCGAAGCCGCCCTACTGCCACATCACCGCCTACCCCATGCCGATCGTGTCGGCGCCGCAGGCCATCTCCCTGGAAGGAGAGTTGCCGGGCGTCGAGGTCGACTTGGAGGCCCTGCCCGGTGACGCCTGGTGGGTGCTCTACGAGGTCGCCAGCCCGCACATCGGCCCCCACACGGGACGCGCACCGGCGCAACGCGGCGGGTTCCCGGCCATGACCACCGCCGACGTACGCGAGGAACTGACCGGGGCCGCCACCGATGCTCGCGGTATGGGACGTAGGTGGCCGGGCCTGAAGACGTCGTTCGATGCGGAAGCCCAGGTCATCTACGTGCGGTTCGGCGCATGGCTCTGGTCGCCAGCCACGGTCGAAGCGTACGTGCGCGTCGCCCCCTGATTGCTGCCCCGCCCGGGGTGTTCTGTGCCCCGGGCCGGTCCGCTGCTTCCTCCCCTCGGCCGTACTGCGGCCGTGCGTAGGGCGCACCGTGCCCCCCGTGACTGACCTAGTGAGGAGACCGTCATGCCCGTTCTGATCGCACCCCCCGCGCCGACGTTGGAGGCCACCGTGCCCGCGCCGGTGCCGCAACGGTTCTGGGTGGGCGACCGTGTGGTGCGCTGGATGGCGGACACCGGGACGGAGATCCGGCGCGATGAAGCGGCGTGGAGGTTCGCGGCGGACTCGCCCCGGCAGGTGACGACGTCCTTCGGGGACGCGCCGGTCCGGGCGGGCCTGTCGAAGGTGCTGGGCGACCAGCGGATGCGGTTCGTGCCGCGCTACGTCTCCACTGCCGACCCGCTCCCCGGGCTGCCGGTGAAGACGCGGACGGGTATGGAGTCAATCGCGCTGGACGCCGACAGTGTGATCCCGTTCGTCGCGTCGTTCGGGGAGTGCAAAGGGTTCTGGAGCCTGCGGGACCTGACCGCGCAGCAGGCCGGGGCCGACGCCGCTCTGTGCGTCCCCGCGGTGATGCCGGTCGAGCAGATGCGCGAGGCCCTGGCCGTGATGCTCGACGAGTACCCGGCCGCCGTGTCGTTTCACCGCCCGTCGGGCCGCTTCTACGCCCGGTACGAGACGTGGGGGGAGCGCGAGGAAGGCGGCCGCCCGCTCGTGCAGCTCCGCACGTTCGCGTACGTGCTCGCCGCTCCCGAGGGTCGTTGACCCGTTCATTCGACGGCGGCCCCGTAGCGGGTCGCCTCTTCCCCTGGAGAGAGACCCATGTCGACCCTGCACGAGCGGAACGCGCTCGCGGAGATTTTGCTGGACACCGTGAAGGAGCTGGTGGACGCGCTGGAGCCGTTCGGGCAGACGCTGCTGGCGATGGAGCCGGAGGCGTGGCCCGCGGACGCGGTGGCGGTGCGCGTCGCCTACGGCCGGTTCGAGCTCGCGCGGAAGGCCGCGACCGCGGTCGGGCACCGGCTGACGCTGGAACAGATCGCCGTCGAGTTCGAGCTCGTTGAGGCGTACTGGCGCAACGGGGGCCCGGTCCGTCTGGGCCCGCCGCCCCCGGGCTAGTAACGCCGCTTCCCCCGCCAGGCGGTGTCCGCCGCCCGGCCCCCTTCCCCTTCTTGGAGAGAACGATGACAACTTCCCCTCACCGCACGCGGTCCCGGTCCGTGCTTGTGGCCGTGCTTCAGGCGCAGACGCTGGCGGACGCGCGGAAAGCGGTGGCTGCTGAGGTGCTGCCGTTCCTGGAGCGCGCCGACAGGCTGCTCGGGGACGGCATGGTGTGGTTGCGCCGCGAGGTGCACGACATCGCCCGGTACGGCGTGCCGGTCCAGCACGAGCGGATCGACGCCCTGGTCGACGTGGCGAACGCGCTGCTCCGCGGCGAGACGGTCGAGCAGGCCGGGCTCATGGCGGAGTACAAGACGCCCGAGCCCGCGTGGACCGGGGACTACAAAGTGCAGTGGATCCCGAAGAGCTCGGCTCCGGCCGTCGGCTACTTCCCGAACCCGGTGTGGCAGCAGAGCCCGCACCAGGGCGAGGCGATACGGCTGCTCACCGCGGCGGGTCTGATCCCGGCGCACTTCGGGGAGTACATCGGGATCGGCGGATGGATGTGCGAGTCGGAGGGGTTCATGGTGAGCGCCGCGGACACGGACGACTCCAGCGTGCCCGGACTGTGGGTCAGTCCGGCCGGGAACTCGGCGGGCGAGCAACAGGCCCGAGTGCCGGCGGTCATGCGCGAGGCCGGGTGGCGTGTGCAGGATGACCCGGCGTGGCCGGGGACGTGGGAGGTGTTCCCGCCGGGCGAGTAGCGGGACGTCAGGGAGGGGAGTGCCGGAGAAAGTTCGGTCGCTCCCCTCCCCCCTTTTGTTGATGTGGCGTACGCTTTTCACGTTGGCAGTCACGAGCGAGACGGCCGACGAAACGCTCCCGAACACGACCAGAAGGGGCACCCCATGCCCGCAACGCTGCCCGGCGCGCGCATGTCCGCCGCCGCAGTCCTCCTCACCGCCCGACCGTTCCTCGGCAACGGCTGGCAGGCCTACCCCGCCCCCGACGGACAGTTCCGGGGGAGCCTTCGCTCCCACCGCGGACACGTCGTCACCTTCGACGGCGCCGCGGGCCGCATGGTGTTCGCTACCGCGCTCCTCCCCGACGGCACCCGCGTCCCGTACGCGGGCCAGGCCGCCGCCGAGACGGTCACCGCGTACGCCGAAGCCCTCGCGGACATCATCCGCACCACCCTCGCGCCGCTCCACGCCTCGCACTGCCGCGTGCACCAGGTGCTCCCCGAGCTCAGTGCAGCGCTCGGCCGCCGGCCGCACCGCACGGTGTGGGACCACGGCGCCGCCTACACGTCATGGACGCTGCCCGGCGGTGGCCGTGCCCGCGCGCAGTTCCACAACCCCGCCCGGCTCGCCAGGCACGCCGGAGCGAGCGCGTCCGTCTCCTTCGCCGACCCGACCGCCGAGGAAGCCGCGTCCGTCGTCCGGGCCATCGACACGACCAACGCCGACCCCCGCCAGTACGACACCGTCCACGGCCGCCTCGCGCACCTGCTGAAGGTCGCCGGTCCCGGACTGCGCCCCCTCGACGGCCCCGACGGGCTCACCGCCGCTCTCACGGTCGACGGGCTGCTCACCGTCGAGTTCGCCTACGCCGCCGGGTTCTCCGAGGCATGGGTGAGCCGCGTGACCGTCCACGGCTCCCTGCGCAACGTCCTCGCCGCCGCCCGCGCCATCTGACCCACCTCCCTGGCATGCCGCCGCCCGGCCGGCTGCGCGCACCGTGCAGCCGCGCCCGGCCCTTCCCTCGAAACGGAGTCCCCGCCATGACGACGCCCAACATCCTCGCCGCCCAAGCCACTCAGGCATCCATCACCGTGAAGCGGCGCCCCCTGCTGGCCGAGCTCCTCGAACTCGGGGAGCGGCTGACCAAGGCCAGCGAAGAGCGCGTGACCGCGACGCACACCGCGAACCGGGCCCGCGGTCTCCTCGACAACGCCACGGCGCAGATGCGCGAGCACCAGGCGATGCTGCCCATGCTCCCCGCCGACCCGCGCCGCAACGAGCGGATCGCAGGCGAAGCGGTGGTGGTGGAGACCCTGCGCCAGGCACACCTCGACGCGCGGGCCCTGGCCGCCGCCACGGCCGTCGTGGAGGAAGCGCTCGCCATGGAAGTGGACTGGTGCAGGCAGCGCATCCTCAACCTGCACCGCCCCGGGACCGCCTCCCATGGCGAAGCCGTGCGCGTCACCGGCCGGGCGGAAGAGTTCGTGGTCGCCGCCGCCTACAGCGTGACCCACTGGAGCGGTGGCGCGGAGAAGGGCACCCGTCACCTGACGCAGCGCAAGGCGGTCGGTCTGGTCGATGCGTGGCAGCGGACGGGGGCGCCGGTGCTGCGCGACGCCGTCGGCGGTCTGTTCATCGAGCCGGACGGACAGGTGATCGAGCTGCGGCCCGTCACCGCTCCGGCCGTGCGGCATGAGGCGCGCCCGCTGATGGCCGCGCTCGGCGTCTACGGCTGGAAGGCCTTCATCGACCACTGCAACGGCCGCTCCTTCCTCGCCGTGGCGCTCGACCCGGCCACGCCGGAAGCCGAGACGTACTCGGGCCCGTACCTGACGATCCAGTCCGGCCAGCACGCGACCCGGCTCGTCCAGGCCCATGACGAGCCGTGGACGCTCACCCCGTTCGACGCCGACGGCGCCAGCGGTGAGCCGCTGTACACCGGCGACCCGGGCCTGAGTCTCGCCGCGGACTCCGCAGCGTGCGCCCGCGCGGCCGCCGAGTACGCAGCGGCGGGGGACCGAGGACGGCCGAACTAACTAACCGACTGGTCAGTAATAAACAGCGGCCCCGGACTTTGGTCCGGGGCTGTTGACGTGGGGTTCGATCAAACGCCAGACGCAGCAACGGTGTACGCGCGTAGAGCCCCTGTGAGCTCCGGTTTGAGTGACCTACGCACCCGTAACTAACGTTGACACTAGAGATCCGGCGGGGAAAGATCTCGGACAGTGGCGCAATGATCACGGGCCGAATCGGCATTTCGGACTCTGGTTTGGTGCCTCAAACACCTCCACATCTCCACCGTTCCACTTTCATGGAGGGCGCCGAATGACCACCTTCCCGGATATGTCAGCAGCGCGGGACCGTCCCGCCTCCTGGCTCCACCTGCCGGACAAGGCCGCACTGAACGGCCTCGGTGTGACCCACCGCAGCCGGATCGCCGTGGCCGCCACCGCCGAGGCTCCGATGAAGGCCCGGACCGTAGCCCGCTCCGTGATGTCCCTCATGCTCGGAGCATCGGAAGCCTCCGCCGCGGTGAACAGGCAGGTACAGGCGTGCGTCTCCGAGCTCGCCGCCATCGCCTACACCCGGGCCGTCGGCTCGCATCTGCTGTGCGAACTGTGGCGCGACAGTGACCACGTCTTCGTGGCCGTGCAGCACGACGAGCCGCTCCCCCTGCTCCCCGACGACACCACGATCGGCCTGAACGTCGTGAAGGCCCTCGCCGACGACTACGGCTCCCACATGGTCGACGGCATGTCCCAGATGTGGGCAGCGATCCGGCTCCGCTGACACTGCTCCCCCGGGGAACACCCCGGCCCGCGTGCAACGGCTCAGCCGTAGATCTGCCACCGACTCAGCTCCTGAGCAGGCAGCATCTCCCAGCAGTCCAGCCGCCCCTCCGACTCGATGCGTTCGGCAGCTAGCGCTTCTACCTCGGCCCACAAGTCCTCGCCCGACCGGAATGCAGGGGCGTCCGCCGTCAGCGCGGCAATCTCCTGCGACGTGAGCAGAACCCGACTCGGGTCCGCGTCCTGAAGTCCACGAGGCACCCTCCGCTCCTTGCTGCGCCCGCGGCCGGCACTCGTGCGCACCTGCGCCCGCAGCGGCTGAGTTTCCTCCCACCGGCCCGCGAACTCGGGATTCCTCGCGGCCAGCCACGTGTCGTAGCGCTCCTCAGCGGTCGGAGCCTGCCGGTACGGGCGGACCGAGTCGTCAGGCAGGAACAGATCGCCGTTGTTCGCCCGGCGCCGGATCTCGGCCGACACGTACGCCGCGACGTTCCGCGGCCGCCAGGGGACCGCCCACCGCCCGAGCTCCCGGCCGATCTCCTCCCAGCTCCAGCCCGCGGCCATCAACGGGCGCAGCGCGTACGCGAACCTGCGCACGCAGAAGCCTTGGGCCCACCAGGTGTGCAACTGGACCTCCCGGGCCTTGAGCATGGCAAGGGAGGTCTGCTGCGGCGTCCACCGGGCCGAGCGGTGAGCGGTGCCGCGAGCAGCGCGCTTGCGCGTCGTGTCTGTAGATCTCTCACCAACAGTTGATGAAGTACGGGGCTTAGGTACACCCACAGAAGGGGTGCACCGGCCGGAGTTGTCCACAGGGCCTGAACTGGGGTTATCCACAGGGGCGGAGGCCTGGTTCCCGGCCCGCTTCGCCCGCGCTTCGGCGACCGCGAGCGTGCGGCCCTGGTCGGTCACGCCGATGACCCGGGCTCGGTACCCGGTGCCGTCGAGCCGACGGCCGTGCGCCTGGTCCCAGACCGGTGGGGCCACGGGCGCGTAGATGGTCGCCGTCCGCTTGAAGCCGATCCCCGGGCCGAATGCCTCGCCGTGCCGGGCCCGGAGTGCGTTGCGCCGCGAGCTGCCGCGCTCCATCCAGGCGAGCAGGCCGAGCGCCCGGAGGAACCCGACGTGCTGCGTGATGCACCGCCGGGACAGCTTCAGCCGGTCGACCATGCCGTCCAGGCAGTAGGCCACCGTGCCGTCCTGGCTGCCCGGCATCCGCACGGCGATGTCCTCGGCGACGCGCACGGTCGTCGCGTTCGCGCCCTGGCAGAACCCGGCCCCGACCATGAACGCCACAGCGGGCAGCCACTGTTCGGGCATACGGATCCGGCGGGACGCGGTTCGGGCGACCCACTGGGCCGTCTCGTCGTCCACGAGATGGAAGCCGAGGGCAGGTTTCCCCTCGGTGTCCGAGGTCACGGCATTGATTTGTCGGCGCGTCGCCGGGTTGGGCTGGCAGCGCGCGCGGGCATGCGGCATCATGGCTCCGAGCTCAGGCATCGAAAAAGGGCATGAAAAAGCCCCGCTTGAGTGCTCTGGTGGTAGTTCGGAGACTCGATCAGTTGATCGGATCTCCTCGTCGGATCTGGTAAATCCGGCGATGAAGGGCCGTGGGAGTCGCTGGGGGTGAGATCCCGGCGCTACGACCGCGGTTCAGCGGGAAGGGGCGGATGGTCCGAGGTGAGATTCGGGCCGGGGAGCCACTCCCGCGGGTAGCTAGGCGATAAGACCTCCGAGGGGGAGCGACGCACAGAACACGGGCACCAGGACCGCAGACAGCACACAAAGGCCCACCGGACGCCGGCGCACGACGCGCCGCCCGGTGGGCCTAGTCGTTGTTGCGTGATCCCCACCGTGGGCGGGTACATTGGTGCTCATCGAGACCGATCCTTCTTGTAGGTCTCCCAGGAAAGCCCCGCCAGGGACGCTCTGCTGCTGGTTTGGACGCCGGTGCAGTGTGAGCGTGGCGGGGTATTTCTGGTTCTGGTGGCTATTCAAGTTGACCGCGATGCTAGCGGTGGCCCTCAGACTAGACCGTCGGCAGTGCTCCGCGTGTCTATCCCACACAGCGTGCCGTCGTGTCGATGACTAGTCATCACCGGCCCTTGCCCTTGCGGGCGGTGAACTTGTCGCTTGCCTGCTCGGCCTGGTACTCGGCGACGTGCTGCTCGGGCAAGTAGGCGACGGGCAGGCCGGTCTCGTTGTCGCAGATCGCCCAGGGCAGCAGCTTGCCGTCGTACCGCTGGTCGTCCTGCGGGCGGAACTGTGTGCCGTAGCGGGCGGGCGGCCGTCGGCGGTCGGAGAGGGGGCCCACCGACCGGAACAGTCGGCTGATGCGCCGCTCCGTGTCGGGGGAGGCGGTCTCTTCCGCCGGGTCGCCCGCCGGGGCGGCCTCCGGGAGCGGTGGGGCCGGCCACTGGTTGGTGTCGATGCCGACCTTCCTCAGTTCCGCCAGCGGGGTGTGGGTGCTGCGCGCCAGGAGGTAGGTGTTCTGTTCCTCGCGCGTGCCCGCCTGCCGGTGCCCGAGCGAGACGTGCAGGGCCTGGAGATCCCCGCGGAGCCGCTCGGCGGTCGTGTGGTCGTCGTTGTACAGCGCGGCGAACAGGCGGTTGACCATGTCGGTCCGGTACTGGGCTATCGAGTGCTCGTCCACAGCCACATCCTTGCTGGTTGACGGGCACTTACTCCGATGATCACCGGGTCTTCACTGGCTGGTCCGAACATCTCCGGGTGCTCGGTCACACCGCTACCTGGAGGCGCTGGGCCGGGAGCGGGTGGAGGCGGACGCGCTTGTAGCGGAGTTGGCCCTCGACGCGGCACACCGTGATGGAGCCCCTCCGGCGGCCGGCGCGCAGCAGCTTGTCGGCTTCCCGGAGCGGCAGGCCGATGTGGCGGGCACTGTCCTCGGCGTCGAGCCAGGTTTCCCACGGAAGTCGGTTGATGCGCTGCGCCACGTTGTCAGCGTTCATGGCATTGGCCCCCTTTCTTCTCCTGGTTGTGCCGGTTCGCTCGTACCGGCTCAGGGGTTGCGTGCCCACAGTAATGCACTCCACGTCAATCGCTAAGAGAAAGTGCCGATTGTTCGACCTGTCGACCGGTTTGGACGTAGGACGTGTGAACACGCTGGAAACGTCTTGTCTCAACTTGGTAACTTTCCGGCCACCCCTCTGGCCCGAAATGATAAACGCCTTGGGCGACTTGCCCGGAATGCCTGACGGCTAATCAGGACACATAAGACGACAGTTATTCACTTCTCCACCCACCCATCTCGTAGCTTTTCGATTATCTGTTCGAGTCAGTAGTACTCTAGCGCCACACCACTGACGGAAGATGGCCCTCAAGCAGCAACGACAGGGGAGCGGGGGAGCGGATGAGCGACGCAAGAAGCGCGAGCTCGCGGCAGCCCGAAAGTGGCGCCGCAGCACATCCGCTGGAGGAGGCCGCCGCCCAGGCCGCGGCCAATCCCAGTGACAAAGCCGCTCTCGCCGAGCTCTTCAACGCGCTTTATGAGCCGGTCGTCCGCTACATGCAGGCCCGCGTCTACGACCCGTGCCTTGCGGAAGACCTGGCGCAGGACGTGTTCGTGAAGCTCGTGCAGGGCATCGGCCGCTACACCGGCGGCGGCATCTACGGATGGGTGTGGGCGATAGCCCGCAGCACCGCGGCGGACCACTTCCGCCCGATGCGCAATCGTGGCTACGAGACGCCCACCGGCGAGATCTGGCAACTCGACGCCCCGAGCGCCGACATGGGCCCGGAAGAACTCGCCGAATGGGCGGACCTTCGGGTGGCAATCAACAGAAAGCTCTCCAAACTCCCCGACGATCAGCAAGAAGTGTTGCGACTGCGCCTGATCGCCGGACTCTCTACCGCCGAGGTCGCTGAGGTAATGGCGAAGCCTGCGGGTACCATTCGCGTATTGCAGTGCCGCGCCCTTGCGAAGCTGCGGAAGCTGATGCCGGAAGGCAACAGTTCCATGGCTTCACTCCTGCTCTCGGCTACAGACCCGCAGCAGGAACAGGCTTTGATGAATGCGGCGCCAGTGGTCGTGACGGTGAGGGAGATTAGGCATGCTGAGTCGCGATAGTGGCCACGCCGCGGAGCGCCTTGACCGATGCCTGTCGGGCGACGCAGTCCCACACGACGCGGACACCCGCAACGCGGTGACGCTCGCCCGGCTGCTCATGCCGAAGCGCCCCATCAGCCAGGCCGCCCGCGACCACGCCTTCGAGGCGATGATGCGTGAGGCGGACCGCGTCGGCCGCACCCCCTCGAACACCGAAGCCGCCCCCGCGGATGTTGTTGACCCTGGGGTCAACATTCGAACTGCGAGCGCCGGCCACGGGCTCACCCTGCGCGTCGCCGACATCGAACACGTCGACGACGCGCGTATGGAGGAGATCGCCGCCCGGGTCGCGGAGCGCCTCGGGCAGAGAGCACCGGATCGGAACCCGTGAGCGGACTGCAAGAACTGCGGGTTCTCCAGGAGGACATGGGCTCGGACGCCGTCACGTTCGAGAACACCCAAGAGGGCGTCACCTACCTGTTCATCAACCCGAACCAGAGCTTTGAGTCCGCAGTCAAAAGCGTGATGAGGGCCTGCCCTGACCTCACCCTCACCGAGGTCCAGGAGCTCATCCGCAAGCACTGCCACGACATCGTCGAGATGAACGCACGGATGGGCGCCGCTCAGCAGCCCATCCCGCGCTTCGACACCCCCTATGACCTCGCCCCGGTCCCGGCAGAGGACAAGGGAGCGCACCGGCGGCCCCGGCCGCCCAGGTGGGCCCGTATCGCCGCCGTCGCCGCCCCGGCCCTGGTCGGCGGCACGCTGATCGCCCACTTCTTCAGCCCCGCCGGGGACAACGCCCAGGGCGGCTCCGGCAACGGCATCACCGTCAGCCAGCAGGACACGGCCAGCGTCTTCGACGACCCCACGTACAAGCAGTTCGTGGCCGACGGCAGCCTGCGCTGCCAGCCGCTCGGACAGTACGCGGCCAAGTGCGTCGACGAGGACGGCCAGATCATGCTCTCCGAGGCGAGCGTGGGCGACTCCGCCGTGTTCACGTTCTCCTACGACGACGAGAAGATCGGCTTCCGAGTCTTCGAGGACGCCTCGGACGCCAAGCTCTGGTACTCCGAGGACGGCAACCGCCGGCTCTACGACAACATGAAGATCGTCGGCCGGGTTGTGCTCTGGGGCACGGACACCAAGCGCGTACGCGACTGGGGCAACGCCCTTGCCACGCAGTCCTCCAACCAGTCTTCCGTCATGGGACACCAGATCCCGCAGAGCGCACTCAGCGCCCTTCCCCCGCGCCTGGCCGTGCTCGCCTTGGGCACCCTCGGCATTGGTGACACGAGCAAGGTCAAAGCGCCCGCCGGGTCCATCCATGCGGCGCAGACCCTGCGCGCGGTGGAATTGGTCATGGGCCTCGCCGAGGACGATGACGGCCGCGGTTACAGGAACGTTCCTGCGGGCCCCAGTGACGCGGTTGCCGTCGCGGCGGATGCGCCCCGGCCGCCGGTGTGGGGTGCGGGCAACGGTGTCGGCCCGAGCGCTGTCGCCAGCCCGTCACCGGTGACCGACCCGGTGAGTACGGCCACGGCCCCGGCTCCCGAGCCTCAGCCTCCGGCCGCTGCCTCTCCGGCGCCTGAGCCCCCGGCGTCCACCGCGCCGACGGCTCCGGCAGCCCCTCCGCCCGCGACCGCACCCCCGGCGAGCACGACACCGTCCGCCCCCGCGTCGGCGCCGCCCGCGAGCGTGAGATCGGAACCCCCGGCGGACATCACCACCACCACGCTGCCGCCGGCCGACGCGACGACTCCGCCGGTAGCGGTGAGCGAACCGGCCCCCGCGCCGTCGGAGCCCGCGGCGCCGACGCCGGTGCAGCCGGTGGCGGATGCCCCGCAGCAGGACCCCGTGCCGGTGGCCCCGGCTTCGGGCGAACTGGCTCCCGTCGACCAGGCGCCCGCCGATCCGGCGCCCGTCGAGTCCATCGAGTCGGTTCCTGCCGATCCGGCGGCGACCGAACCGGCCGAGGAGACACCGGCACCGTCCGACGCAGCCGAGGAGGACGGGGGCAGCGACGACCTGCTCATCCTGGACTCCTCATGGACAGTCGGAGCCTGAACACCCCGAAGGGGCCCCGGACATGGTCCGGGGCCCCTTCGCGTGTCCTGTGCACGGTCAGAAAGGCGGCTCGTCGCCGTACGCGGCGGGCGTGCCCGCCGCACCCGTCCGGGCGGGCGCGCCGCCCGTGGCCCACGGGTCGTCGGCGGGCGGTCCCGACTGCTGACGCTGCTGGCTCTGGCCGCCGCCCCCAGACGTCTTGGTCACCTTCGCCGTGGCGTTCTTCAGGCTCGCGCCGACCTCCTCGACGTCCAGCTCGTACACGGTGCGCTTGACGCCCTCGCGGTCCTCGTACGAGCGCTGCTTGAGCCGTCCCTGAACGATGACGCGCATGCCGCGCTGGAGTGACTCCGCGGCGTTCTCCGCGGCTTGACGCCACACCGAGCAGGTCAGGAACAGGCTGTCGCCGTCCTTCCACTCGTTGGTCTGCCGGTCGAAGGTCCGCGGAGTCGACGCGATACGGAACTTGGCCACCGCGGCGCCGGACGGGGTGAAGCGGAGTTCTGGGTCGTCGACCAGGTTGCCGACGACGGTTATGACGGTCTCGCCTGCCACAGGTGGGCCTTTCGAGGATGGCGGCCGGCCCGCGGATGCGGACCGGCCGGGTTGGTCAGGAGAACAGCAGCTTCCACGTGGCCGGGCCGGGGATGCCGTCCGCGTCGCCCTTCAGCGAGGCGTGCGCGAGCTGGAACGCCTTGGTGGCCTTCCGGTCGGACTCCGTCCACTTCGGGCCGGGGCCCGAACTGTAGTACTTGCCGTACCCCTTCTTCGTGAGCTGCCTGCCCAGCGCGGTGACGTGCACGTTCTTCTTGCCCGGCCCGAAGTACTGGCGGCCGGGGAACGGCGGCGCGGGCTTCGGGACGATCTTCGGGAAGTGCACGGGCGGAGTCGTCGGCTTGCTCGCCGTGTCGTCGCCCTTGGCCAGGGCGACGATCGTCTTGGCCTTCGCGAGGATCTTCCCGAACGGGATGCTGCCCGGGTCGCCGTGCCAGTTCTCGGGGGCGTGCATGTGCCCGCAGATGCCGGAGAACTTGTTCCACTCGGCGTACGACATGCGCACGCTGGTCGCGCCGTACGAGGACGGATAGGGCAGCCACTTGTCCGGCCCGGTGAGCGGGATGCCTTCGTTGAGGTGAAGCCAGGCGATGACCTCGGCCAGCTCGTCGTACGCCCACTCAGGGGCGTCCGGCCAGTAGATGTAATCCACCCCGGCCTTGAGCTTGCCCCACGACGTCTTGTGCGCCGGGTCGCAGGTGCCCACGAGCTCCAGTTGGATCACGTTCAGGGTGTTGGTCTCGACGCCGCCGCTCGCGTTCACCAGGGCCCGCGCGGAGCGGTTCAGCGCGAAGTGCTGGTACATCTCCAGCTTCTCCATGCTGATGAGCGGCAGGCCGGTCAGGTTCGGGGCTTCGGCTCCGTTGCTGTAGGAGACGACGCCCGTCCCCTCCGTCGTGTGCAGACACAGAACGTTGGGATCCATGAGGGATCCCTCGTACGTGTCGCCGTACCAGTGCGTGCCGCGTATCGCGCCGGGATACAGGGTGGTCGTCATTGCGTGCGTCCTCCGAGACCGTGGGGCTTGGAGGACGCAGGGTGGCGACCGGAGAGGGTTAACGTCCCGGGCTCACTCCTCGCCCGGGTCGGCGTCGTCGGGGTACTGGAGGGCGTGCAGCGTCTCGGCGAGACGGGTCGCGAGGTCGGCGGCCGGGCCGGTCTGCTCGACTTGCAGCGGGCCCCCGGCGGCGCCGGTGAGCTCGACCTCCAGGTGGTCCTCCTTGCCGTACTGCTTGCGGTGCTGCCGCTCCAGATACCAGGCAGCCGCACGCCAGTCCGGGGGAGTCGTGATCGTCTCTTCGAGCACCTTCCCCGAGTGCGGGTCGAACTTCCTGTGCGTGGTGACGATGCCGCCGCGGCTGGCCCGGCGGATGTCGAGCGCTGCCGACAGCGCGGCCGCGGACCGGGCCCGCTCGATCTTCTCGAAGAACTCCACGAACACGTCGAGCTCGGGGTCCGGGTCGGTGCCGGCCGCCCGGTCGACGCACTCCGTACGGCCGTAGGCCATCCACCGCAGGAACGTGGCCCGGGAAATGCCCGCGTGAACGGCCGCCAGGTCCACGGCGAGACCCGCCCGGCTCGCCTCGATCAGCCGGTCCTCGACCTCGGGCGTCATCAGCCGCGCTCGCGCCGGAGTGGCGGAGCGGCGACGGTGCTTACGGCGAGCCATGGCGCGGACCGTAGATGATCACCTGGTTACTGTCCCGGCGTGAACAGATGCCCGCACTCCGGGCAGCACACGTTCTGGGAGCGCTCGTTGTCGCCGCTGTCGCCGTACCCGCGGTCGTCGAAGTCCTCACCGGTCAGGCGCTCCTGGGTTTCGTCGTCCTCGCCCGCAGGGCCTTGGGGCAGCTTCTCGGGGTCGACCTGCCGCAGGAGCTGTTCCATCTCGTCGTCGGTGTAGGCGAGCGAGTCGAACAGGTCGGCGTCGGACGTCGCGAGGTCTTCGAGGATCTCGGCGAGTGCAGCGGGGTACCAGCCGCCCGCCTCGCCCAGTCGGTTGAGGAGGATGAGCACGGCGTGCGCTTCACGGTCGTGGCTGGAGTACCAACCGCGGGTCACGGGCACCAGCCATCCGCCGTCGTCGTCCACCAGCAGCCCGTCGGGCATGGACTCGCCGCGGACCTGCATCTCGATCAGCGCGGCGCGGCGGCCGTGCCCGGCGATCGTCAGGCCGGTGCGTTCGTCGACCACAGGCGTGTTGATGAACCCGTGCTCGATGATGCTCGCAATGATCCGCTCGATCTCGTGCTTCTTCGGGTTCGCGGGGTCCGGCGGCAGGTCGGTCAGCGGGATGTACGAGATGTAGCGGGGCGCCTCAAGTGGCATGTGCTGCGGCTCCTGACGCGCAGTGGGTGAGAGGTGGGGAGCGGCCAGCGGCCTCGCGAGCCCGCGGACTTCTACCGCGGCATCCCGGCTCGCTACCGGGACATGCCGTCATGGCCTGGCCGTCGGGCCGCTCCCCATGGCCGGCGTCGCCTCACAAGTCCGGAAGAGACGGCGCCGGTGCCCGCAGCGGGTCCGGCGGAACGCGTCTCCGCCGGGCTCACTGAGGGCGAGGCGGAACGTAAGCCACGACGCGCGCTTGTGTCTTGCGCTCCGCCTCTGGCAAATGCCGGTTGACCTGGTGTACGTTTGCCCGGTGTAGCTGTACGAGCGAACAGCCGCACCGGGTCTGTTGTAACGAATTCCGGCCTCACTCCGTCCATAGGGCGAGAGATCAACCGGCGGCAGACCCCCAGCTCCAAAGCCGGTACGACACCGGCACGCCAGAAGGGGATGACCTGCATGTCCGAGGAAACGTCGAGCGGCGCGTCCGAGCAGACGCCGCCCGAGCCGACCCCCCAGGAACTCGCGCTGCGCGCCGCCTTGGCGTACCGCGTGATGGCCTGGTGGGAAGCCATGTGTGGCCCGATCATCAAGACCAACGCCGAGCGGATCCGGGACACCCCCGGAATGCTGACCACCCTGGCCGAGGTCGACGGCGCCCGGGTTGCGACGTTCACCGAGAGCAAGAGGCGCCCGTTCTTCGAGATCACCGACCGGGACAAGTTCTTTGACTGGGCGGACGAGCAGGGCGAGACCGAGTGGGTCATCCGCAAGTCCTTCGAGAACGCGATCCTCAAGAAGCGTGCCCGGTGGAACGCGGCGACCGGTGAAGCGGTCGACTCCATCACCGGCGAGGTGATCCCCGGCGTGGTCCAGAACCCGGGCGGGGCGCACATCTCCGTACTGCCCACGTTCACGGACGCCGGGGCGGAACTCCTCGACAACGCCCTGAACGCCATCTTCGGGCAGGCTGCTGCCGCCCTGCCGATGCTCGGCGCGGCCCCGGCCGCCGAGGACGCGGAGGCCGGCGCATGAGCACGGCACCCAACTTCCGCTTCGCGCCCTGCGCCACCGTCGACCCCGAGGCCATGTTCCCGCTCCCGACGGACGAGGACGGCGTCGCCGCAGCCAAGCGGATATGCGGAGACTGCGACTTCCGCGCCCAGTGCCTGGAGTGGGCCCTGTCGCCCACCACCCGGGCCAACGAGGGCGTGTTCGGCGGCGCGTCGGAGAACGAGCGGCGCCGGATGAAGCGCGGCCGCAAGGTCCCGTACCGGATCGGCCCCATGCCCTCGAAGCAGCAGCGCCACGCCATCGACGCATGACCACTGATCGGCCGTCCACCCCCGGCGTCAGCCGGGGGGCCGGGCACCACACGCAAGGAACCGCCGTGATCTCTCCAGACCTTCGCCTGCGGCTGATCGACCAGGCCACCGACCAACTGGGCGCCGAGCTCAGTCAGACCACGCTGGCCCTGTACGTGCGCCACCTGCGCCGCACCGACCTCGACGTCACCGAGTGGCACCGCTGCGCCGACCTCGCCGAGTCCGGCCAGTGCAGCCACCACCAAGCGCGCGTTGCTGCCGCCCAACTCGTCCGCGCCGGACTGCTGGAGCGCACCAACGTCCCGCGCCGCGTCCGCGGGCAAGACGGCCGCTACACCGCCTACCGGCTCGTCCTGCCCGCCCACGGTCAAGAAGGAGCGGCGCTGTGATCGACCCCATGGACGAGCTCGACGAGCAGCTCGAAGTCGTCGCCGGGCGCAAGGCCCCGTACAGCACCGTCCCGGACTGGGTGACCCTGTTCCCCGGGAAGGCGCTGTCCCCGACCGCCAAGGCCGTGTACGCAGTGCTGGCCATGCACGTCAACGTCTCCAAGCGCGATGACGCGTGCTGGCCCTCGCGCAAGGAGATCGCCAACATTCTCGGCTTCTCGCGCGAGCAGTCCGTGGACAAGTACCTCGAAGAACTCGACTCCGTGGACGCCATCGAGCGCGAGCCGGTGACCCGCCCCAACGGCGCCCGCGGCGTGCGGTACATCGTCCACCAGACGCCGCCCCCCGGGTTCAAGGGGGAGCAGACCATCGCCGAGTACTACATGCGCCGCCGCAAGGAGCGCGCCGAGGAGGGCACCCCCAAGCCGGGCCGCCCCCGCAAGACCGCTGCGCCGGCCGCCGCGCCCGCGCCCAAGGACACCCCGGCCGCGGAGGCGCCCGAGGAGAAGCCGACGGCCGCCCGGAGGGCCCCGGCCAAGAAGACCGCTCCGGCCAAGACGACCGCCGCGAAGAAGGCGCCCGCGAAGAAGGCCGCCGCTGCGAAGCCCGAGCCGAAAGAGCTCACCCCCGAGCAGCAGGCCCTCAAGAAGCTCGTGGACGCCGCAGCCGACGGTTGGTGGACGGAAGCCAAGCGGCTCGTCGAGGAGAAGAAGATGGGCCCGCTCATGGGCAGCCCGCGGGCGAGGAGCGGCTACTTCCTGAACCTGCGCACCCGGATTCAGGAAGCGTTCGAGGCCGGATACGACCGATACGCCGTCTGGCACGCCCTGCACGCGGTGGGCGAGTGGTCCCCCGCGAAGCGCGAGTTCGACCGCGCGCTCCGGGCGGCCGCCGGGATCGACGTGCCCGGTCGGCGCAGGAACGGCCCCACCCCCCTGTTCCGCAACGACCAGTGGAAGCAGGACAAGCCCACCCACGACACGACCACCCCGGCCACGACCGGCCCGGCGCGGCCGAACCTCGACGCGTTCGGCGTCGACGCCCAGCCTGCGTAAGTGAGACGAGAATGGAGCCGGACGACATGGCGATGATGGCGACTGCGCCCGACGTGGACATCGCAGGCATGGCCCCCGTGGGCGGCAGCATCGGGAAGTTGGCCGCCATCCTGCAACGGAGGGGCTTGGACCCCGCCGCGGCACGCTTCACCGAGGACCGGCCCGACGACACCGACGAGTACCAGACGCAGGTGTACCGGCAGGCATGGGAGAACTCCCTGCGCCGCTCCGAGCACCACGACTACCTGCGCTACCAACTCGCCAACCTCGAAGAGGACGAGCGGGAATTCCTCCAGACGTACGTCGACCAGCACGTCGCCGTACGGAAGATGCAGCGGCAGCAGAACAAGCTGCCGCCGGAGGAGCGTCAGCACCTGCGCCCCAACATCCTCAACGTGATCCTTGCCGGAAGCGTGGGGGCGGGGAAGACGGTCGCGGCCGCGGCCGCCGCCCGGTACGCCGTCGACAACGGCCTGATGGCCCGGTTCGTGCCGCACACCCTCTATCTGGACTGGCTGCGCCCGGACCGTGCCCCGTCGGGGATGACGGCGCTCAGCGTGGTCGAGTTCTACGAGCGGTGCGACCTCCTCGTACTGGACGACCTGGGGCACGAGATGGAGCAGTACGCCACCAACCACGTGCGCACCAAGACGTCCGAGCTGATCACCGCGCGGATCAACTCCAACCGGCCGACCCTGTTCACCACGAACCTGACGTCGGAACAGATCACTGAAGTCCTCGGCGACGCGCTGTTCTCCCGGATCGGGATGCGCGCCGAGGTCTGGGAGATGACCGGAGTCGACCGCAGGCAGCCGAAACAGTGGGGCAAACGCCGCTAACCGCGCTGGTAGCGGAATGGATCGGTGACGCGGGGCCGCGGGTGATCTACCCTGGGCGATTGCACCGGGCGCTCACGAGCGAGGGCGCCTGACTGACGCTCAGGAGGACACCCGTGGCCCAGTCGCATACCGTCACGGCGCTACCGCGCCGGGCTCTCGCCAACATGAGCGAGAAGGAACTACGAGCGGCGGAACGCACGCTCGCGAACGGCACTTGGGCCATCACCGTCGGGGCGATCGTGCTCAGCATGATCACAGTGACGCCTCTCGTCATGATGGTCACCCCCGACAAGTACGACTGGACCGCGCCGATTCTGCCGCTCGTCGTGGACGCCGCCGTGGTCATCGTCATCCGCCTCGACGCGATCATCAGCCGACTCGGTGACACCGGAGGCTTCTGGCCGGCACTGCTGCGCTGGATGACCGGCGCCATGACCGTGGCCCTGAACGTCGGCCTGTCCTGGCTTCACGGCGACTGGGTCGGCGTCGCCGTGCACTCGGTCGCCCCACTTCTCCTCATCGTCACGGCCGAGTCCTCGCTCGCCTACCGCCGGGCGATCACGCGCTCCCTCGACCGCATCGCCGGCGAGGCGGAGAAGGCAGCCGAGAAGAAGCGCGCCGACGCCAACGCCGCCGCAGAGAAGCAGCGCGTGGAGCGCGAGCGGGAAGACGACCGCCAGGAAGCCAAGGCCCAGGCTATCCGCGAGCGAGCCGAGAAGCAGGAGCAGGACCGCCAGGAGGGCGAGGAGCGGCGGCTCCGCGAAGAGCGCGAGTACGAGCGGCAGATGGAGCAGGACCGGGCGGACCGCGAGGAGCGGCAGAAGCAGCAGGAGCGTGACCACCTTCTCCGGCTGGAGCAGGAGCGCACCGCCCGGGACGCCGCCGCGCGCCAGGCCGAACAGGCGAGGGAGGAGCGCGAGCGCAAGGAGGCCGCTGCCGCTGCTGCTCGCGCGGCCGCGGAGAAGGCGGTGTCTCGCCAGCCGGTCACGGTCGCGGCCGAGTCGGTGAAGCCGCGTCGAGTGGTGATCCGGGACGTGAGCGTGGACGAGTTCCCCGGCCTGGGTGACGACGAGAAGGAAGCTGCGCTGTACGCGATCTACCGGCAGGCCCGGGATGAGAGCGCGTACGAGGACTGGGCAGATGACCCGCGCTTCAAGCAGGGTGGCGATCTGAACGGTTCCCAGCTCGGTGTCCGGCTCGGGCGTACGCCCGCGGCGGGCCGTACCAACGTGAAGCCCAAGTTCGAGCGTTGGTACAAGGAGGAGTTGGAGAGGCGGCAGCAGGAGGCCGGCGTCGAGGAGAAGGAGCTCGTGTCGGCCTGACTCTCTCAGTACCAAGTCGCGGCGGGCGCCCGGGAGTCACCGGGCGCCCGCCGCTTTTGTGTGCCCACACCCCTCCCCCTCGTGACTGTCCACATGTAAACTGTAATCCAGCGCAATGGCGGGGACGTAAGCCCAACCAGCCGCGCAACATGCCCCGGCACGAGCGAGCCGGGGCGCCACGCTCCGCAGGACAACAGGAGGACGGTCGACCATGACCGCAGGCACCGCCGAGAAGGCCCCCGACGAGACCGCCCCCGAGCCCGCCGAACAGTGGCCCCCCACCCGGCATCTCACCGTCGACGAGGCCATGGTGGCTGTCATGCGCGAGATCGGCGGCGTCGGCAAGAATGGGTGGAACAAGGCCCACGAGTACCACTTTCGCGCCCAAGAGGACATCGTGGCTGCCGTCCGCGTGCCGATGGCCAAGTACGGGCTGCGGATGCTTCCCCGCGTCATTGAGCAGCAGCATTTTCTGCGCGGCCGGTCCAACGTCGCCATCCTGACGATGGAGTACGTCGTGCGCGGCCCGGGTGGCGACGTGATGGAGCCGTCCATCATCGTCGTCGGCGAGGGCGCGGACGTCTCCGACAAGGCGTCGAACAAGGCGATGACGGCGGCCAAGAAGTACGCGCTCGTCCAGGCCTTCGAGATCGCCAGCGAGAACGTTGCCGACGGAGACCGCGAAAGCCCGGAAAGCCTGGCCACGCCGCTCGACCCGTACGTCGAGGAACTCATGAAGCGGAGCGTCTGGTGCGACCGCGGTGCGCTCGGTGTTCTCCGTCAGCGCGCCATGGAGAACGGGCACGCCCACCTGGTGATGCAGGACGGATCGGGTAGGACGCTGCTCCAGACCATCGAGGCCCGCGGCGACGAACTCCTCGCGCAGCAGCGGGACGCCGAGCAGAAGCAGCGCGCAGCAGGAGAAGCGGCCTCCGGCGATCAGCCGCGGGCCGATCAGCCGGAGTACCACCGGTCGTCGCCTGACGGCGATGTCTGGGACCGGCCGCCGGCCAACTCGCCGAAGCGCCCGCAGCCCGCGCCCGCGCCGGAGCAGAACCTGCCCGACCCGCAGGAGATCGAGGGGCGTCTCGCCGACGCCGTGAAGGACCCGGCGACCGCGGTGAAGGCGCTGAACGACATCCGCAAGCACTACACGCCCGCCGTACTCAAGATGGTCCAGGTCCCGACGCAATGGGGGCAGGTGGACGGGAACTCGGCGATCACGTTCGCGCTGAGGGAGGTCGCACAGCAGGGCGCTCGACCGGCCCCGGCCGCCCGCCCCGCGGTCGAGGCGCCCCCGCGGGCCCCGGAGCCCGAGCCGGAGCCGGAGGAGGCGCCCCAGGCCCCCGAGCGGCCGGAGGCCGTGCAGCCGGAGCCGGAGGCCGCGGCGGCGGCCGAGAAGGAGCCGGAGAAGCCGACGTGGCCGCCAGTGCGGGAGTTTGCCCCGGCGCCTGACGGCCAGAGCAAGACGGAGCGGGCCCGCTGGCTGCTCGATCGGGAAGCCGAGTTCCAGGCGCAGGTGCTCGGGATGCTCACGCTGGAGTACGTCGCGGATCTCCTCCCGGCCGGAGCGACCGGCATCGAGGACATCCCCGGCAACGTGAAGCTCCAGAACCTCATTGTCGAGAACCGTCCGCGGGTGGTCGCCGCTCTGATCGGAGCGGGGATGAAGCGGCAGGCCGAGGAGTACGCCGCCTTGGGTGAGCGAGCACCGGCGCGGAACATCGAAGCCATCATCAGGAGCGCGCTCTCGTTGCAGTCGAGTCTCTGACGTGGCGTGACGTGTCCAGGGGTGCGGCCCTTCCGGCGGCCCCTGGACGCTTGATCCGCTCTTCGGCTTCGCGTCACGTCACGTCACGTCATTGAGAGGGGGGTTCGCCCGGCGCACCCCTCCGGCAGGGTTCGCCCTCTCGGGGTTCGCCTTCGAGGGGTTCGCCCCCGGGGTTCGCCCCCGGGGTTCGCCTTGCAGGGTTCGCCTTGGGGTTCGCCTTCGAGGGGTTCGCCTTCAAGGGTTCGCCCTGGGGGTTCGCCTTGCGTGCGCCCCGGGGGTTCGCCTTCCCAGGGTTCGCCTTCCGGGGTGCGCCCCTGCTCTCTCGCGCCAGGGCGAAACCGTACGCCGCCGCCGGCCGCCGGGCTGTGCCCCCGGGGAACACCCCGCGCGCTCGCCCCGCACCCGCAGGCGCACCTCATTTGACCTGCGCAGACAAGGCGAACCCTCCGGCCCGCCGCGTCAAAGGTGAACCCGAACCCGAACCCTCGAAAGGCGAACCCGTTCGCCGAACCCTCCCGGGGCGCACCCCACGCCGAAGGCGAACCCGAACCCCGCCGCGAAAGGCGAACCCGTGCGCCTTTCGCGGGCGGGGGGTTCGCCCTGCCGGAAGGCGAACCCCCCGCCGAGGGTTCGCCTTCCGGCGCCCACACGAAAGGCGCACCCCCGAGGGGATGCGCCTTTGGAGTCGCAGGGTTCGCCTACTTCGAGCGTCTCGTCTTCCGGCGCTCGCGCGCTTCGGCCGCCGTCCGTTCCTTGTCCGCGGCCCGCTCCTCCGCGAGGAGTTCGAGGAACCGCTCGGGGTACTCGTCGGCGAGCCGGCGCCGGGCCCGGCTGCGCGGAGACGGGTCCGGCAGGAAGTAGCCGTTGCGGGCGGCCTCACCGGCGAGGACCGCGTGAAGGAACTGGTCTTCCTTCTCCGCCCGGGACCGCACGGTCCCGATCCTCTTGAGGTACGCGCCGCGGCTCTCCCCCTCGGGGATGCCCAGATACTTGTCGGGCTCTCGCACGATGCCCGGGATCGCCCGGCGGGCTTTGCGCGCCAACTGCGGCGAGCGGATCGCGCGCGCCTGGAGCTCGTAGTCCTCGCCGCGCGAGGCGTCGGGCCTCGCCCCGGCCTGAATGAACACCGCGACGGCCTCGGCGAACTCCTCGCCGCTCATCGACCGGTACAGCTCGATCTGCTCGGCAACAGCAGCGGGATCCGGCTCTGGCCGCCGGGGGCGCTCTCGCCCCTCGCTCGCAGGACCGGAGATCTGTTGCGATGCCGCCATACGGGCTGGCCCTCCTGGAGTCACTCACGGCCGGCCGCGCCGACGGGGCTTGTACAGGACGAGGTGACCGCGCCTCCCGTGTGCCGGATCGTCCCGGGAGCGACCAGTCCCCGGCCCCTGGGCCCTCGCGGGCGCAGTGGGCTCGACGCTCTTTCCCGCAGCCGCTCCCGGGACCACCAGGGGGCCCGGAGCTGCGGAACGCTGTCTTCGACGGTTAGGCGGCGGCCACCTCTTCCAGCGGATGATACCCGCGCGTACAGTGACCGCCGCACGGGTGAGTCACTATCCGGACGTATCCGACGCCGAGGAAGTCATGGCCTCCACGATGGGTGCGATCATGCTCGGCTTCCACACCAGGTCGTACGTGGTCTGCGAAGCCGCGAGGACGGCCAGGACCGTACCGACGGCCGGGATGTGCTTGAACTGATCCAGGCCGCCCGTCGCCGCGAGGGTCGCGAGGCTGCCCAGCAGCGACGCGAGGACAGCCACGGTCCGCTTGGTGTTCGCGGACCACTTCGGCTTCTGGATGATGGCGGTCAGGGGCGGGAGGAGCGCGCCTACCGCGGACCCGGTGACGATGGAATCGAGAGTGCTGCTCATGAGGCCTTCCCTTGGCTGGATGGAGTGAGGCACCCCGGACCATGCCCGCAGGCCGGCGCTTGCGTCCCGGGCCGCGTCAGTCGTCCGCCAGGTCCCCAGCGATCTCCGCGGGCGGCTCCGGCGCCGGAGCGTCGGTCAGGTTCGCGATCATCCGGCGAAGGCGGTGGATGTGCTCGACCGCGGCCGCCTTCCAGCGACGCCACTGCCGCTGTTCCTCCTCCAGGCGCTCGACGCGGGACTCCAGCGTCGTCACCCGCTCCAGCGTCGCCGCGTTCGTCTCACGCTGCTGCTCCAGGAGCTGGGTGAACCCGTTCGTCACCGTCTGCACCGCGTTCACGTAGGTGCTGGCCTCGGCCGTGTGTGCGTCCGTGTCGGTCTTGTGCCTGTTCTGGCGGTACACCAGCCAAGCGCCGCCCAGCACGCCGAGCATGCCGAACACGGGCGTCAGGATGGGCGCCAGGGGGATAAGCCAGGCCATGGCGCCTCCTCGGTCGATGGTCGGTCAGGGTGCGCGGGGGCCGGGGCCGAAGCCCGCGGCCCCCCGCAGCCTGCACGCTGCACGACCGCGCCCGTTTACGTCCCGGGCGGCCGTCAGGGCGTCAGCGTCTCGGCCGGCACGATGTCCGCGACGAGGACTCCGCACTGCCCGCAGACCGCACGCCAGATCGGCTCAGTGGCGTTGGGGTACATCGGCACGAGGTACGTGACCCCGTTCTCCTGACAGTCCTCCTTGATGTTCTTCTCCTCGTCGGCCACGGTGCGGCAAGTGACCGCCATACGCACCGATGTGGGCTCCTCGTCGGCCATTGGCCCTCCGTCTCTCGTCTCCGGGCCGCCGGGGAGAAGTCCCCGGGGCGGCTGGAGAGTGGAGGGACGGAGGGCCTAGCGTCCCGGGGCCGGTCAGCTCGCCATACCGATGTAGTCGATGCTGGTCGCTGTGGTGTTCGTGCGGGTCAGCCAGATCGTCACCGAGGACGTGCTGACGTCCGAGCAGCCGACTCCGAGAACTGAGGTACCTGGCACCTGCGTTGACGCGGTGGCCACGAACCGCGGGCTGCTGCCGTTGATGTTCAGGCCAGTGACCGTCAACGAGGTCGGGACGTTGGCCGCAGACGGCGTGATGCTCACCCGGCCGGTCACGATGCTGCTCGCGTGGAAGGTGCCGACGACGTAGGTGTCGGGAGCGGTGATGGTGGCCTGGATCTTGGTCATCGAAATGCGGGGCGTGTCCGGGACGATTGCCCCGAAGGGGGTCACTATGCGTGCCCGTTCGGTGACCCATGTGTCCTTGCCCATGTACGTGCGCCACCGGTACGTGTTGCTATCCGCCGTGTCGACGAAATCGCCGCTGTATGTGTAGAGGCTTGCGGCGTCACCGCTGCCGTTCACCTGCAAGTACGCCTCGTTCGTCCCGTCGTCGGACGTGAGGTAGATACGGGGCGACGGAGTCGATGCGAACAGCGGGAGGTAGTCCGGCTGAATGACGATCTTCTGCGTGGCTGTTGCGCCGCCGTACGCGGAGAACTTTGAGGCGTCGAGGACGATGCGAGACCCGGTGGCAGCGGTCTGCACGATGGCGCCGGTGATCGTCTTGCCGTTGATCGCGGCCGCGTCCAGCTTGTTCGCCGTGATCGCGCCGTCCGCGATCAGGACATCGGACATGACGGGCTGGATCGAGGCGTTGTCGAAGGAGACCGTTCCAGCGGTCGCATCGTAGGACGCGAGGCGGAACTCCGCGGTGACCGTGCCCACCGGCGCGGTGACCGTGCCCGCGAGGTTCGTCCACGAGCCCTTCGTGGGGGTCGTGTTCGTGACGAACCCGAACGTCACACCGCCCGCCGAGTCGATCCACCGGGCGTAGAAGCGGACCGACGTCCCGTTCCAGTCCGTCGACGGGTTCACATCGGTCGCGATCCTGAACGCCTGCCCCGGCAGGACAGGGAACGTCGCCACGGTCAGAGTGCGGATGACCGCGGTCGCGTTGACCGCGTTGACCTGGGCGCTCTTCAAGGAACCGTTGCCGGTGTTGGCGATCGACCAGAACGACTGTCCGGCGACCAGAGCCGCGCCGCCCGCGCCCTCGAAACTGGGGTCCGGCAGCATGTTCGAGCCGCCGGTGATCGCGAGCCGGTCCGCGGTGATCGCCCCGGCCTTGATGTGCGTGGCGTCGATGGAGCCCGCCGAGATGGCCGTAGCCGTCACAGCTCCAGCCGAGATGGCCGTCGCTGTCACCGAGTTCGCCGCGAGCTGCGCGGCCGTCACCGACAGCGCGCCGAGCTGCGCCGTCGTGATCGAGCTGCCGACGATCCGGTCCGCGTTCAGGGTGCCGGCCGTGATGCGGTCGCCCTGGATCGAGCCCGCGACCATCTTCGGCGTCGTGATGGCGCCGTCCTGGATGTTCACGGTCTGCACGGCCCCGGTCTCGACGACCTCGATCGTGAACATCCCGATCTCGGCGGTGCCGTCGCCGCCGGTGTAGTTCGCATAGAACAGGGGCGAGATGTAGCGGGCGTTCGCGTGGAGCACGCTCGGCGCCGTCGGCGTGGGAGAGGCGACCTGGGTGCCGTTCACACCGGCGCCCGCGTAGCCCTTGAGGTAGCCGGTGAAGCGCTGCCAGCCGCCACCGGCCGTCAGGTTCTGCGCGGCCACGGCCACGTAGTGCTGGGAGGCGACGCTCGCAGCCCCGCTGACGTTGACGAGCGTCGTACCGTCGGCGGCGACGCCCACAACGCCCGCATAGCAACGCTGGTTGGCGGTGTTACTGGACGCCACGGTCTGCCGGATGGTGAAGCTGATCCGGTACAGGACGTTCGGGTCGAAGGGGATCAGGATGTCGGGGCGCCAGCCGCCGCTGAAGCCCGCGACCGCGCGCATCACGTAGCCGCCGGACTGCGCGTCGGACACCTGGACCGACGTCAGGTTCCCTGGGGCCGTCGCGGTGGTGGTGCTGGTGCCGTTGACCTTCCACCGGGCAGCGTCCGCACCGGCGTCGTACATCTTCTGCACGATCGACGCGGCCGTGGTGACGCTGAGTTGGCTCGTCGTGATGGACCCGGCCACGATGCGGTCCGCGGCCACACTGCCGGCCGCCAGACGGTCTCCTTGGATGGTGCCCGCCGTCATGGCGGCCGTCGTGACCGCTCCGGCCGAGATCGACCCTGCCGTGACCGAGTTCGCCGCCATGGCCGTTGCCGTGACCGCGTTCGCGGAGATCTCTGTTGCGGTGACGGAGTTCGCGGCGAGCTCGCGCGCCGTGATGGCGTCTGCCGCGATCTTTCCCGCCGCCACGGCGTCTGTCGCCAGGGCTGCGGTCTGGATGGATCCTGCGGCGATCGAGGCCGCCGTGACTGAGTTCGCCGCGAGCTGCCCGGCTGTGATGGTGTTCGCTGCTATGTGCGAAGCCGTGATGACACCGGCCGCTATCTCGGCTGCGGTGACGGAGTTCGCCGCGAGTTCCCGCGCCGTGATGGCGTCGGCGGCCACCTTCCCGGCCGTCACGGCGTCTGTCGCCAGGGCCGCCGTGGTCACCGACCCGGCGAACAGTGCGGTTGCCGTGACTGCGCCCGCGGAGATCTCGGTCGCGGTGACCGAGTTCGCCGCAAGTTCCCGCGCCGTGATGGCGTCCGCGGCCACTTTCCCGGCCGCCACGGCGTCCGCCGCCAGGGCCGCCGTCTGCACGCTCCCGGCGGCAAGCTGAGTTGCCGTGACGGAGTTCGCCGCCAGTTGCCCGGCCGTGATGGTGCCAGCCGCAATGGCTGCCGCAGTGACCGACCCTGCGGACAGCTCTGCTGCCGTGACGGAGTTCGCCGCCAGTTCCCGCGCCGTGATGGCGTCCGCCGCGATCTTCCCAGCGATCACCGCGTCCGCCGCGATGGCCGGGGCAGTGACCGCGCCCGACGCCAGGTTGATCGTGTCGACGACGCCGGTTTTCAAGGCCTCGATCGCGACGTAGTCCACTTGCATCGTCGAGGCCGCGGCCGACTGCTGGTTGTAGTTGAGCCAGACGTACGGACTGATGAACCGCACACCCGCGTTCACCAGGCCCGGGGAGCGCGGGTCGTTGTTCGGACCGGCGGACCCAGCGACACCGGTACCGGCCCGGCCCTTCAAGAACCCGATGACGGTGACCCAGCCGTCCGAGTTGGCGACGGCCTTCCCTCCCGCGGCCGCGTAGTAGTGCGAGTTCATCGAGTTGACGCCGTCGCGGTTGACCAGCGTGGTGCCGTCCGCGCCGATGCCGAGGACGCCGACATACACCGCGTCGGATGTGCCGGCCTGCGGCATCCGGACCCGAGCGGACACGCGATACAGGACGTCGGGGTCGTACGCGATCTGGGTGTTGCCCCGCAGACGCGCGAACCCGGTGGCCTGGCCGACGGTCTGGCCGGTGTAGGCGTCGGTGACACCGGTCAGGAAGCTGAAAGAGCCTCCGGGGCCGAGAGCGGCCACCGTCCACGTGGACGAGTCGCCCAGCGTGTCGACCCACCGCTGGGTGGCGGTGTCGGCAAGGGAGCTGGACAGGGTGGCCAGCGTGACGGCCTGCGCGGCGAGCTTGCCCGTCGTGACCGCGGCTGCGCCGATCTTCTGCGCCGTCACGGCGAGGTCTGCGAGCTTTGCCGAGTCGATCGCGGCGGCCGCGACCTTCGCCGCGGTGACAGCCGAGTCCGCGAGCGCAAGCTCGGTGACCGCGCCGTTGGCGAGCTTCGCCTGAGTGACGGCGTTCGCGCCCAACTTGGCGGCGAGGACCGCGCCGTCGGCGAGCCGGGTCGAGTCGATCGCGCCCGTGGCCACCTTGGCGGTGGTGACCGCGGCGTCGCCGATCTTCTGCGCGGTGACCGCGAGGTCGGCGAGCCGGGTCGAGTCGATGGCGGCCGCCGCGACCTTCGCCGCGGTGACCGCCGAGTCCGCGAGCGCGAGCTCCGTCACCGCGCCGGCGGCCAGCTTGGACTGAGTCACCGCGTTCGCGGCCAGCTTCGCGTTGAGGACCGCACCGTCCGCGAGCGCCCAGGACTCCACCGCGCCCGCGGCGAGCTTCGCCGCAGTGACCGCATCGTCCGCCAGGAGTAGATCGGTGATGGCCCCCAGCGCCACCTTTTCGCTGGTGACAGCGGCCGCGGCGAGCTTCGCCGCGGTGACAGCTTCCGCGGCCAACTTGACGTCGGTGACAATCCCGTCGATCAAGTCCTGTGACACGGCCTGCCGCGGCGTGCCCTGCACCGCCACGGACGCATCACCGGTCAGCAGCGCCGTGTTCTGCGCGACCAGGCGCACCCACACCGGGGCGTAGCCCTCGACATGGACGGTGGCCGTGCCGCCGAGCAGCGCCGTGATCGTCGCTATCTGCGTGGTCAGGGACGGGGTGAAGTCCTCGGCCGGACCGACGTGGACCTGCACGAGGGAGAAGTCGGCGGGGGCCGCGTCGGCATCCGCCCACTGGCCGTCCCAGTCGATGACCAGACCGGCCAGCGCTTCCGTGACGGTCGGGGCAGAGGGTGTGGGCGGCGGCTCGGTGTTGACCGGGTCGGGGACCAGGGCGACGGTGCCGTCGGACTGCACGCCGACGGAGCCCTTGAGCGTCCCCTCCTCGTCGTAGATGTCGAGGCTGCCACCCTCGATCGAGGCGTAGTTGAGCTGGTTGGGGCGCTCCAGCGCCGACAGTCGGTCTTCGAGCGCCTTGAAGTACCCGGCGAACTGCTTCGCCTTCTCGCGCTCGTCCAAGCGGAAGGAGGACACCGCCACTCCCTCCACTGCTCCGCGGCCGCCGGGATGTCCGGGGCAGAGCGGGAGAGTGGAAGGAGGGACCCGTTAGCGTCTCGGGCGCAGGTCAGCCGTAGAAGTCGCTTCGGGTCAGGGACAGGACGGCAGTGCCGGCGGCCGGGTCGATCTCCTCGGCCGTGATGCGGTGCCAGATCGCGAGCTCCCCGAGCCACGGCACCTCGACCTGGACGAGGATGCGGTCCCCGAGCCCCCACGAGCCGATTGGCGCATTGGGGTGGTGACGGACCGCGATGGACGGGATGGTGAGCTGTTCGGAGTGCTTGGCTCGCACGGTGCGGCCGTACGTGGCCAGAGACTTGGCGTTGGCCGTGCTCTTGTGGGTGACGATCTTGGCCCGGCGCACCCGCTTGTCGTCGACGACGACGCGCGCCCGAGCGGTCTTGGCGCCGGTGCCCTTGCCGAGGACGTAGATGTTGTTGGCGAAGAAGTCGCCCTGGCCGCCCGGCGTGGCCAGCTCGATGATGTTCTCGCCCTGAGCGAAGCGCAGATCCTTACGGGTCTTGCCGAGCCGTCGTTTCCCCAAGTCGATGTGGTGAAGGATCTTCTCCTTCGACCCGTCCCAGTAGTGGTGTTCGAGGTAGTCGGCGTGGGCCTGGCCCATGACGTCGCTGATCACCTGCCCGCAGTCCGGGCTGTCCCACCACTGGAGCTCCCACGGGTCCTTGCCGTTCGTGTGGCCGAGCTTGTACCCGGAGTCGTGGCCGTCGATGGTGATGCCGAGCTTGCCCTGCTTGTAGCTCTGGAGATGCGACCAGACTGCCCGGTACACGTCGAAGGCGTCCCACCGGCTGGAGATCGTGTTCGCGGGCCGCGGGGGCATCTTCCGCTTCGGATGGGTGCCGTCGATGTAGCCGTCGTGGTTCTTGTCCTTGCCGTCGTACGCCCATTTCTTCGGGATGGTGGCGCCCGAGCGGATCGTCGGCCCCAGGTAGGGCATCTCGGCCGGGTACGCCGCGTAGCCCGCGCACGTCACCTTCATGGCCTGGCCCTCGTAGGCGATGTTCGTGACGATGCCGCCCCACCGGATCCGGCCCTCGAACTCGGCGAAGATGCTCGTGGCCCACTCGGCGATGACGGGCAGGCCGTCGGGCTTGGCCATCAGCCGCATGTACTCCGGGTGGATGCTGCCCTGTAGCTGCCCCGGCCCGTTCAGCTCCCGGCGGGGCGGCCCGTCCGGGTCGAAGGGCACATCCCAGTCGAGGAAGTCCTGCCCGACCGTCCGCATCGCTATGTAGCGCCAACCGTGGCCCATCAGGCGCTCACCGGCTCCTGCGAGTAGGTCACCTCAAGGCCCAGGACCGTCCGCGCGTCCGCGCGCAGCACCCCCGTGAACGTGGCTGTGCCGATGCCCTCCACGGCGATGGCCATGACGGTGCCGCGGTCGGCCGGCGCGACGGCGAACTTGTGCCCGGCCTGCACGGACAGCCGCCCGGCCTGCGTGATGCCGTACGGCATCGCTGCGCCGTGCTGCTCGCCGAGCGATACGCGGACCTGCCCGCGGGCTTCGGTGGTGTCGGGGTGGAGTACGCCCGTCACGAGGACGTGGATGCTTGCGTGCGTCGCCCACTCCGGGACCGTGTCCGACCAGCTCGCACCCAGCGGCCAGATCTCCCAGTCGTCGGTGATGGCGCCGACGTCGTCCGGGCTCGACCAGGCGCCCGCCAGGTAGCGGCGCGAGGTCTGGGAGCGGGGGCGCACCATCTGCCGCAGGTCGGTGACCATGCCCGAGGTGATAGTGGCCGACGACACCGGGATGTCGATGCGGGCCAGCGTGATGGCGGTGGAGTCCGGGTCGATGTCGAGGATGCTCGTCGTGCCCGGCGGCACATCGGAGATCACTCGGGTGTAGACGTACGGGCCGACCTCGGGGTCCTCGGGCGCGGGCCACGTCTCCCCGCCGTACGGGTCCTCAATGCGGACGATGATCAGGTCGGAGCGGCCGCCGTCGACGCCGGTCGGCTCCAGGTCCACCTGCTCCGTCGTGGGCATCCGCGCCGCGTACGACTGGTTCCCACCCCCCGCGACAGCCCGCTTCTTCGCGACCATCGCCCCCGGGGCGACCTGGACGGCCATGCCCGGGGCGACCAGGGCGCTCACGAGGAGGTCAGCAGGCCCGACGATGCCCTCCCCGCCGCTCGCCGCCGTCTCGGCGATCAGCCGGAGCGTCTCCTCGGATGCTGCGGTGCCTTCTACGAACCAGGGGACGCCATCCCACGTCATGCGCTCTCTCCTTCTGCGAGCCGGAGAGCAGAGAGTGGGCGGCCGGGCGGTCTACTGTCGCCCGCTCACCACCATGTGAAGGCATCCCGCCAGGCGATGCGCACCCGCGGCCCGGCGAACGCCCTGGTCGTCGACTTCGTGTAGGACAGCGACGCCGTCCAGTAGCCGGGCGGGATGAACATGTTCCGCAGGAGCGGGGAGGCCCGGGTCAGCTTGTCCGCGACGGACTTCGAGGAGCCGTCCTTGTAGTGGGTGACGGTCCGGATCCACGGGCGGGCGTCGATCTGGACGTAGTCCCCTTCGTCGATCGTCACGTTGACCTGCACCGCCCACAGGTCCGGGCCCAGCGTGATTTTCGGGTTCTTGCACGGCCCGTGGATCTCGATGTACGGGTGCGTGATGGTCTTGCCGAGCTGCTTGATGCCGGTCGACTTCTGCGACCCGAGCCCGACCGGCGGCATGTAGCGGCCTGGCCGCGAGGGAAGGGTGACGAACAGGTGGTCATACAGGCTCGCCTCCTTCTCCGTGTCGTCGTAAAACCGGTCGTCGATCGCGACGAAATCAGCAACGACCGGGACGTACCCCTGGTCGGCCAGTCGGGAGTGCGAGACCGCGAACTTCCGCGGCCGGCCGTACAACCGGCGCGTACGGCCCGCCGTCCGGTGGGTCAGCCACGAGACACGGCCCGCCTTCCCCCGGATCGCGTCGGCCCGCCACACCTGCCGCATCATGTCCACGCCGTCCAGGACCCGCTCGGCCGGCCCCTGATTCTTCTTGAAGAGGGCAGCCACCAGCTCGGTGTCCGACCAGTCACCGATCCGGGCCCCGCGTGACCACGGGCGCATCGGCCAGTGCCGGTCGACCAGCTTGTCCACGCCGTCGACACCTATCTCGAAGGTCACCACGGCGCTGCGCTGGTAGTCGCGGCCCATGCGGACGCCGTCCTCGCCGGGCAGGTTGGCGTCGGCGACCTCCGGGTCGGCGAAGGCGATGTCCGGCTCCGACAGGGTGTACATGCCGGACGACATGCGGCCGAACGTCAGCGCCGCCCCGGGGTAGTTGTCGTAGTCGTAGTACCCGAGGTACCAGTCGCCGTCTTTCACGGAGTGCCTCCCAGGCGAATGCGGCGCAGCTCGAACATCGCGTCTTCAAGCGCGGTGCCGGTGCTCTCAACGGCGCCGATGTTCATGTTGAGATCGCCGCCGACCAGCGCGCCGGCGCCCTGCGGCGTGGACGCGCGCGAGGCGACGGTGCGGGTGGATGCGGAACGAGCTGAGGCGACAGCGCCGTTGGCGTAGCCCTTGAGCGCGCCCTGACCGGGGTAGACGACCATCCCGCCGAAGATCTTGGCGACCGCGTCGAGGATGGCCGCGCTGCGCTTGCGCTTCTTAGGCGATAGGGGTACATAAGCTTCGCCCCCGGTCTCTTCTTCACTCCATAGGCGCAGGTCACCGGCCTTGCTGATCTGGGCAATGTGGTTCTCGGCGCCGTTGGCGAAGGCCTTGACGCGTGCGCCGATGGCGTTGATGCCGCCTTCGGCGTAGCGCAGGATGCCGCCGTTGGCCTGCCGCTGCACGACGGACGGCTTGCCCTTCTCGCTGTACTGCACGGTCACGTGGACCGTCGTGCCGGTCAGGTTGTTGATCCGGTCCTGGATCCTCTGGACCTGCGCAAGCGGCGTCGCGTTCGGGGCGGTGATCCGCACCTTCTTGCCGTCCGAGCCATCCACGGTCTTGATCTTGTAGCCGAGATCTTTCAGCGCCTGCTGTGCGGTCTTCGTCGGCGCCTTGATCTCGACACTCTTGCCCTTGGGTAGCCCCGCGACCTTGTCCCGGACGGTCCGCAGATCCTCGGCGGCCCGCTTGATGATCGTCTCAACGGTGACTTTCTTCCGGTCCGGCGCAGCGATGATGTCCGCCACGAGCGCGCCGATATTGAAGCGGGCCACGCCCGTCGGGGCGGTGATCGTGACCTTGCTGCTCTTGGGAACCTGCTTGATCTTGAAGCCCAGGTCTTCGAGCTGCTTCTGCGCGCCCTGCGTGGGCGCCTTGACCGTGATGGTGTTTCCGTTCTTGAGGCCGTCGAGCTTCGCGCGCAGCAGCGCCAGGTCGACGTTCGCCGGGTCCACACCGTCCAGAGAGATCAGCGAGGTGACGTCGTCGGGGATCAGGCCCATCTGATCCGCGAGTTCCGCGGCCTTGTCCGCCGGGATATGGAAGGCCTCCGCGAGCGCAATCGCCTTCGCACGAGTGTCCTTGGCCGCATCCCGGGTGGTGCTCATCGCCTCCGACAGAGGCATGAGGTCGTGGTCGGCGGCGTCGCGCGCACTCCCGGCGACGCTGAGCAGGCCGTCGCGCAGCTCCTGAAGCTGCGAGTTGAGCGTCTGGCCGTTCTTCGTGGACGTCTTGACCAGCTTGTCGGCGCCGATGAGCGACTCGCCCCAGCCCTCGCCGTGCTTGATGTCGCCCTTCATCGTGTCGCCGACCTGGAGCATCGTCTGGTCGAGTCTCGCCGTCGCGTCGTGGACCGACATCACGTTGCCCTGGAGCTCGTCCAGAGCCGTCTTCAGGGCATTCACCCGGTCGTCAGACGACGCGGCCTCGTCGTTGAACGTCTTGACCGCGTTCTTCAGCCGCGTGTAGGAGTCCGTCCCCGTACCGGCGCTGTTGGCCAGCGCCTCGCCCTGCTCCTTGGCGTCCCGCTTGCCCTTCTGAAGCTCGCCGTTCATCTTGCCGAGAGCGTCAGCGGCGTCCTTGTACCGCTGGCCGGTCTTGCTGTACTTCCCTATGCCTGACTTGTCGGCTGCCGCGCCGTTGTAGTCCTTGTTCGCTTCCGCCAGGGCCATGAGCTTCTTCTGGAGGTCGCCAACGCTGCCGTCCTGCTCCAGATAGGCGTTCGTCAGATCCTTCAGGGACACTTTCGCGTCCCGCATGATGTCGACCAGATGCGTCTTGCCGTCGGCCAGCGTCGCGTCCTGGAGCGTCGACACCGCCTGGGCACGCACGTTCGCGTCGATGATGCCGTTGGAGTCCGCAAGCGCCTTCGTCAGCCCCTCCACACGCTCCTGGTGGGCCTGCGCGGCTCGCGCGCTCTCCTCCTGCTTACTGACCCACCAGCCGAGAAGGACGGTGGCACCCGCGATGGCGACGCCGAACGGGCCGCCGAGCGCGCCCGTCAGGCCGCCGAGCATCCGCTTCATGCCGCCGCCTGCGGTACGCATGCCGCTCATGACGCCACTCAGCCGGCCGCCTTCCGTTGCGGCACCGCGGTAGGACGTGGCGACCCCCGCGAAGCCGGTGGTGATGCTGGTGCCGAACTTCCGCATGACGCCGGCGACGCTGCCCATGACCTTGAGCGCGAGGACCGTTCCGAGGAATGTGGCCAGCACCGTATTGGCGTGCGGGATAAGGGTCATGAGCACGTTGAACCCGTGTATGAGACCGCTGAAAGACACCATCAGCACGCCGAGCCCGCTGCCCGCTGCGGAGAGATTCCCGAAGGCGGTCGCCAGGTTCGAGATGAGGCTGATCAGTGCGGGTCCCACACTGTGGCCCAGAGCGCTGAAGAACGTGCCAAGCGCGGGGCCGAGCTCCGTACGGATCTGCCGGATCAGGTCCCTGACCCCGCTGTCCCGCGCGGCCCGGCCGAAGCTGCGGAAGAAGTCGCCCACGAGCATGTTGAGTTCGTGGAACGTGCCCGCAGAGTCGTCGAAGAACTGTTGCATCACCTTCTGGCCGGGCTTGCTGTTCGCCCACCGGTTGAAGCGGATCATCGTGCCTTCGAGGCCGTCGAGGAGTCCGTTCCCGACGTCCATTCCGGCCCGGCCGATACCACCGAAGCCCTTGATCATGTCCCGCGCGGAACGGCCCAACTGCGCGGCCTTGTCCCCGGCGTGGTCCAAGAACTTGGCGAGAGAGCCGGTCTCGCGCCCTGCCTGAACGGAAGCCCGCATCCACTGCGTCATCCGCTCCGCGCCCGCGCCCACCCGCTCGACGAACGGCCCGGAGGCGACCAGGAAGTCCAGCGAAGCGTGACCGAGGTTCGCGAGCCCGTCCGTCATGTGCCCCACGACGGAACTGTTCGTGGACGCGATCTTCTTGAAGTCACGGCGGAACACACCGGACTGCATGAACTCGGCGCCCCGGTGGGCGAGCTCGCCCATCTGGGCTGCGGAGTCACCCAGCGCGCCCTTCAGCAGCGGGAACACGCTCGTCGCCAGAGGCTTGATGTCACTGGCGACCTTGGAGAAGAACCGTTCGGAGACGGCAATCTTCACCTTGGACCAGGCGCCGGAAAGCGAGGAGACGGCCGAGACAGCTTTCTTGGCCGACGGCGCGAGAGCGTCCATCGCCTGCTTCAGCTTCTCCTGCTGCGCCTTGGTCACCTTGCCGTCCGCGGCGAGCTGCTGCTGCGCGACGGCCGACTGCTTCAAGGCCTCGCCGAAGCCGCTGAACGCGACCTTCGTGCCGATGAAAGCCGAGCCGATCGCGGCGACGATGCCGGGGATCGCGCCCAGAACGCCGACGGCCGGCGCGGCGGCCGACACGAGTGCGGTGAGCCCGTACATGTACGCGCTCAGGGCCGCGGCCGCAGGCTGTAGAAGCGCGAGCAGTGAGCCGATCAGCGCCATCCGGAAGCGGCGCCGCCCGCGCATACCCCCGCGTCCCGAGATGTCCGGGGTGACGGGCACGTTGATGGAAAAGCGGCTCGCGAGGGACTGCCCGGCGCTGATCAGGGACCGCACGCCGCGCATGAACAGGCCGCCGCGGTCGCCGTCGGCACGGACCCGGGCCCGGACGACGGACGTCGCGGCACGGGAGGCGCGGGCGACGATGCTGGACACGCCGCGCGTCAGGCTGGAGACCGCCCGGACCGCAGGCTGAACAGCGACCCGGACCGCGCTGCGGGTGTCACGGGCCGCGGTCGCGGTGATGCGGCGCAGGTCCCGGGCCAGGCCCGTGACAGCCGCACGGGCGGGCTGCGTGAGGACCCGCACCCGGGCGGCAACGGCACTGCTGTACGGGGAGATGGCGCTGCGGATGCTGCGGCCGAACGACATGACGGAGTTGCGGGAGGAGTCCGCTGCCATCCGCACGCCGACCGTGAACTGGGTGCGGTAGCGGCTGGCCATGTCCCGCACGGACCGGGCGAAGCCGGTGGCGGAGCGGCGGGACATGTCCGCGCCGACCCGCACGCGCACAGCGAAGTCGCGCAGCGGCCCGAAGATCATGCTGTCCAGCCATCCGGAGCCGCCCAGCCGGCCGCCGAACGCGACGCGCAGCGCGTCGGCTGCCTCCTCGCCGAGTCGGCGCATCTGGCGGCCGATAGCCCGGAAATCGGTGCTCCGTACGCGCAGCCCGGCGATCCTGACCCGCAGGGACAGATCGCGGCCGTACGTCGTGAGGAAGTGGCGGGCCTCGCCGAGGAAGGTGCGTATCGCGTCGCCGGTGTCGGCGACGCCCAGCCGGATTCGGGCGCCGAGGCTGCGCACCAGGCCGGCGTTCTTGCCGAGCATGGTGAAGAACGAACGGCTGAACGCCCGCCCGGTGTCCCGGCCAGCGGTGACCGCGATACGGCCCATCTCCCGGACGAACGTGCGCAGCACGCCCCGGGTAGGGGCAAGCGCCGACCGTGTGACCACCCGTAGCTGCCGTAGCGCCACGGTGGCGATCCGGGAGAGGGAGCCGCCGAGCTGACGCTCCGAGTCTCGGTCCGGCGCGACCCGTACCCGGACCGTGGAGGCCGCCGGGTCCCGGGCCACCCGGGTGAGCAGACCTCGCAGCGAACCGCGGAGCCTGCCCACCAGACGGCCCAGGCCGCCGCCACCGCCACCACCGCTTCGGGTGTTGCCGTCCTCGTCGTCGCCCAGGCGCACGGGCAGGTTCACCGCCGCGCCCTGCGCGGCGTTGTCGGCCACGGCGGACACCTCACGGCGAAGCCGGTTGGTGTCCTCCTCGACCTTGACCTTGACCTTCGCGTAGACGCCCTTGGACGCCTCCTCGACAGCCCGCTTCAACTGCTTGCGCAGTCCCTTGCTGTCGACCTTGACGGCGATCTTGGCGGCCACACCCTCGGCGGCCGCCTCCACCTTCGTGCGCAGCTCCCGGGCGAACCCTTCGAGGGAGGCGACAACGGTGACTTCAAGGCGTCCTGCCTGCATGCCCTCAGCCACTGACCTGCACCATTCCTCTCCGGGCAGCGGCCGCCAACATCTTGCGGTGGCCGGTCATACGGGGCTGCCGCGGGCTGTTCCCCTGGGGAACAGCGGCGGCGTCATCAAGGGCCGGCGGCCGGTGGACCGACACGGGCTCCTTGCGGCGCCTCTCCGCGGCGAGAATCGACACTTCCTCGATCACCTGCGCCAGGAGTTCCTTGGTCACCGTCCAGCCACCAACGGGGGTGGACATGACGCAGGAGTCCTCCGGCAGTCCGTCGAGGAGTGACGTCAGTCGCCGGAGTCCGATGAATCCGGGCTGTCCTGGTCGGAGCCAGACTCGTCGGGCGTCGATGCGGTGGTAGCGGGAGAGGTCGGACTCGACGTCTGCGAATCGCTCGCGGAGGAGCCGCCCAGTCCGAAGAGCTTTCCCAGTTCCACCCCGTAGACCATGGCGAGGGCCTTGGTCAGGCGTACGTACTCGGGGACCGACGGCTTGTGCGCCTTGAAGTCCTCGAACGCGTCCTCGCCCAGGAGCGCCTTGTAGATCTCCTTCACCGCGGCGATGAGCTGGCCGGGAAGGTTGCCGTGCCGGAACACGAGATCGACGATGGCGCCGGTGCCGATGTCGCCCGAGGAGTTCATGGCCTCGCCGAGCAGCCCCATCAGATTGAGGTCGTCATCCAGCAGCGGGTCCAGCGCATCGGCCGGGAGCTCCGCCGGGAACAGGAGATCCCAGTCGTCACGCACCTTCACGGTGATGCCGTGAGGGAACTTCACCTCACGCCGGTCGGCAGAGATGTCGATGGCGTACGTCGCGTCGGTCTTGGCCGTCTTGGCGGTCATGGGTCGGGTCCTCCCGGTGGGTGTCGAAGCACCGGGAAGGTAGGAACCCTGATCGGCTTGCGTCTCGGGGTGCGCCGGACCGCCGGAATTCCGCACCTGGGCAAGATCGTTCCCGTGTCTCTCAGTGAGAGACACGGGCCGGGAAGCGCGCGGGCCGAGCTTCCCGCCGCGAGACATGACTCTTTCGGTTACAGCCCATGGGGGTCTGCCGCCTTGATAATCGTTCGGCTGGCAGAATGCGAGCGATCTGTTCGCCGTGCCTGGAAGGGGCGACGTCGTGACCATCATGCCTATGTCAGCCGTAGATCTCGGCGTCGACTACGGGCTCTTCAGCCACGTGACCGTCTTCGCCAGCGGTAAGGGAGGCGTCGGCAAGACCACCTTGACCGGCAACAACGCCACCCGGACCGCCAGCAAGGGAATCCCCACGCTGGCCATCGACGCCAACGGCCAGGGCAATCTCCGGCGCGAGTTCGGCATGGCCGAGGGCGACAAGGGCGAGGCCTTCTACGAGGCCTTGAAGAACGGCACCCCGCTGGTGCCCATCAAGAACGTGCGCCCCAACCTCGACGTCGTCGTGGGCGGCAGCGAACTCCGACAGATCACCAGCCTGTTCATGGAGCTCGCGACGCGAGAGGGCCCCTACGCAGCCTTCTGCCGCCTCGCGCAGTGCCTGCAACCGCTGCTCCCGAACTACGGCGTCGTCTGGATGGACGCCCCGCCGGAGAACCCGAACATCCTCACCCTGTGCCTGTGCGCAAGCCGCTGGCTCGTCGCCCCGGTGAAGATGGACGTGTGCTCGCTGGAGGACGCGCTCAAGGACATCTCCGACGCCTTCCGCGCCGCGAAGCAGGTCAACCAGCTCCTCGAACTGCTGGGCGTCGTCCACTTCGGATCGCCGAACAAGTCGAGCAGCATCCACAAGGAAGTCGTCCACGAGGCCCGCAAGATGCTCGGCGCGAACACCCACGTGTTCGACGAGACCGTTCACGCCTCCTCCAAGACCGCCCAGCTCGCCCGCAAGCTCGGCGTCTCCGTCTGGGAGCTCGAAGAGCTGAAGCGGCCCGAGGACAAGGGTTTTGAAGACACGATTGCCAAGCTCGCCAAGGCTCACGACAAGCTGACAACCGCGATGCTGCTGCGCATGAGGAGCCGACTGGAGATGGCCGCATGACCACGAACACCGAAGACGAGCGCGGCGAACTGGAAGACGCCTTCAACGGCACGGCGTCGCCCGAGGTGGACCCGTTCGCCTTCCTGAAGCTGGGGGGCAGCGGCCTCCCCGAGCAGCAGACCGGCGCCCCGGCGGCGGCCCCGGCCGCGGAGGTCGCAGTACGCGCCACGGCCGAGGCCGCGATCGATCCCGAGCCGGAGGTCGATCCCGAGCCGCCGGCCGATGCGCCCAAGAGTGAGCGTCTCGCGTACTTCGAGGGCGTCGTCCACCGCGAACGGGAGCTGTTCAAGGACACCGTCGCTGCGGCCGATCAGCGGTTCGTGGAGCGGGCGAGTGGCCCGCTGTACGCGATCAACAGGGAGAGCCTGTATCTGGAGATGAGGTCGGACGCGACCGGGGAGCCGTTCACCCGGTTCCGGGACTACCTCCAGGAGCGATGGGGCATTTCCCGCGCCCACGGATACCGGATCCTCAACGAGTACCCGGTGATGACGGCCCTCGATGACTTGGCCCCGGACAAGCTCACCACCCGGCAGGTCCCGAAGCTGCTCGCCATCCTGCGCTCACGTGGCGCGGAAGATGTTCGCACCGTGTGGGAGCAGTCGGAGGAGAAGACCCCGGCAGGCTTGCAGGCGACCATCGACCGCCTTGGCTGGGGCGACCCCGAAGCCGAAGCGCTCGATGACCTCAGCGAGTCCGACCGGGAACGCGTCGCGCTGGTGGACCGCTGGGACAAGGTGATGGAGACACTCGACCCTGCGAAGGCCCGGCAGCACCTGTCCCGCAACCCCGAGGACGCGCAGCGGCTCCTTGACCGGCTCAAGCCGTTTGTCGACGTCCTGGAAGAAGTCGCTCAGCTCCCGCCCGGCAAGGGCAAAAAGTAGCGCCGACCGCTGTCCGGAGCCCCGTGTCTCTCAGTGAGAGACACGGGGCTTTCCGCTTCCCCGGCCCGTGTCTCTCACTGAGAGACACGGGACTCGATCACCGCGCCGGAGCGAACGCCGGGTCGTCGGTGAGCAGGTACCAGGCGTCGGCGTCGTCGCCGCCCTGCACGGCCAGGCGCAGCGGCAGCACGGCCTCCTTCGACTTCTGGAGGTCCGACTGCACGCCCTCCATCTGCATGGCGCGCGGCACGACGTACCGGTAGTGCTTGCCGCCGTCGATGACCTCGACCACGGCCGCGATTTCGCCGCGGCCGCCGACGCGAGGCGGCACGAACTTGTAGTGCTTCGGGGTGCCGCCGCCACCGGCAGGCGTGATTTCGGTGATCTCGCCGCCGCCGAACACCGCCGTGAAGTTGGCGCCGTTCCACTGCTGGAGGTCGACCTCGATCGTCGCCGCGTCCGAGGTCTGGAAGGTGCGCGACGGGTAGTCCGACTGCGCGCTCTTCACGGTCTCGAACTGGGGCTCTTCGTTGAACTTGAGCGAGTCCTCGGTGGTGAGGCCGACGCTGTACCAGCCGGAGCCCATGACGGCGGTTGCGTCCGCCGGGGCCGCGGTGCCGACGGGCGCAAGCCATACCTGGGTGCGTGCGGGGATGACGATCTGGGTGTTGTTCGTGATGTCGCCACTCATGGCGGTGCTCTCCTCGGGCCGGGGTTAAAGGCCCGGCCACGATGGAGAGCGGGAGGGGTTACCGTCCCGGGCTCACCCTTGGCGCGGGCCCCAGGAGCGGCAGCGGGACGCCGAACGCGGCCGCCACGATCTGCCGGACACGGTCCCGTTCCAGGAACTCGGCGATCGTCCGCCGCGTGGCTGCGCACACCGGATGCTGGAAGCGGATGACACGCACCGGCACCGGGAACTGCCAGACGTGGACTTCGTGCTCGGTCACGGGCTCTCCTGCGGCGGGTGGATGGTGAGGAGCAGCCCGAAGATCCATCGGGGCTGACCGGTCTCCAGCGGCGAGTCGATGACCATGCCGGACGGCCGGACGGCCGAGAGAACGGGCTGACCGGGCGCGGGGTCCTGGTCGACGAGCTCCTTCGCCGCGAGCGCGCACACGAGCAGCGCACGCCGCAGCGCAGCCGGGCCGGGCCAGCCGCTCGGGTCGCCGATGAGCTCCAGCGACACGTTCGGCTCCGTCGCCCATCGCATGTCCCGCAGGTCTCCGCCGGGGCCGGCCGAGATCCGAAGGTGCGGCCACGGCGCCTCGATTGCGCCGGAGACATGGCCGGGCCCGCCGAGCACCTCTTGAACCTTGGGGTGCGCGGCGAGCCACGGCAGCAGCAAGCCGACCGGGTCGGCGTCGGCGAGCGCGTACGGATCGGCCATGGGATCAGCCGCGGGCGGCGTAGCCGTTGCGGCGGAGCTGACGGGCGTAGTCGGGGCTCACGAGCACCGTCGAGCCCGGCAGGTACTCCTTCGCCCCAATGCGCAGGTGATGCGCGAGGGTCAGCTTCTCCGGCTTCTGCCCCGGGCGCAGCGGCGGCCCGGCGATAGCCACGGTCTCCTCGGCGGGCGCTTCCGCCGGCGCTACGGTCTCGGTCGTCTTGGCGTCCGTCTCAGCGGGCGTCTTCCTGGTGTTGGTCGTCATGAGGCAGAAGAGTGCCGACGCCGACCGCTACTGTCGCGCGCTGCGGGTCAGCGGCTCGCGGCGACTGCCGCCGCGGCCCGCGCCATGTAGAACACGCCCGGCGCGATCAGGTTCCCTGGGTAGACGGTGCCGACCTCCGCAGCCACAACCCAATCGCCTTCGGCGATCACCTTCACGGTCACGGTCGTCCCCGCCACCACGGGCGGCAGGGTACGGATGTTCTTGGAGATGCCGTCGGGGATCGTGTCCGCGCGGCACTCGCAGTTCTTCAGGTTGGCGACCGCGCGAGAGGACTCGTCCCGCGGGAACTTCATGTATGTCTTCGGCCCGACGCCGCGGTGGTCGCGGTCCCACTGCATGGAGTTGATCTCGAAGCGCAGGTTGTCGGGGCGCTCCTGGCCGTGCGCCTGAATGTGCGTGCGCCGCATGTCGTGATCGGCGACGGTCACCCACTTCTTCGTCGGCGGAGCGAAGATCTTCGCCTGCCGCTCGACCCGGCGGCCGATCTCCTCGACCCGCGGGGCGATCATCACCGCGAGGCGCTGCTCCAGCCCCGGCGATACATGGAACTTGGCCATCACGGCACCTCCGGCGGGTTCAGGGTCGCGGTGACGGCGATGTAGTCGGCGGCCCCGTACCCGGGCACCGTCTTGTGCAGCGCGGTCACCACCGTCCACATGCGGGTGCCGTCCCCGATGACGTCACCGGGCCGGACCCGCCACGCCGCGGGATCCACCCGCAGCGTCCATGTCCCGTCCGACTGCTCGATGGCCGCGCCCGGCCACGTGCCGCGCGCGGCCGGCCGGGCGTCCGGCGGAGGGGGCACGGGCACGCCGTGCGCATCACGCCCCCAGGGGTGATCGAGGACGTACACCGTGAGATCCCGGTCCGGGAGGAGGACGGCCACGGCTCAGCCCGCCACAGCCGTGACGAGAGCCTTGGAGATGCCCAGCTTCACCGCGGTCGCGTACGTCGTGAACGCCGTCGTGCGGTTCCCGCGGTTGGCCCGGTTCGTGTCGCCGCCGGTGAAGAACGCCTGTCGCTGCGCCGTGGTCAGCTCCAGTTGGACGCCCATGCCCCTGGTCGTGCGGTTGCAGATGTTCGCGGGGTCGTTGCCGTTCAGCTCCTCGGAGGCGACGCTCACCGTGAAACCGGCGTCTTTGAGGCACTGCCCGATCTGGTCGCGGAGGTTGTAGTCGGCGCCGCCGAGGAACGTCGCCGCGGTGGTGCCGCTCGCGCCGTGGAACGACACGGCGTGCGTGGCGGCCGCCGCCATCTTCAAGGCCTGCGCCTCGTCGTAGCGGGTCGACGTGACGTGCAGGTCATCGTTGGTGCCCGCGGTCTTGAACCCGTCGAGGGCATAGAAATTGTGGATGTCTCCGGCGACGACGTCCGCGATCTCCTGAGAGCCGGGCTCGATACCGCCGCCGTGGATCGCGAAGCACACCAGTGTCGACACCTGGGAGAGTCGCCACAGCCGTTGAAAGTCGATGCCCTCGATCTGGGCGGCTGCCAACTGCGCGTAGGAGCTGTAGAGGTCGGGCATCAATCCTGCCTTGTCGGGTCGGGGCTACCAGCGGGAGTAGCGGCGGCCGCCGTACGGCCATGGGCTTGCGGGGGCGGTGGCGATCGTCCGCCACAGGCGTTTGCGGTAGTCGCCCAGGGAGTCCAGCGTCGGCAGCGCACCGGCCTGCCCCGCTACCGGGGAGGCTTCGTAGCTGATCGACTGGCCATCGGCCGACACCGAGGACACCCGGCGCCCGCCTGCGGCCGCTTCCCCGGCCGGGCTGTTGCGGTGCCGCTCAGCGGCGTGCGCCACCACGTAGCGGACGATCGGCTCTTCAGCGGCCGCGTTCAGGCCGACAAGGATCCGCACCGTGTACGTCTCGTCGTCGTTCTGCTCCCAGCCCGCCACGCTCACCGAGTCGTCCACGTCCGGGAGAGGCCAGGCGCGCGCGTCGGACAGCGGATAGAACGGGCGCAGCCCCACGTTCCGCAGCACCATCGGCTTCGGCACGAGCGGCCGCTTCAGGTACCCGGCGACGTCTGCCTGCGCCTTGGCCAGGCTGTCGCGGAAGGTCTCGCGCTGGACGGCGTCCAGCGGCAGCGGCACGCCGAGCTCGTCGGCGAGCTGCTCGGGTGAGGCGATCAGCCCGGTGCCCAGCGGCAGGTCCAGGCGCACAGTGCGGTCGGTGGCCGGGGAAGTCTCCGCCGCGGGAGTGAAAGCGACGGTGCACCAGTACCGGCCGTCAGGCAGGTTGTCAGGGATCGTGAACCGGTACTCGTTCTCACCGACACGCACGGCTGGGCCCGCGGTAGCCACCACGGTCCCCGACCGGTCAGGAGCCGAGTACAGGTCGATCCGGCTGACCTCCCCGCCCTCGGGCTCGGGATCGCACAGCACCCCGCCCCACACGGGCCGGTACAGGTACACCGCCACAGTCCCTCTCCTCTACTCGCCGAGCTGCGCGCGCAGGGTGGCGACGATGTGCTCGGCGTCCTGGCGCTGGACTTCCGCACCGACCGACAGCAGGAGCCGCGAAGCCGGCGTGCGGTAGGGGCCCATGCTGATGTGCTCGATCAGCCGCTTCGTGGAGCGCCAGACGTTGCCGTACGGCGGTACGGGCTCGAACACGCCGTCGGGGTCGGTAGGTGCGAGGCCGGTCAGCTCGTCGACGATGCAGTCGCCGATCTCCGCGGGCAGGAGGGCATCGGGGCCGACAGGCTTCGGCGGGGCCGTCGCCCTGGTCGGCGCGGGCGGGGCCTCCAGCGGAGCGACCTCCGGCGCCTTCGTCTCGACCTCGGCAGCGGAGACGGCCTTGTTCTCGATCTCGGCTGTGCCGGTCTCGGTGTCGTCCGCGACGGCCTTCGCCTCCGCCGGGGCAGTCTCCGCCTCGACTACGGGCACGGTCTCCTCTACGACGGGCGCGGGTTCCGCCGCGGCCGCAGCCTTGCGGGTTCGGGGTGTTGCCACAGCATCCTCCAGTTGAGCGGGGTTGGGGCGACACCCTGACCCGCGGGGTTCGTTTACGTCGCGCTGTGCCGTCCCCGGGGGTCCGGCACAGCGCGACCGTCAGGGGTTAGGAGTAGGTGAAGCCGTTCGTCTTGGTCACGGCCCCCGCGTCGTCGCCGACGATGACGTTCTTCGCACCGGCGGTACCGGCCGGAGTGGTGACCTGGATGGCCTCGGACGACAGGATCTTGAGGTTGGTGCCCGCCGTGCTGCCGAACTTGACGTCGGCGACGCCGTCGAGGTTCGTGCCGGTGATGGTCACCACCGTTCCGCCGGCGGCCAGGCCGGTGGCCGGGGACACCGTCGCGACGGTCGCCGCAGGGAACAGCTTGTCGATCTGCGACTGACGCACCACCTGCCCGGCCCGGAACATGATCGTCTTGATCGAGCCCTCGGGAGCGCGGTCACGGCTGTTCGTGGGGCGGGTGCCCTCGTCGAACCGGCGCGTGGCGTACACGTCCTGGGTGACGACCAGCTCGGGGTCGGATACTGCACTGGTCGGGAAGGCGGCCTTGGTGATGCGGGCACCAGCGGCGTTGTACAGGCCCATGAGGAGCCCCTTTCTCAGGTGTGGTCGAGTGCCGCAGCGTGCCCGACGAGAGGCCCTACAGTCCCCGCCTGGGGCCGTCACAGGATGCGGAGGTCGTCCCACCCGTTCTTCGTGACGGAGAAGACCAGCAGACCCGGCTGGGACACCTCGCCCGAGCGCATCGCGTACCAGTCCGAACCGTTGTCCAGAGTCGGCGCCTGCACCCACAGCCGGCCCGCGCCGAGCTGCTGCGCACGGAAGTGGTGGAAGTGCCCGGACACGAGGATCCGGGCGTCCGCGATCGGCTGACGGCCGAACGTCTGCCCCTTCCACCAGTCCGGCGCCTTCTCCGGGCGGGCGTACTGGTGGCCGTGGTTGAGGCCCACGACGGTGCCCGCCATGTCGAGGCTGACGGTGTCGCGCCAGGGCTCCGGCGTCACGAACGACACGTGCCCGTACGCGTTCTGGTTCTTGGCGTACGCGTCCGCGATCTGGCTCATGACCTCGATGCCCCAGTCGTCCTCCGGGGGCCCCACAGGGTCCTTCCCGCGCCGTACGCGGGCATGGTTGCTGCCGCACGTCGCGGCGACCACCCGAGGGAACGCTGTCGCGAGACGGTCCAGGCCCTCGAACGTCATCCGCCGGTGCACGCGCACCATCTGCGTGAGCGTCAGATCGTTGGTGAACGCCTGGCTCGCCACGTTCTCGAACCCCTCGATGCAGTCACCTGCGTCGAGCCAGTACGCGGAGTCGGGGGCGCGGCCGACCTTGCCGAGGTCACGGACGTGGTCCTCAAGCCGGTCGAATCGCTCGGCGACACGGGCCACGAGTTCCTTGGTCCCGCCGTCCCGGCCGACCTTCCCGGCCTGCGGGTCGGCGTACACCACGGCGAGCGCCCGCTCGGTCGTCTCGGCCGGAGTGCGGGGGGTGCGGCGGCGCCGCATCGCGTCCTTGATCAGGCTGTTGAGGTCTTCCGCGGACGCCCACCCGGGCGCCGACGGCTCGATCAGGTAGCGGCAGCGCCACACCGGCCGGGTCACGGCGTCCTCGCCCTGCGCGTCGCGATGCCACGCGGCCGGGTCGTGCCGGGCTTCCACCAGCCGGACCCGGTAGCCCTCGGGCACGACCAGGCCGAGCTCCTCCACCCGCGCACGCCACCCGAGTTCGTCCTGGCCCGGCGCCTCGGCGGCCGGCGCGGTGACGAGCATCGACCCGCCCGGCTCGTAGCGCACTCCGGGCTCCCAGCCCTTCGGCGCCGCGGTGGTGGGACGGGTCGTCTCCGGCGGTGTGGTCTGCTCCGCAGAGGCGGGCGCCAGGAGCGCATCTAGCTGTTCGTCAAGACTCATCGCGGGCACCTGCATCCGTTCGAGGCGCCGCGGCGCCGGTGCCGTGCCACAGACGGGGCCTGCACGGGATAGCCGCTGGCCGTGAGCGTGTCCGCGATCCGCGTGGACGTCACCATGTGGGTGTCGAGCAGCCCGTTCAGCTTCTCCGCGGTCGCGGCGTCGAGAGACGCCAGGATGTCGCCGACTGTGCAGCGTGCGCCGCGGCGTGGGGCGGGCTCGGTCATGAGCTGGGTCAGGGCCGTGCTCAGCCCGTCGGTGTCTGCCACGGCGGTTCCTCGCTCTCTCATGGGTACGGGGCCGGACCGTATGGCCCGGCCCCGTATTACGTCGCCGTCATCGGGGCCCGGTGTGCGGGCCCCGGCTCGCTTAGACCGGGTCGGTCCACGTGCCGATGACGAACGACTCCGGGCGGCTGACCTCCAGGGCCAGACGCTCGTCGGCGCGGAACGTGAGGACGCCGCGCTCGAAGTTGTCGCTGTTCTCCGAGGAGACGGTGACCGAGACGTTCTCCCGGTCGTAGATCTGGGCGCCCATGCCGAAGGAGCCGAGGAGGTACTTGTCGTCGGGCATGGCCGTGGTCTCGACGACGTTGACGCGCCACACGCGCTTCTGGGCGCCGACGGCGACCTGGAGGGCGACGCGGAAGGCGCCGTTGTCGTCGGTCTCGACCTCGACCTGCTCCCACATGGTGGGGCTCAGCACGACGCCGGTCGGCTCGTACTCCGCCAGGAGCGCCTTGGTCATGGCCCGGCGCATCTGGATGCTGAACTTGTCGCTGTTCTGACCGGTGTACGTCTGCACGCCGGTCGTGTTGAACAGGCCGGTGATCTTGGTGCCGTCGGTGCCGACGCTGTGGAGCAGGTCCCAGTCCTCGGCGAACTTGATGCCCTCGATGAGACGCGAGTTGATGAACTGCTTCAGGCGCGGCTCGTCGCTGAGGATGTTCTTGTGGCCGTCGAGCATGTGGGCGATCTCGCTGACCGGGAAGGACACCGGCTGGAGGGTCAGCTTCGAGCGGGGGGCCCGCCCGAACACGTCGGTGTCGAGGCCGGTCGGCGCGGACGTGCCGTCGGCCGCGCGACGCTCGGCGACCTGCGCGGCGTTGTTCACCCAGCCGGTCTCGCGGATGCCCTGAAGTACCGCGTTCTTCGTGGTCGCCTTCGGGAACAGGTCCCGAATGTGGAACTTGCGGCGCTGCGCGTCGGTGATCCCGAGATCCTGGACGCCGCCGAGGGCCGCGTGGGTCTGGGTGCCGGCCGTCAGGGAGAAGATCGACTTCCCCTCCATCTCGGCGCGGATGAACGGGCGGTCCTTGAACTGCGCGCGGGCCGCGGCCTGGTAGGCGTCGGACGCGACGAACATGTCGCCGAGGGTCTTGACCTCGGTGTCGGAGCCGGAGCCGCCGCCGCCGTAGTACTGACCCGCGGCCGAGGAGCCAGCGGGGGCGTCGAGGTACTGGCCGAGGGCTTCGGCGCCGGTCGCGGCGTCGATCAGGCCCTTGATCTCCTGGGCGTCCTTGACCGCCTTGACGTAGGCGTTGCGCTGCTCGGTCGAGACGACGAATGCGCCGTTCTCTTCTTTGAACGTCCCTGCGATGCGCTCGGCTTCGGCGGACTTCTCGTTGAGCTGGCTCTTCAGTGAGCGCAGAAGGCTCTGGTCGGTAGGCATTTTGGTTGCACTCCCTGTGCTGGACGGGCGATGGCGTGCGCATCACGCCCGGCCAGCACCGGGACGTCTCAACGCTGGGGCGCATGGAAAGGCACAGGGGGTGTTTGCGTCTCGGGCTCCCGGCCACGCAGGGACGCGCAGCGGGGAGCCCGAGGGAAACCGCAGGTCAGAGTGCGAGTGCGGCCAGTGCCGCCTTGACCTCCGTGGGGTCCAGGTGCACGGTGTCGTCCTCGTCCGGCTCGTCGTCGGGCTCGTCGGCCGGGGTGTTCCCCGGGGGAACAGCCGTGTCCGCGTAGGGGATCGTGCTGTCGGCCGGTCCGTCGTCGGCGGTGGCGCTGTCGGCGAGTTCGTCATAGGCGGCGGGATCGTCGTCCTCGTCGTCGGGCCAGCCGTCGGTGATCGAGTACTTGTCCAGCCACGAGTCGGAGTCGTCCGCGTCCGCGTCGTCGTCCATGGGGACGCCCTTCTTCGAAAGGGCGTCGAGGAGTTTCCCGATGGTGGGCCGCAGGTGTTCCAGGTGCGCGGGTCCGGCGTCGGACACCTCGATCAGCGCCGTGGCGTCCTGGAGAGCCCGGTCGGTCGGCTTGATGAACCGCTCGCGGGTGGTCTCCGTGGCGTCGGCCAGTCGCTCCGGCCCGGCAACAGGGGTGGCCACGGTGGTGAGTTCCACCTGAACCGGCACGCCCAGGTCCACGTCCCGGCCCGACACGGTGTACGGGATCGCGTACGTGTCCGTGTCGCCGTCGTCGTAGCGGCTGACGATGATCCGGTCGGGGTAAGTCGCCTCGATCGCCACCCAGCAGCATTCCGGCTGCTCGGGGCCGCCGCGGTCGTCGTTGTCCGAGGCGAGCAGTGCGCGCGCGGCCTTGCTGAGCTGGTCGCGGAGCTGCTCGTAGGAGTAGGGCATGGGTGTGCTCATGAGTCGCTCCGGGAGCTGAATGGGTTCGGCGGACTTGGCCTCGATCACGATCTGCGCGGCCGACTTCTGTTCCAGGCCCGCGGCGGCGTTGGCCGACTTCGCCTCCATCACGATCTGCGCCGCCGACTTCGCCTCCATCGGGGCAGCGGGTGCGGCCGCGGTCTCGTCGGGGGCCGCACCGAGCGGCACCTCGAACTCGTCACCGCCGCGGACCACGTGGAGCGTCGTGAAGGTGACCGGTGTGGCCGGCACCGGGTCGGGGCCGTTCAGGTCGTAGCCGAGGGTCACGTGCGGGGTGAACCCGTGGTCGTCGCGGACCGCTTCGGAGTACGGGGACCCGGACAGGGCGAGTACAACCTGCTGCCGCAGTTCCGCGAGGCCCGGCACGTCGACCGGCACCCACGTGGGTACGCCGTCCCCGGTGTCGGGGAAGACGCCGATGCCGCCGAGAGTGCCCGCCAGCGGGCCCGTGTCGTTCACGGCCGGGGTGACGATGTCGCGGAGATCGTCCGGGTGCCCGCCGAGTTCGCCGACGTCGCCGAGGTAGGCGAGCGTGATGTGCAGGTTCTCCGGGGCGGTGCCGTCGGGCTGGGCGATCGTCTCGGCGACGTCTGCGGGGATCTTCAGCGCGATCATCACGCCGCGCCCTACCTGCGACTCGGCGGCCTTCAGCTCGATCGCCGACCACGTGGCCTTGCGCTCCAGTTCGTTGCGCGCCCGGGTCGCGGCCTTCACCTCGATACTGCGGGTCATCGGGTGCGCGCCGTGCAGCACGGGGCTCACCTCGTACAGGTCCAGGTCGTGGATGATGCGGACGCCGTCGTGGCGCTTGGATGCGCCGCCCGGCGGGACCTTGAAGCCGATGGAGAACTGCGCTTCGCCGTTCTCGTGCCACTGGCGGACCTGTTCGTAGGCGTCGCGGCCGCGGGTGGTGCGCAGGTTGTACTGGCAGGTCGCGACGAGCGCCCCGGCCTCCTTGGGCCACACGGAGCCGCCCGGGATCGAGGCGAAGCGCGGATCCCCCGGCATCCATTCCTCGATCGACAGGACACTGCCGACCGGCTCTTTCCAGTCGTGGCTCCACACCGGCTTCACTCGGCGCGTGGCCAGGGTGCGGGTGAACGCTCCGGGGATGATGAGGTCTTCGACATCGTCGACCACGCCGGTGACTGCGAAGATGGCGCGGACGATGCCCTTTCCGCCGCGGGCGCGGCGCAGCATTGCAGTGGGCGGCGGGCTCGGCACGGCGGGTTCCTCCTAGGCGGGGCTCTCGATGCGCGCACCGTGCCCCGCCCGGGGGGTTAGCGTCCCGTCGTGCCCTTCCGGCCGGGCCTCACTCCCACGGCTTGCCCTTCTTCTTCTTGGGCTTCTTGGGGTCCTCGCCGTCGTCCGGCTCCTCTTCCGGGTCCTCGGTCGAGCCGTCGTCCGCCGCGGCGTAGGGGTCCTCTTCGTCGTCCGCGGCCGGGTCGTTGGGCACGGCTTCGTCCGCGGTGCCGTAGTCCAGCGAGAGGCCGCCGTCATCCGCGGCCGCCGGATCCGCGGCGGGATCGCCGGCCGCCGGGTCCTGCATCGCCGGGTCCTGCGCTGCGGGATCCATCGCGGGGTCCGGCTGGTCGCCGGTGCCGCCGGACTGCGCCATAGCGGCGTCGTCCACGTCGATGGCCCACGTGTCCGGGTCGGAGTAGCGCCACACCTGCCCGGACTCGTCACGGACCCAGCCCGTCAGCGTGCCGTCCTCCGCCTTGTCCAGCCACGCCTGTTCGCCGTTGCTGCCGGTGAAAGAGGCGTACGCCTGCGCCGGATCGGTCTCGTCGCCCTCGTCGTAGGCGTCGCCCGCCCACGGCCGGGCGTCATCCTGATGCGGTGGCTGGAGCTCCGGCGGCTGCTCGGCAGCCGGGTCCATGCCCTGCGCCGCCGGGTCCTGGGACGGGGGCAGCGCCTTCACCTCGAATCTGTAGTCCACGCCGCGGACAGTGAGGGCGCGCCCGGTCTTGTGTCCCGGGCGGCCCGCGCCGACCCTTCCCGAACCGGTTGTAGCGCCTCGTACGGGTCGCTACGCTTCTCGTATGAAGCAGATCAATGTACGAGTGGACGACGATGCCGCCGCCGGAATCGAGAGGCGGGCCGAGGCCGCGGGCCTGACCGTGCCGGAGTACGCCAAGCAGGTACTCACCGACGAGGGCAACGACGTGCGGCACCGCTTCCTCGCCGCGGGCGCGCACTTCGTGGACGAGTTCGCGGACGCCTTTGCGGAGGAGTTCGGGACCCCTGCCGCCGACCGCGGGTCGGCGGCCGCCGCGTGATCGTCCGCATCGACCGCGAATGGATGCTGGACCTTGCCCACCGCCACCTTCCCGGAGATCCCGGCGTGACCGACTTCGGCACGCTGGCAGCCGCGGCCGCCCGGCACGTCGACACGGTCATGGACACCCCCGTTTACACCGAGGCACATCACCGCGCGGCCGCCCTCATGGTTCAGCTCATCCGCTGCCCGGCGCTGGAGCACTCCAACGAGCTGTTCGGCGCTGTCGTCGCCGCCACCTACCTGACGGTGAGCGGCGTCATCGTGGACGTGCAGCCCAAGCAGGCCGTCGCTCTCGCGGCCCGGATCAGTCGCGACGCTCTGGACGTGCGGAGCGTCGCGACTGAGCTCAAGGGATGGGCCGCCCGCTGAACCGGCCGCTCACGGTCTGACCTCGACCACGCTGGTCTTCTGCCTCAGCAGAGCCAGCACCGCATCCGCGTCGCCCGCATCGAGATCCCGCCAGGGCCCGAGGGGGCCGAGCAGCACCGGAGTGCTGGCGTACTGCTCGACCATCGCCCTCACCCGGCGGGACCCGGTGACCGGGCCCCCGCCGGGGATCTGGACCTGATAGGCGGAACCGTCCTCCATCGTGCCCGTCACTAGCATGCTTGCCTGCCTTCCTGTCACCGAGTGGCGAGCAGTCCCAGAAGGAACGCCCGCAGGTCGTCATCCCTGTACCAGTCGCCCGAGAACATCGTCGCGAGCCCGCGAGCCACGATCTGGTCATCGGTGACGTCCTCCGCCCGGCCGCCGAACAGCCGCTCCAGCAGCGCATCCAGTGCGCTGCGCCGGGCCCCGGGCCGTCCGGTGTGGGTCCGGGTGAACCCGAACACCTCCTGCGCGGCCACCAGATCCGGGTAGGAGCGCTGGAGGTGAGCCACCAGAGCGTTCACCGCGGTGCCCCGGCCGCCGTCGCCGAGGTCAGCGACCGTGGCCGTACCGGAGTCGGCGTCGTACGAGCCCGCGTCACCGTCGACCGCGGTCACGAACCGTGCAGTGCGGTCCGCGAGCCACTCCCGCGGCACGTAGCCCGCCGCATCGGCGAGCGCTCGCGCCGCCGCCTGGTCGCTGTTGTGGCTCAGCGTCAGCCGGTTCCTGCCGCCGGGGCCCATCTCGCGGACCTGCGCGAGGGTGTCACGCACCGCGCCGGGCAGCGCGGCCGTGTACGCCTGGTGGAGCCGGTCGGCTTCCTGCCGGGCGTGCTGGGCTTCCACCTGCGCCGCGGCGATCTCCGGACCGAGGTCCGGGGCGCCCTGGCCGGCCGCCACCGCCCGCAGGTTCCGCACGCGGGCCTCCGCCCGGTCCTGGTAGCGGCGGGCGTGCCGCACCGTGCCGTGCGGGTCGTCGCCGAGCTCCGGCGCGGCCGCCATCAGCCGTGCCACGACATCGGCGTCCACGTCCGTACCAGCCGCGCGCACCGCGGCGAGATGCCGCAGGGCGTACCGCCCGGGTCCGCGGTCCGCAGCCCGGTCCATCGTCCAGCCCGTGCCGTCCTGCACACCGGGGAGCTGACCCGCGGCGAGCGAGGACCGGGTGGCCGGCCGGTACCAGCGGCGGCGCCGGGAGACCTGACCGAAGTGGCCCGGGGCGGGCAGCAGCCGCGCCCAGTGCGCCACCTGGTCGGCCAGCGACATGCCGTCACCGTGCCGGGGCAGGGAGCGGGCAGCGGCCGCGATACGGCGCAGGCGCCGAGTCTCCGGCCACGACCGCACCCGCCGCACCAGAGCCTTGCGGAACCGGTTGATGGCCTTGAACGGATACGCCACCGCGGCGGCGATGGCCTTGAGGAACGCGGCCACCAGCTCCATGATCCGGCGGGCGATCTGCGCGAGCGCCGCCTTGATGCGGGCGAGCACTCCCGGCCGCTCACCTTCCGGCAGTTGGGCCGCGATGCGCTGCGCTGCACCGTCACGGCTGTCCGCCATGCGCTGCGCGAGCCGGGCGACGATCTCCGCGCGCCGCTCCGGGGTCAGCGGCCCCGTGTCGGCGTCCCGGAGCGCTTCGCCCAGCGCGCCGTCGACGTGGCCCTGCACCTCGTCGTCGACCCGGGAACCTTCACCCGTCTCGGGCTCGGTGTCGCCGGTCGTCTCGCCGAGGTCACCGTCCGCGTCCGTCGTCCCGGCGTTGGTGTCGACGTCGGGCTCATCCGTCTCCGGTCGGTTGCGCATCGACTCCGGGATGAGCCGCAGCAGGTCCGCGGCACGCGCCGCGGTGTCCTCGGGTGACTCCCCGTCCAGCGGCTCCAGATCGTTGAGCGTCTGCACCGCAGCCTGGACCGCGTCGGCGCGCGAGCTCATCGCCGTCCGCCGCAGCTCGGCGAGCAGCCGCTCCCGCTCGTCGCCGGTGATGCCCGACCCGTCGACCACCGCCACCGCGTCCTGACGCAGCCGCCGCATAGCCGACCGGAGCGCACCCGCCGTGATGTTCGCGGCGATCTGCTCCCGGAGCTGGTGAATGCTGCCCGGGGTCTGCGTTCCTTCCACCGCGGCGTCGACCACGGCCCGCGCCACCCAGTCGCCGTAGTCGGCCGTGAACGCCGCCGTGTCCAGGCCCGCGTTCGGGTCCCGGGCCTCGTCGTCATCGTCGGCCGGAACCTGCGGCTCGGGCAGTTGGTACAACGGGTCACCGGCGGCCATGGTCCGCTCGGAGCGCTGCCCGTTCCCGTCCTCCACCGTCAGGACCCGCACCCCGCCCGGGGCGTCCTGGACGTCCGTGACACGGTACGAGGCCATCTCGTCGGGGTTCGTCTCGTCCGGCAGGGCGATGGTGTCGCCCACGCCGACCGAGCCGACCGTGCCCGGCTCCGGCCGCCCGGCCGGCGCACTTCCCGTGTCCGGGGCGGGCGTGCTCGGGGTCTCGCCGGTCAGGCGACCCAGGTTCGCGGCGAACCAGGCCGCCGCGGGCCGCTCCCGGTCCATGACGGTTGCCGACTCCGGCAGGACTCCGGCCAGGATCTGGAACGTCTTGGTGCTGGGCGGGCCACCGGCCACACCCTCGATCTCTACCGTGACCTCCTTGTCGCCGACGTCGACGGACTGCACCTTGCGGGTGAACCAGTCGCTGCCGTTGTGGCCCGTGCCGAATACCAGGTGATCGCCCGGCTTCAGCTCGGTCGCCTTCGCGATGCGGCGGTCCGCCTGATCCGTGACCCCGCCGCCTTCAAAGCTGCCGTCGTAGGGCAGCGGCTGGAACGGGGCACGGGCGCTCACGCTCTGTCGGATGAAACGGCCGTCAGCGTTGGCCAGCAGGAGATCGACGGTCTTCCCGTCCGCGCTACGGATCCCTTCCACGATCAGCAGACGGGAGGGCTCCCCGTTGACCGGCGCCACGATCACATCACCGGTACTCAGGTAGCGCGCTTCAGTGGTCATCCCGCCGTCGTCGCTCGCCCCGGTCTGCCCGGCCGCCTGGTCGAGCCGGTCAGCGGCCCGCTTGGCTGCGCGGCCCTCCGCCGTCGACGAGTCGGCGTTCTGGCGGAGGCCTTCAGCGACCGCGGACGCCTGTCCGGGGGTGACGGGCAGGTCCCGGGCGATCCGGGCCGCGCCCTGCTGCGCATCGGGGGCGTCGCCGGGGGCGGTACCCCGGTCGGCGACCGCGTCGCGCTCCTCCGGTGCAAGCTCCGGGTCCACGGTCGGCCCGGTCACGGGCTCCACCGGCGGGGCCGGCTCGCGGCTCGTGATCGGCTCCTCACGCCGCGGGGCGCCCTGCTCGCCGTCCTGCCCGTTGTCGGCGGTGTCGCCGATGACGCGCAGGTCCGTGACGGGCATGGGCTTCATGCCCTCGGTGGTGGCGACGGTCGCGGTGTCGCCGTCCAGCTCCTCCACAGTCCCGAGCATGTTGCCGTCCCGGTCACTGACCCAGTTACCGACTTCGACACGATGCCCGTCCGACGTCCAACCGGACGGGCGCGCTGCGCCGCCGTCGATGACGTTGAGGGTGCTCGGCTCGTGCGCGTCGTCGGTGCGGTCGTCGCCGAACTGCACCCGCACACCAGCGGCGTTCGCCCCGACCACGACGCCTTCGCGGCCGTCGTCGTCGGTCACGACCGACCCGGGGAACAGGCCGTTGCCGCCGCCGTCGGTCGCCACACGGTCGGCGATCCGGCCGGTGAGGACGTCGGAGTCCGCGCCGGTCTGAACCGTGGTGGACTCGTCGCCGCTCTCGCGGGTGGCGCGGGCCGCCGTGGCGTCCGGGTGCACCCACACCGACTCGCGCTTCGTCGAGCCGTCCGGGGTCTCGGCGATCAGAACGCGCACCATGTCCTGAACACGCCGGGCCCGGACCGTGGGGACCTGCGTAGGCCCGTCCGTGACGTACCCGGCCAGGGTCCGCGCGGTGCCGCCCTTGGTGATGCCGTCGATCCGCACCACGTCACCGACGTTGATGTCGGAGACCTTGACCCACTCCGCGGGCCGGCCGCCGACAGGCTCGGGCACGGCCGGGCGTTCCGGCTCCGCCGTGTCGTCTGCCGTCTGCTGCGGGGAATCCGCGGCCGGAGACTGCGGGCTGGCCGGGGCCTGCGCCGGGGCCGGGCGCTCCTCCGCCGGGGCCGGAGCCGAGGTCTCGGCTTCGGGCGCCGGACGGTCCTCCGCCGGGGCCGGAGCCGGGGTGTTGGCTTCGGGCGCCGGACGGTCCTTCGCCGGAGCCGGGGTGTTGGCACTGGCGTCCGTGGCCCGCTGGGGGGTGACCTCGGGGGTCTCGCCGACCTGGCGACCGTACTTGTACTGGTCCACCGGCACGTTGACGTCGTCCGCGGACATCAGGCGCTGCGCGTTGTCACCGATGGGGATGACGAACGTATGCCCGGAGAGGTCGTGGCCCCTCGCCTGGCTGTCGGCGACGGTGATGCGCAGAGCCTTCTGCCGCTTCTTGTTGATGGTGATCGAAGCCGGACGGGGCTCACCCACCACGTAGCCGGTCCTGTCGCTGGTCGCTCCCGGGTAGCGGTCGGTGATCCGGCCGTTGAGGTGCACGATGTCGCCCTCGCGGAGGTCAGTGACGGGAACGCTCTCCGCCCTGCCCATGCCGCCCTGGTCCACAAGCGTGGTGAGGAACTGCTTGGCGGCCCGCGCCTTGCTGGTCTCGTGGTGCATGGCCCGCGGGTCCTCGGGCCGCAGTACGTCCAGGTACTCGCGGATCTCATCGGCCAGCCAGCCGGGGCCGAGGATGTGAGTGTGCTTCAGATCGGCAGGCTGGTACGTGTAGTGAGTGGCGTCGAGCCACCGCAGCTCGTCGTGCAGGTGGTCCAGGTCGTCCGCCACGTTGCCGCTGATCGTCTCGCCGCGACCAAGCGTGTCGACCATCGCCCGTATCGCGCCGTACCGCTCCATGTCGGCAGGGTTGTCGTTCAGGGTCTCCAGGCCGCGCAGCCCCTCCTTCTCGGGCGGGAACGCGTTGCCTGGGTTCAACCTCTCGAAGTCCCAAGCGATGTCGGGGTGGACGATGCTCAGGTCGGGCGCGCCCTGTTCCATGTCCCGCAGTACGAGATGGGCGATGGCCGCATCCCGGGTCGAGAATGTGCCGGGGTGGAAATAGGTGCCGAGGGGCATCTCGCCCTCCCACCGCTCCTCGGGCGGTGTCATGTAGAAGCCGACGGTGTGCGGTGCGCGCAAGGAGCCGATCAGCCGGCCGTTGCGCCAGACCTCTTCGCGGCCGTGGTCCGAAACGAGCTTCGGGGACGGCGTGAACCCCTGAGCGGCGAGTTCCTGCATGCGCTCGGGGGATCCGAACAGGGCGCGCTCACCCTCTTCGCTGATGATGCGGTTCTCACCGGTCTCGTACTGCTCCAGCTCCTTGTGCGTCGGGATGCGCCGACCGTCCACGCTGCCCGCCTGGCCCGTTGAGTGTGCGGCGTTGATGCCGTACTGGGACGTGGGCGCCGGAGCGTCACCGGCGGGGGCCGCGCCCTGACCGTCGCCCGCGCCTGGAGCGTCGGAGCCGCCCGCGGAAGGGGAGTTCGAGGATGAGGCGCCGTCCTGGCCGCCGACCGGCGTCGCAACGCCCTCGCGTGGCACGTCCGCCCCGCCGGCCGCAGGGGCGTCGGTGTCAGGGAGGCGCGCGACCTTGTCGTCCCGCAGGATCGTCACGCCGTTGCGGACGTTCGGCTTGGCGTCGGGGTTGTCGCTCAGGTGCAGACGCCAGGCCTTCAGACGCTCCCCGTCGCGGGTCGCGGTGACCTCGCGGGCCGGGGCAAGGAGGAAGCCCTCCCGGGTCACCTTGTTCCCGGCGGTGTTCTGCGTCTCGACGCGCACCCGGTCACCACGCTGCGGCTCGTCCGGGTTCACGATCTCGGCGCGCGGCTCGTCGCTGATGTCCGGGACGGACGGCGTCCGCTCCGGCCGCTGCGGCGTGCTCTCCCCGGGCTCGGGGACGTAGTCCCGGTACTGCACATCGGCGCCCTCGGGGATGGCCACGATGTCGCGCGGGTGGAAGCGCCTGGGCTGGTTTTTGACCCCCCAGTAGCCGTCTCCCTGCCAGTCGGCGGAGCGGTCCACCACGACGTTCATGTGCTGGGTGTTCTTGCCGTCCCGGCGGCTGACGATCCGGAAGCGGTCCCCGATGCGGGGCTGGATCCGGGACCCGTCAACGGCCTGCCAGCCCTCCGGCGCGGGCACGCGGGACGCGCTGGCCCGCTCCTCCCAGGTCTCCATCCGGCGCTTCAGGTCGGAAGTGTCCTCGCGCCCCGGGTTGCCCTCCGGGAGCCGCTCCGCCAGCTCGCCGTCGTAGAGCGACGCCGACTCCCTCTGCACTGCGTCGCCGCCCTTGAGCGGATCCCGCGACTCGACCTCAATACGAACGCCGCCGTTGAACTGCCTGGTGTGAAGTACGCGGCCCACCAAGTGCTCCGGCTCGTTGTATATCTGGTCTGCCCCAACGATGTGCACCCAGTCCCCGACCTCAATCTCGGACGCGGGAACCATGTCGCCGTCGTAGCGCTGTCGCAGCGCCGCGTACTCGTCGGGCAGCTCCGCGGCAGGGTTGGCGTTGTCGGCCTGGCGGGTGCCGGTGGGCGTGCGGCCGGAGCCGTCACCGCGGTCGCGGCCGCTGCCCGTGCTGGGAGTGCTGCCGTCGGGGAAGTTGGGCAGGCCCATGCCGGGGCCGCCCGGGAGCCCGCCGCCACCACCACCGCTGGGGACGCCGTTGCCCAGCCCGTTGCGGCGACGCCGGCGCCTGTCCCGCTCCTCGTCGTTGTTGTCATTCTCGGACTCGTCCGTGTTCGGCTCGTCGGTCCCCGGCTCGTCGGTCTGGGACTCGTCGGTCTGGGGCTTGTCGGTTTCGGGTGCGTCCGTGTTCGGGTCGCCGGTCCCAGGCGCGTCGCTCTTGGGCGCGGCATCGGGAGCGACGCCGGCCGTCGTGTCGGTCGCTTCGGGGTTGGGGGCATCGTCCGGCGCGGCAGTGTTGCTCTTGGGCGAAAGCCGCTCAGCCCACTCATCGCTCTCGCCGTCGGCGACATAGATGTCGTCACCTGCGTGCCCACGCGTCGAGACGGCCAGCCGCCAACCGTCAACCTGGGTGCCGTTGCGCCACATCTGCGCCCGCTCCGGCGGCTGCAACAGGTCGCCCTCGGCCACGTATATGCCGCCGAGGAACTCGCTCGATCCGCGGACCCGCAGACGCTCGCCTTCCTTCAGCGAGGCGACATCAGCGGCCTCGCCTTCCGGGCGCCGGGAAATGGCTTGAGCGGCCTCCCACTTGCGGTCGTCTTCCTCAATCTCCCGCTGTACCCACTGGTCGCGGACTGCGGCGTTCGCCTTCTTGCGCAGGGCAGGCTCCGGCGCGGTCAGGTGAACGACCCAGTCGCCCGGGTGCTCGGTGTGGCTGCCAGTGGAGAGGCTGGTCGTGCGCGTTCTGCCCTCCTTGCCGTCCGCGTGCAGGTTGATGACGCGGTGGACGGCGCCCAGACCGTCGAACCTGTTCTCGTTCCTAAACCAGCCTCTCGCCGGGCGGTAGAGGTCGCCGGGCTTGAGGTTTTGCAGACGCGTCCAGCGCATGCCGTCGGGGAGTTCGGCCTCTCCGACGATGAGCTGACCGCTACCCGTCCTGGGGTCGGCGACAGGAACGTACTCGGCGCCGAGGGCGCTACGCCTGGCGTTGTAGTGGTGGTACCCGGCGAACGACTGGTCGTCGTCCTGCCCGCGCCAGGCATGGAAACCCGCGTAGTACGACGTGACGTCGTCACGCGCCGAAATGAGGGATCGCCGCACTTCGGGGAAAGCTCCAGTGAGCCCGTTCGCTTTCTGTTCCGGGTCGTCGCCACCCGCAACGCCAACGAGGAAGTCCTTGACCTGCTGCTCTGTGAGCCCATGCCGGTCGGCATCCACCACAGCGGCAGCAATCTGGTCCGGCACAACCTGCCGGATCTGCTCGCTGTCTTCGGCCCACCGGGCATTCAGCTTCTCGGCGGCATCCTTCAGGCCGGATCGCGTAGCGATGCGCGGGAGCATGATCTCCCGGCTTGCCGCACGGAACTCCCCGGCAAGTCGCTGTGTGGCCTCCCGCATGGAGGCTGCATGACCGGCGAGGAAATCCCTCTGGTCGCCGTCGTACTGCGCGAGCAGATGACGCGCGTTCTCGTCGAACTGGTCCAGAGGGAAGGCATCACCCGCGCTACCGATCCACTGGGGGGCCCCCTTCGGGCTGAGCGGCATGTAGGCGGGGCCGGGCATGTTCTTGACCCGGTCCAGAAGCGCATTCCGCGGACCGTCCGGGGCCGGGTTCGCCCACACGCCAGCCCACTTGCGGTACTCGTCGACGCTCTCCTGGTCGTCCCGGGTGTATTGGCTCAGGTCGAGCCCGGGAACGTCCGGGATCTCCAGTTCAGGCACCGGGCCGGGAGGCGCCATCCGCTCGACCTCATGGCCGGCAGGGACTTCGATCACGTCGTCCTGCTCATAGGCGGCATGCGGCGTGTCCGCGATGTGCACCGTCCACGACATGACCGGGTCATCGCGGCGAGGGCCGTCTCGCCTCGCCGAGCTGCTGACGACGTACCCCTCGCGGGTGACCTCGCTGCCGTCCGCGTCCGGCACCGTGACGCGGATGTACTGGCCGGGCTTGACCGATTCCATGTCGACAGGGCCCAGCGCCGGGGCTTCGGGAGCGGGTAGCCGCTGGATCTTCTGGTCAGCGGGGATGTCAACCTGGTTGCCGCGGCCGGGCGACTGGTTCGGCCCGGTGCCGAGGTACAGGATCCACGCGTCGTAGTCTCCGTGCCGGGGACGGTGGCCCTTGCCCTTGCGGGGGTTGGCCAGGAGGTAGCCCTCGTGGACTCTGATCCTGTCCACGGTGTCCGACACTTCCACGCGGACGTAGTCGTTGAGGCGGGCCTGGTCCGGGCTGATGGTCTCCCCACCGGCCTCCGTCTCGGAACCGGCCTCGCCCTGGTCGCCGTTGGCGGCCGGGCTGCTGTCGCCGCCGTTGAGGTCGGTCAGCTCCTGGCGGACCTGCGCAGCGTCGAGCTTGACCGGGGTGCCGGCCTCCGACGTCTCCCGGTGCCCGTACGGAACCCAGTCCGGGGCGTCGACGTCGCGCGGGACGTCCGGCTCGCCCGGAGGGGGCATGGTCTGCCAACTGTGCCAAGCGCGCGACGCCTGCGCACGGATCTTGTCCGCAAGTCTCCGGAGAACTGCCTGCCGACGTCGGCCCTCGGGGGTCGACGCGTCAACGCTGTCCGCGGTGGCCGCGGCCTCCTGCGCGAGCCGGTTCATCTGCTGGTAGTTGAGGCCGCCCTGACCCCAATGCTTCGCAGCCTCACTCAGCTCAGGGTCAGAGGACTTCTCCCAGTCCTTGACGAGCTTGAAGAACTCCTCTCGCTGCACGTCGCTGAGCTCGGAGTACTGGACTATGTCGCTGCCCTCTTCGGGCCGCAGGTGCCGCCAGGCCGTGTCCTTCAGCGCCACCCGCATTCCGCTGTCGCGGCGGTTGCTGTCGACGGCCTGAGCGGCTTCTCGCGGCCCGTACAGCGGGTCGGAGTCCGACTGCGCCGTCCCGCCGGCGGTCTGGCCACCGCGGGCGTCCTGGCCATGCCACACAGTGCCGCGGCGGCGGATCCAGCCGACGGCGTTGCCGTCCTCGTCGAGAACCTGCCCGCGGCCTTCCTCCAGGTCCAGATTGGCCAGGCGCGCGCCGTAGAAGAGCCCCAGGCCCTCGGGGGACTGCGCCGACTCCAGATCCTGCTGCCGCTTCTCCGCGCGTGCCGTTTCCTGCGAGGTGGGGGCGTCGTGCTCGGCCGTGCGCGTCTCGCCGGGCATGGACAGTTGGCGGGGCTCGTACGTCCGGGGAGCGCCGCCGCCGTCGAGGACAACGACCTTCCCGTCCTCGGCGAGGATGACGCGGCCTTCCCCGTTCGGGGTGACCACCCAGTCGCCGTTGTTCCACTCGGGGGCGGTAGAGCTCTCAGGGGCTTCCCGGTCCGGCTTGGCGATTGTGGAGGCAGGCAGTTCCTTCGGGAGGGTGATGCCTCGGAGCTTGGCGCTCTCCTTCACGTCGCTGCGGCGCAGCGCTTCTTCGGCGGCCTGCCGCGACTCCTCGGTCTCATCCAGGGTGACGAGCTGCCGGGGGTCGTAGCCGGTCCCGCCGCCTCCCTGGGTGTTGAGGACAGCGGTGTAGAGCGATGTGTGGCCGTCTGCGTCCGTCTTCGCGGACATGACGAACCGTGAACCCCACAGCGGGTCGCCCGACGAGCCCAATCGGATCACGTGGCCCGGCTGGATCTCGTCCGGCGAGACAGCCCGGAATCCCTCGGGGAGGGTGTCCGCCCACGCGGGCCTGGGGAGGGCAGAGCCGTCGTCCGCGCGCACCGCGATGAAGTGGTCGGCGTACCAGTCGGGATTCGCCTGGAACTCGTTGCCGGAGCTGTCGCGCAGGATCGGGTTGCCGTGGGTGCCCACGACGCGGGCGGTGACGGTCTGGCCGTCGTGATTGCGGTAGTCGACGTAGTAGCCGACCTTGTAGGCGATGTCGAAGCGGCGACGGTACCGCTCGACCTCGTACGGGGTGGCGTCCGGTCCGGGCGGCTCCTCGTTGCCCGCGATGATGTCGTCGGCCGGGGCCTTCGGCGCGGCTTCGGGTGTCTTGAGCGCGGCGAGGTCGTTGCGGACCTGCCCGGCGTCGAGCTTGACCGGGGCGTCGCCGCCGGCCGACGGATACCGGCCCTCAGCCACGGCCTGGTTCAGCTCGTCCTCGGACGCGACCGGCAGTTGCGGCCGGTCCTGCCCGTTGCGGCGCTGCACCTGCGCGGTGCTGATGTACTGCTCGCGCTGCTGCCCGTCCACGTCGTAGCGGGCGATGAGCCCGGGGCCGTCGAGGCGGGCGACCTCGCCCACGCGGCCGGTGCCGTCTTCCTCCTGGAAGTTGATCCGGTCGCCCGGCTTGAAGTCGTCGAGGACCCAGTCCCGCCGGTACTCGCCGGTCGGCGGCTGCGTCGGGTCGTCGTCGTTGACAGCCTCGAACACCCAGCCCAGGGATCCGGAGTCGAGGACGTCGGTCGCCCGGGTCACCGCCACATAGGCGACGCGCAGGTCTTCATCCTCGGGGACGGTGTCCCACTTGATGTGGCCGTTGTCGTCGTACTCGGGGCCGCGGAAGTCGTCCGCGATCCTCACGCGCTCCGACTCCAGACCCTTGGACTTGTGGGCCGTCGTCACGAGCAGATCGTGCGGCTTCTTCTCGTCGACCAGGCGGCCGCCGCCGGTGTCCTCCTGCGGGTACAGCTTCGCCAGATGGGCGTCGATCTTCGCCTTCGCGTCTTCCAGCGACAGCTTGTTGTCGACCTGGTAGTTGATCGTCCTTCCGTTCTTGGTGAAGGACTCGGTGCGCTTGCCGGGCTCGTAGTAGTAGCGGCGGGACTCGCGGTCGTACAGCAGCTTGCCGACGCCGTTGGTCTTGCCGTCACCGAGCCACCGCTTGAGCTGGTCGACCTTCGGGTCGTTCCAGTCGAGCGTGACCCACACGCGGCCGCCGACGTTCTCCGTTTCCGCGGCCTGCGCCCCGGACTCCATCAGCTTGTCGATCTCGTCGCTGTGCTTCTCCAGCAGCGCGAACAGGCTCTTCAGTTGCTGGAGCTCCGGGTCGGAGTTGACCTCTTCGAGGATGTCCTCGTACGACTTGCCGTTGAAGCGGGCGAGCTCGGCGTGGCTGGTGCGCTCCCCCTTGGCAAGGGTACGAGCGGCCGTCACGAACTCCTGCAAGTCCTTCACGCCGCCGGACACGGCGATCGTGCGGCCGGCGGCGAGTCCCTCCACCGCGGCGAGCGCAACACCGGCGTTCGTGCGGGCGATGACCATCGTCTCGTCGCCCGGCTTGATGTTGCCCAGACGCGAGTCCTTGCGATCGAAGCCCTTCAGCCGCATCCGCGTGCCCAGCAGGCGCAGGAACCGGTTGCCGACGTTGGCAACGGCCGGGCCGAAGCGGAACGACTGGGTGAGCGTGGCCCGCGCGTCGACCGGGAGCTTGCTGAGCGCGTCAGAGGCGCCACGGAAGCCGTAGATGGCCTGGTTGGAGTCGCCGACCGCGACGACCTGAACGCCCTGGTCGATGGCGGCGCGAACCACGCCCTCCATGACCGGGTTGACGTCCTGCGCTTCGTCCCAGAACAGGGTGTCGGCGTCGATCTTGAACCCGCCGACCGCCCACATCTTCACGATGTAGTCGAAATCCATCGGCAGGTCTTCGTCCGCGTCGCCCTTGGTCGGGTCGGACAGGTTCGCCCACATGCGGTCGGCGAGCGGCTTCACCGCGTTGAACAGGTCGCGGGCCTCCTGCGCCGTCTTGGCGCCGGTGATGTGCTGCGGGCCCATCTCCGCGTCCGCGGACTTCGCCCACGTCTTGATCATCAGCTCGGCGACGGTCGCAGCACCGCCCGGAGCCAGATCCCGGTTCCCGGCCTTGACCGTGTCGTACCAGCGCATGCGGTCCGCGATCTGCTGCGCGGACAGCTTCTTGAACCCGCCCTTCTTGTGGTTGGGCAGACGGTTGTTCAGCCGCTTGTCCGCGACCTTCGCCGCATACCCGTTCGCCGTCGAGGCGGTCAGGTTCTTCGCGTACTCGCCGCGGGCCTGCGCCTCGCGCGCCTCGTTCGCCACCGACCGGTTGAACGCCAGATAGACGATCTTCTTGCCCGGCATGCGGTGCGACAGCATCTTGAGCGTCGACGACTTGCCCGTACCGGCGAGCGCCATCACGGCCATGTTCAGGCCGCGGCGGGCCGCGCCGTCGATGATGATGCCCTGCTCCTCGGTGGGCGGGTACGACTCGTTCGCCGCCGCCGCGGCGTCGATACGCGCCCAGTCCTCGTCGGAGTAGCCGCCCGCCTTCGCCGCGGGCAGGTCTTCCACCCGGTGCACCAGGCCCGTGGCTTCGGCGTCGTTCAGCCCGTACCCGGCCAGCCGGTCACGGATGACGTCGCCGCGCTTGCGCGGGATGACCTTCCCGTCCTCGTCACGCTCGACAGTCGGCTTCCAGCGGCGCCGCTCCTCCTCCTCCAGCTCGAACCGGCGCTGCTCCAGACGGAGCCGGTAGGCGAGATCGACGGAGTCGGTCGCGTCCTTCAGCGGCTCGATCTGCTCGTCGAGGGTGTCGATCTCCTCGCCGATCTGGCCGCCCTCCATGTCGGCCGGCGGGGTGGCCGGGACCGGGCGGGCATCCGACGGCGCGGTCCGCTGCCGCTGGGGAGCGCTACCGCCCGTGCCCGTGCCCGCGGCGGGTGCCGGGACCGGCTCGGGAGCTGGCTGCTCCTCGCGCTCCGGCTGGGAGAGCCGGTCACGGCGGGCCCGCAGCTCTCGCTGCACCGCACCCACCTGGACACCGAAGCGTCCCGAACGCTCCTCCGGCGTCATCTCCTGGTCGTGGAGAGCGTCCGCCAGGTGCAGCGCGGTCTCGCTGGCCGGGCCGAACACATCGCCCGCGGCCTCGCCCCACTGCTGATCCAGGAAGGTGAACAGCTCGTCGGAGAGCTGCGCGACCCGGCCGCGGGCCTGGCCGCCGAACTGCTCCTCATACCGTGCCCTCAGCGAGCCGAGAGCCGCACTGTTGTCCGCCTTGTTCGCGGTGAACAGGGAGCCGACTTCACCGTCATCCGCCGCAGACGGGGCCGGGGTCGGCCCCGAGGCGGCGGCAGGCTGGTTCGGCGCAGCCGGGGGTTCGGTCTCGTTGGTGGTCGGCTCCTCGGCCGGAGTTTCCGGCGCGGGGGCCGGGGTGCCCGTCAGGCTGCGGCGGAACTGCTCCTGTGCCTCCCGCTCGATGCGGTCGCGCTGCGCGTCCTCGCGGCGGCGCTTCTCGACCGTCACCGCGTGGCGGGCAAGGTAGTCGTCGGTGACCCGCAGGAAGTTGTCCAGCGGCTCCGCCATGCCCTGCCGGTCAGACTCGGTCAGCCTGTTGCGCAGGCGCTGCGCGTCCTCGTGAGCGGCACCCAGGGCGCTGGCCGTGTCGTCGGTGTCGCCCGACTCCTGTGCGGCGATGGCCTGGAACACGTTGTCGCGGAGCGAGCGGGCCGGAGCCGGTATTTCCCGGCCCCACGTGGCTTCGGCCGCGGTGGTGACCTGTCCCTGTGCGCCTTCCACTCCGGCGATGCCCGCGCGCCACTCGCGCTCGTTGGCGAACGGGCGCACCGTGTCGGCCTGCTTGCGGGCCGGCCGCGGGCGCTCTTCCTTGGGCGGGGTGTTCCGGGGGGTCGGGGGCTTCGGGCCGGTGCCCGGGATGCCGCTGGTGGGCGCCGCGGCGGCCGGGGTCTCCTCCGGCTTCGGGGTGTCCTCCGCTGCGGGCTTCGTGTCCGCCGGGTCGGTGATGAGCGTCGACCCGAAGTTCTGGAAGAACTCCTCGTTCGGGTCCGGCGAGTCTTCGGGGTCACCCCAGTCCGAGGAGTCGTCCTTGCCGAGCTGCTGGGTACGGCCCTCGATCAGGTCCCGGTGGTTCGGGTCGGTGGACTGTCCGTCGTTCCTGTAGACCTCGTCGTACGCCACCACGTCCCGCATGTCGACGTCGGGCAGATGTACCAGGAGCTCACCGGGGGCGTAGTCCGGATCGAGCACGATCGAGCTGCGCAGCTCGTCTTCCCTCGCATCGTCGAAGTCGCTGCTCCGGATGACGTCGCCGCGCTTGAAGTCGGACGCCTGCCAGGGCTGTTCCGGCTTCTGGGCGGGCTGCGGACCGGTGTCGTCGCTGGCGGTCGGTTCGGTGTCCGGGGAGATCTGGGCGAGGTCGTTGCGGACCTGCTTCGGGTCCAGCATCGTCGTGCCGCCCTGGCCGCTGGGCTTCGAGGACGGCTCCGAGGCGGAACGATTCTTCGCACGGCGCTGCTGCTCACGCTGAAGTCCGGCGTGACGCATCACGTCGGCTTCGCTGGCTTCGTCGTTGGCTATGAGCTCGCCCAGGCGCTCGGTCTCGCCCGTCAGCTCGGACTCGTTCATGGTGAGCGCGTCCGACTGCGCCGGGGCTGCCTGCTGCCGCTCGACCCGCGCGAGGAACGCCTCACGCTTCGCGGCGAGCTTCTTGTCCCGTACGGCCTTGCGGGCTTCGTCCGTGGGCCACACGAACTTGACCTGCCCCTTGTCGTCCTGCGTGACGGCCGGCGGGGCGGGCGTCTTCGGCGACAGGTTCACGTCCCGGGCGGCCACCTGCGAGAGGACGTCTTCCTGCTCGCCCATCAGCTCGTGGAGCTCCGCGTCCAGCGCCTTGATCTGGCCTTCGCGCCTCTTGGCGTCTTCCTCACCGCCCGCGGGCTGCGCCTTCAGGCGCATGATCTCGTTGAGGATTTCCAACTGCCGGTTGGCGGTGTCGTACTCGTCGGTGAGATCGAACTTCTTGCCGACCCGGGCGGTTGCCTGTTCGGCTGCACGCTGCTTGTCGGAGAGGAACCCCTCCTCACGGGCGATCTTGCCTTCGATGCTGGCGAGCGCGTCCTCGATACGCATCAGCGGAAGCATCTGCGGCTTGTCGTCGATGTCGACGAGCTCGTGCTCCTCGTAGGTCTTGCTGCTGCCGGAGATCGCCGGGACGTCGATGGTGACTGCGTGCTCGGTCCGGCCCTGGTAGGTGTTCCAGACACGTTCGTACTTGGCCGTGACGTCGAGGCCGCCGATCTGCCCGATCACCTTGGGCGGGGTGTTCGCGTTGTACATGCCCTGACGGCCGCCGACCAGGATCGCGCGGGCCGTCGTGTTCAGTGCCGAACGGGCTTCGTCGCGGCCTTCCTTGCCCTCGAAGTCGGTGGTGCCGATACGGGCGTTGAAGTCGGCGCCACGGGTCGGCTTGCGCTTGGCCTTGGCGTCTTCCAGCGCCGCGACGTACTTGGCGGCCTGCCCCGCGTAGAACTCTGCGTCGCGGATCGCACGCTTGAAGCCCTCCTGAGAGCGCTGGTGGGCGTTGAACCGGGCGCGCAGCCGCTTCACGATGGGCTTGATCTGCGCCTGCGCGATCAGGTGCGGGTCACCCGCGGTGAGTGCGCTCGCCTCGTCGGCGTCGAAGGTGATCTTGCCGATGTCCTCGACGACGCGTTCGTTCAGCGAGCCGCGCATCAACTGGCGAATGAACTTCGCCTTACGGGCGATGGCTTCCCAGAACTTCGCGTCGGTCGACCGTTCGGTGGCGTACTGGAAGATCGCCACTTCTTCGTTCGCGTTGCCCTGCCGGATGATGCGGCCGTTGCGCTGGTCGACGTCGGCGGGCCGCCACGGAGCATCGACGTGGTGCAGCGCGACGGCGCGCAACTGCACATTGGTGCCGGTGCCCATCTTCGCGGTGGAGCCGAGCAGAACGGAGATCTTGCCGGTGCGGGCCTCGTGGAACAGGCGGGCCTTGGCCGCGTCGTCCTTGGCCTCGTGGATGAACCGGATCTTCTCCGAGGGGATCCCGCGGGCTACAAGGAGCTTCTTCAGCTCGTCGTAGGTGGAGAAGTCGGTGTAGGTCTCGTCGTCGTTGCCGTCGTCGGTGGCGGCGGCGGCCTGGTCGCCGGTGTCGGCGTCCTCGCTGGTCGCCTTCTTGCGGCGCTTCCTCGTCTTGCCCGGGTCCTTCGGCGTGCCGAGGTCGAGGAAGACGATCTGAAGCCCGCCCGGGGTGGCGTGCGGCGCGGGGTCGTTCTTGGGGTCCGTCGGATAGACGGCGTCCTTGGTCTGCTCATAAATCCGCGTGACGTTGTCCGCGACGGTGGGCAGCTTGTTGCCGGGCCCGGCGTCGGGGTCGATCAGGCGCGGGTCGAGAGCGGACAGCCGGCCATCGGTGAGGAGCTTGAGGTAGTTGTCCTCCTTCGGGTCCACGTTCCCGCCGGACAGGCGAGCCGCACGAGCCTTGATCTGCTGCTCGTACGCCTCCTGCGCCTCGGACATCGGCATCGTGATCGTGACGGCCTTGCCGCCGGCCACCTCGGGCACGGGAAGGTCGAGGTCTTCGGACGTTTTGACGTCGGCGAAGCTGCGCCACAGGCGAAGCAGTTCGGGGACGTTCTGGAACGCGGCGAGACGGACCTTCTCCGAGAACGTGCCGTCGGCGCCCCGCTCGACGGCGGAGACCATCTGGGCGAACGTGGAAGCGAAGTCGTCGAAGTCCATGAGCCCGAGCTGTTCGAGCAGGTCAGGGCGCAGGTAGCGCATCATCGTGTGGACTTCAGCGATGGAGTTCGCCACCGGAGTGGCCGTCGCGAACGTCACGACACGGCCGGTGTTGGAGCGCTGACGCAGCCACTCCAGCTTCATTTCGAGGTCGCTGGCCCGGTTGGCGCCTTCGATTGCAGCGATAGACGACGGCGTAGCCAGGTTCTTGAACATGTGGGCTTCGTCGACTACGAGGTAGTCGATGCCCATGTCCTCGAAGTTGAGCCCGGCGGCGTCCTTGAGCCCGCTCAGCTTCCGGTCGAGCTTTTCCTCAAGGTTCTTGAGCTGGTTCTGCATCCGCTTGACGAGGCGGGTGTCGTTCTCCGCGCCGTCGAGGGCCTGCTGCTTGAAGATCTTTTCCCGCAGGCGCTCCAGCCGCCGCGTGATGTAGGCCTCTTGCACCTCGGGGCGCATCTGGATCGACTCGAACGCGGTCTGCGTCAGGATGATCGCGTCGTAGTCACCGGCCGCGGCCCGCGCGATGAACTCGCGTCGGCCCTTGCCTGCCAGGTCGTCGCTGGAGGCGGTCAGGATGCGGTTGTTGGCGACGGACTCGGGGAACAGCTCGGCGAACTCGTGCCGGAACTGCTCCAGCATGTGACCGGGGACCACGATCGCGGCCTTGTTGACCAGGCCCAGGCGCCGCAGCTCCATGACGCCCATGGCCATCTCGGCGGTCTTGCCTGCGCCGACCTCGTGGGCGAGGAGGACGGACGGCTCATTGACCATCCGGGCGACGGCGGCGTGCTGGTGCGGGTGCGGCTTGAACCACTCGACCAGGCCCGGGATGGTGCGGCGCTGCCCGTCGTAGGAGCGCGGCGCCATCGCGTTGAAGTTGTCGTTGTAGAGCCGCTTGTACTTCTCGCCGCGGTCCGGGTCGCGCCAGAGCCAGTCAGTGAACTCCTCGCGCAGGAGTTCGGCCTTCGCCTCGGCGTCCTCGGTGCCCTTGGAGTCGTACTCGCTCTTCCCGTTGACCGTCTGAGTGACGCGGATCTTCTTGTTGGTGAGGATCGCCTCGACGATGTTCACCGCGTCGTAGCCGGGCGCGCTCCACGTGTCCTTGGTGCGGTAGGCCATGGCCTTGCGGGCCGACTTGGGAAGGTCGACAGCCCACAGGGCGCCTCCCTGCCACGACACCTTGATCTGGTCGGTGCCGAGGGTTTCGCGGAGGAACTGCTCGACCGGTTCACGGCCGATCCAGGAAGCACCGATCGGCGCGGCGATCTCGCCGGTGGACAGGTCTGCCGGGACGACCCGCTCAAGCTGCTCGACGTGCAGATCGAACTGCGGGTCGTCGACCGCGGCCTGCCGCGCCTCGGCGAGCTTCTCGCGCACGTTGCCGGACAGGTAGTCGGCAGCCATGACGAGCTTGCCGTCCGGCGCACGGAACGCCAGCGGGTACTCCACACCCGTGTCCGGGTCGACGGACCGCACGGCCAGGAGCCGGGCGACAGCGTCCTCGGGGTCGGTGTTCATGACCCGGGCCATGCCGTCGGCAGTCAGCCGGCCGTCCTGGTCCATCACGATCGCGAGGGCGTCCTGCGGGTCGTCCGCGTGCTGGGCGATCTCACGGAACTTGCCCTGCCGCTTGGTGAAGACGGCGGCCCGGGTCGTCTGCTTGGTGTTGTCGTCGTACTCGTCCAGCGGCGAGATGTTCGCCATCGTGGGGTCCTTGGCGAACAGACCTCCGCGCGGCGCCCTCTTCCGGTAAGCCTTCTTCTCCTGCTCACCGGTCTCGGCGTTGGTGACGGTGCGGTGCGTCCACGTGAACCGGTTGATCGCGCCGTACTTGGCGGCGTACGCCTCGTACTGCTCGTTCAGCCCCGCCCGCAGCCGCTCGATCAGCGACTCGTCGGCGTCCTTGCGGGACTCCTCCGCGAGCAGCGACTGGAACGTGTCACGGACCGCGAGGAGCTTGCGCGCTTCGTCGACCTGGTTCTTCGGCACCGTGAACGGGTGAACCATGCGGTCGCGGACCTGAGTGAACGTTCCGTCAGGCTCGGCCTGCACGTGCCCGTCCACGCGGGCCGAGCCCGGCGGCAGAAGCACGACCTTGCGGCGGTTCTCCGGCGCGGCCTGGTAACCCAGCCCCATGTCCTTCGCCGCGGCGACCGACCGCTTCAAAGCCCGGTCCAGGTTGGCGAGCAGGTTGCCGTCGCCGTCCGCGCGCAGCTCGTGGTCGTTGTGCTGGCCGCTCCCGACCGCGAGCTTCCCGAGCACCTGCTCGGGGTGGTCGTGGAAGTAGGAGTTGTAGAAGACCGGCGGCTCGTCGCCTTCCGACGGAACGTCGCTCTTGGGCGGCGTCTGCCCGGGAAGGGCGTACGTAGGCAGGGAGTGCACCCACATCGGCGGATCGTTCTGGCTGCGCTCGGACGGACGCTTGACCTCGCCGTTGCGGGCGCGGCCCGACGTGAACGTCTTGTCCTTGTCGCGGCGCTTGAAGATCAGAAGGTCGGTCATGACCGGAGTGCCTGCGGTCCGCTGGTGCGCACCGGACGGCAGACGGATCGCGGCGACCAGTTCGCCCTTCTCCGCCATCTCCATACGGGCGGACTCGGCCCGCTTGCCGTGGCCGTCCATCGTGAGCGCGGACGTGATCACGGAGACCAGGCCGCCGGCCCGGGTCAGATCCAGGGACTTGAGGATGAAGTGGTTGTGGATCGAGTGGCCGCCCTTGTTGTGCACCAGGTCGGGCACCTTGTAGCGGCCGAAGGGGACGTTGCCGATCGCCATGTCGAAGGTGCCGTTGGGGGCACGGGTGTCGCCGAACGACTCGTGACGGACCTCGGAGTGCGGGTAGAGGGCCTTCGCGATACGCGCCGTGATCGGGTCGACCTCGACGCCGGTCATCTCGGCGCCGTCGGGGGCGTAGCCGATGAAGTTGCCGACGCCGGATCCCGGCTCCAGCACCATTCCGCCGTCGAACCCGAGTCCCTCGACCGCGGCCCAGACCTGCTGAACGATCTGCGGGTCGGTGTAGTGGGCGTTCAGAACGTTGTCGTTGGCGTCCGCCCACTCCTTGTCGGTCAGGAGCTGACGCAGCTTCTCCGCGAGCGGCGCGAACTGGCCCTCGGGGCGGGGCTTGAAGAGGTGCGGGACCGCGCCCCACCCGGAGTACCGGGCGAGCTCGGTCTGCTCGTCCGGTGTTGCCGGACGGTTCTCGGCCTCCAGCCGGTGAAGGATCTCGATGGCGGCGATGTTCGCCTTCGCCCGGTTGAGCGGGCTGGACGGCGCCAGGGTCTCGCCACTGGCCGGAGGCTCGAACGACGGAGCGGTGGCCTGCTGCTCCGGGGTGCCGAACGCTACAGAGCCGGAATCTCCACCGGCGGCATGTCCTTCGTCTCCGTGCCCGGCTCCTTCTCCATCCCGTACACCATCTCGTGCAGCACCCGTTCCCGAGCTCGCATCTTCACGGACTTCCGCTCGTTGGCCCGATCCACGACGTCCGTCCCCGCCACCAGAGGCGGCAGCCACTCGTCCGTCAGATCCTCGATCGCCGCCACGATCTCCGCCGACCGCTCCCGGGCGAACTCCTCCAGCGCCGCGTTCGTCGGCATCGCTGCCACCTCGCTGGGCCGGTACGTCTTCCAGAACGTTCGAACGAGATCCTCGTACGCCACCGTCGTTGCTCCTCTGTGTGTGATCGGCCAGGGCCTTCAGGGCGATGTCCACGTTCTCCCGCGCGGTACGCAGAAGGCTCTGGACGTGAATGTTGCGGCGGGCATCCATGCCGCGGGTGGCGCGCTGGACCGCATCCAGCGCGGCCCGGAACTTGCTGATCGCGTCGGACGGGGTCAGCTCGCCCCGCTCATACTGATCCAGCACGTCGGCGGCCTGCACAGCGAGGTCGCGCGCAGCCTGCTCTCCGTGCAGTTCACGGATGTCGTTGATGGCCGGGAACATCTGGTTCGAGGCCTCGCGCAGCGCCGCGAGGACGTGCTGCTTCATGGCGGTCTCAGACGCCATGTGGGCCAAGTCCCGCTCGTCCTGCTTCGCCTGCTTGTCGGCGGCCGCACGGTTCTTGTCGGCCTGCTCCTTGTCCTGCTCGCGCACCAGGTCGGCGACAGCCGCCTCCTGGGTCAGGAACGACTTCTTCGAGGTGTAGCGGGTGCCGTAGCCGAGACGGCTCCACTTCCAGCGGCCCGTCGAGCCCCTGAGCGCCGAGGTATGCCCCTGTTCGCCGTCGATGGTGACGGGGATGCTGCCGTTGTCGTTCGGGGTGCCGAGGGAGACGCGGGCGAGCTGCTGCGCGTACGCCTGCTCGTCCTGCTTCTGCGCCGCGGCGAGGATGGCCTCAGCCTCGGCCTGGCTGCGCGCAGACTTCTCCGGATCGTCGTCATAGTCGCCGTCCGCCCAGTCCTTGACGGCCCGCTCGTACTCGGCGTCGAGGCTCTTGCGCGGCTCCTGCGACCAGTCCCGCTTTTCGGGCGTCGCCTGCTCGGGTGCCGGCTGCGGGGCGTTCTGCTCGGGGGCGTCCGGGTTCGGGGCGTCGGTCTGCGTCGGCTTCCCGGCGTACGGGGTGCCGTCGGGCCGCATGATGTCGCCCACCGGGTGCACGCGCGTGCCGCGCTCGGCGCGCACGAGGACCGACCCGGAGTCCTTGTTGACGCCCATGACGTCGCCGACACCGTCGGGAGAGTTGACCTCGTCACCGACCGCGGGGAAGTCCCCGTCAGCCGAGGCTTCCGGCGCGTTCTGCGGGGCCGGGGCGGGCTGCTTCTGTTCGGCCTGCCGCTTGGCGTAGTCCTTGGCGATGTACGAATCGGCGTCGCCGTGGTCGATGTCCCACTGGCCGCGGACGTCGTCCATCCGCTGCCCGAAGTCCTTGCGCCAACTGTTGACGCGGTTCGGGTTGCGGCGGAAGAGCTCGGGATCCCACCAGTCCACTTCCTGACCCGGGCGGGACGGCTCCTCGACCTCACGGCCGACCGCCAGGGCGAACATGCTGGCGTCACGCCAGGACTTGAAGCCCTTCCCGGCGCCGCCCGTGTAGCCGATATCGCGGCCGTCGTAGGCGCGGACGACGTCGAACTCCTCGGGGCCGCGCTGGACGATGGCGAACCCGAAGTGGTCCGCCGCGGTGACCTTCCACTTGGGGTTCGCCGCGATGGCGCGGAGCATGTTCTTACGGTGCTCGTCGAACGCCGGGTCGCCGCCGTTCTTCCAGTACTCGCGCAGCTCACTGGTATTGCCCGGCTTGTGGAAGCCGCCGGTGCTGTCGTCGTCGTTCTTCGGCCCGATGTGGCCGACGGCGATGTTCTGCCGGGGGATGCCGGAGGTGTCGGCGATGGACTGCGCGGCCTGCACCAGCGGGTTCGGTCGCTCGGTCGGAGCCGCCGGAGCGTCAGGCTTGGGCGTGGCGGCCTGCTCGTCCAGCCACTTCTGAGCAGCGCGAGCCCGGAGGCTCTTTCGCCTATCCATCAACGGTCCCTCGTGGCCGTTGCCGATTGCGGCGATCAGCTCGATCCACTTTCGGTCGCGCTCCGGACCAGCCGGGTACTTCCACGATCCGTCGGGGTTGACCATCTCGGGGTCGACCGTGTGACGCAGGAAGGTGATCGCCGCGCCATCGGAGCGGAACAGAGCGAAGGGCAGCGGGCGACCGGTCTCGACGTCGCGCAGCTCCACGGAGTCGGGGCCGTTGCGGTAGTCGGAGCCGTGGTTGTGTACGAACGCGATGTCGCCCGCCACGGCACCGGAATGCTTGTTGGCGGCGGCCTCAAGGTTGTCTCGGGCCGAGGACGGAGGGGCTTGAGAGACGAGCTGCTTCCAGTGCTCGCGCACCTTGTCGTACTCGCTCTGGCCCCCGGCCGGCCGGTGGTACGGCTCGGCCGTACCGGTGTTGGACGCGGCAGCCACGACCGGCGCGGTCGGAGCCGCAGGGGCCGGAGTCGGGGGGGCCGGGGTGCGCTTCGCGGTCGCGCCCTCGCGCTTCTTCGCCGCCTTGTCCGCGAAGACCTTCTTCGCATCGACGCTGGCCTGGCGCACCATCTCCTGGCCCTTGGGCGACTCCAGGCGCTGGTGATAGCCGGGGGAGTCCCAGTCGAACGGCTTGCCGTCGAGCTGGGCCGCCTCCAGGCGGTTCGCGAAGTCGACCGCTTCGCCCTTGCGGTCCGACATGGCCAGGCGGACACCGCTGCCGGAGACGATGACGGCGTATCCGGACTTCCGCTGACCGTCCTTCTCCACGGTCATCTTGGCGATGACGAACCGGCCGCCTCGGGAGAGCTGCGGCTTGTCCAGCTTGGCGAACAGCGCGGCGGTTTCCCGCTGGTGCCGCTCCTGCGTGGCCTTATTGGTGGTGTACGGCTCCAGGTTGCCCTTCTGCCAGTACTTCTGAAGCTCGTCGAGGTTCTTGAACAGCTTGCCGCGAGGACCGGAGCTCTCACTGGGGGGAGCGGGGCGCCAGGCCCGAGGGACAAGCGGCTGGATCTTCGGGCGCTTCTTGCTCGGCGCGGGGATCGGCTCTTCGCCGTGGCTGGTGAAGCGTTCGTGAGCAAGATTCAGGGCGTCGCGCAGGTTGGCGGCGTACCGGGCGACTTCGTCTTGGCCGTCATCGTGGGCCAGTTCGGAGAGCTTGTCGGCGTCGTCCGCGAGCCATGACAGCCGCTCGACGTCGTCCGGGTCGAGCTGGTTCTTCTTGTCGTCCCGGACGTCGAATCCGGTGCCCACGTCGGCCAGGTTGTCGTAGAGCTCGTCTGCTTCGGTGTTGTGCCAGTTGGCCGGCCAGACGCCTTCCAGGTCCCCGAAATACTCCTCGCTGAGGTCGCGTACGGCGCGGCGGGCGTGGCTGGTGTCCCAGAACTGATTGAAGTGGTCGCCCACCTTGGGGCCCCGTGCGCGCAGCGCATCCCCGTTGCCCATGAGGTGCCGGGCGTGCTCCGTCTCTCCCTGGTAGTTGTCCATGGGGAGGAGGTCAGAGAAGCGCGGGGTTGCGAGGTTGCCGCGCCGCGGGGCGGGCAGAGGGTCGCCGTCGTTGTCGTTGATGTGCGACATGGCGCGGCCCTGCGGGACGAGCGGCTGATCGTCGTCGTTCTCCGGGTCGTCGGGGCCGGCGCCGAGATCCTGGCCCTCGATGTCCTCGCCGATCGGCTGGTCCTGGTCGTCGCGCTCGTGGACGGTGTCCGGGGTCAGGCCGTTGTCGCCGCGGTCGTTCGCGCCGTGGTTCTTCTCGGGGTCGTCGTCCGTCTCCGGGTCGTGCGGAGCGTGGCCACCGCCGCGGGTCTCGTCGCCGAAGCGCCGTTCGTCCTCGTCGCGGACCTTGGACTTGCTCTTGGTCGGCGCCGTGCCGTCCGGGCGGCTGACCATGGTCAGCCGCGAAGCGTTGATGCGTGACTGCTGGTGGGTGGCCAGGTTCTCCACGAGCACGTCACGGCCGCCGAGCGCGCGCAGCACGCGGGCCATGCCGCCGCCCCACATGCGGGCGATGCCGCCCGTCTCAACGAAACGGCCCTTGGAATCGCGGGGGTGCAGATCCGCGTTCCAGGTGCGGCGCAGCCTCTTGGTTTCGAGGCTGGCGAGGAGGCGGTCTACGGCGCTGGTGATCGGCATGCGGCGGACCATGCACACCGGGGGTGGTTAGTGTCGCGGGCTCGATTTCTGGCCCGTGGCCTGCGGCGGTGCTACATCGTCTCGTTCAAGATGTGGAGCAGGAACCAGCCGCTGAATCCCGTCCACCCGATGGTGAAGGCGGCTCTGCCGAGCTTCGAGGTCCGGACGTGGAAGAGCCGTCGGACGTTCTCGCTGAGGGTGTCGTCGTCCTGGCGGTTGATCAGCGCCCACGTCTCGTACAGGGCGAATACGGAGGTCCACGCAGACCAGACGAGCCAGCTTTTCATGATGTCGTCTCCATCGCTGAGGAGGGCAGGGGGCGGGGGCCGGTGCCGTCGTACGGGGCGGCGAGGCCGGCGTTCATCAGTGCGCGAATGAGGTCGTGGCCGTAGGGGGTCGCGATGGTGGCGAGGTAGCGGCCGTACTTCTCCCGGCGCTCGGTGTCGACGGTGAACGCGGGCCCGTGCTTGGCGACCCAGTCGCGGACCCAGTCGGCGGCGTGCTTCCCGGCGTCGGTGTTCTTCTCGGCGGTGTTGATGCCGAGGAGCCGGACGCGTTCGTAGGCGCGGAGTTCGAACCCGAGGTCGATGGCGAGGTCGAGGGTGTCTCCGTCGATGACGCGGGTGATGCTCGTGGTGTAGGTGTGCGGCGCCGGGGCGTCGGTGAGGGTCGCGAGATAGCGGCCCTTGGCGTCGCGGGTGGTCTGGACGGTGAGCGCGCCTCCGCCGGCCTTCAGGTGCGCGCGGGCCCATGCGGCGGCCTTCTTCGGGTCGTCGGTGGCCGTGTCCGCCGTGGCGATGGCGGCCAGGCGGACGCGTTGGGTCAGGTGCAGGTCGAACCCGAGGTCGATGTCGAGATCGAGGGCGCCCGCGCGGCCGAGGCTGAGGATGGTGGTGCGGTAGGTGTGCATCACAGGTCACCGCTTTCGGTGGTGCGGTAGCGCAAGCGGCACCGGCAGTTGATGGTCAGGTGGAGGGGGGCGAGCTGGTCTCCGGGGAAGCGCATGGCGAAGCCGCCCACGTCGAAGGGCTTGCCGACGGGCAGGGTGGTGCCGTCCGCGGCCTGGTGGGCGGCGCGTACGCGGTCGTCTCCGCGGGTGACCCAGGTCCGTTCGATGCCGGGGCCGATCGCCGTGGCGGTGGCTTCCGCGGTGCCGTTGACGGTGGCGACGGCCGCCATCTCGGCCATGCCGGATCCGGTCTGTGCTGCTTGGTCGCCGAACGCGGTGCGTACGAGCGCGACCAGGTCGTCGATGTCGTCGGTGACGTCCTGCGCCTGAGTGAGGAGCGTGGCCACGCCGTCCAGGAAGCCGCGGGCGATGTCCTCCGCGGCTGCCACGGCGTCGAGGACGGCCGCGGTGATGCGCTGCGAGGCCTCCGGCGGCACATGCGGTGCGCCGAACGCGTCGGCGGTGCGCTGCGCGGTGGAGGACGCGACCCGGGCGAGGACCCGGGCGAGGGTGCCGGTGACTTCTTCGAGCCACCGGTCGGTGCCGACGACCCGGGCCACGTCGAGTGCCGTGTCGCCGCCGCGCCGGTCCTCGGGGCCGGTCGGCTTCCAGAACTTGGTGCCCTTGCGGGCCTTGGGGGAGCGCAGGCGTGCGGTGACGACGCCTTCCTGCCGGGCGAAGAGGGATTCCAGCGCGAGCGCTACCGCTTCCTGTGCCCGGTCGTAGTCGTCGTCTGTGACCTCGAACGAGGGCCTGTCGACGATCGTGAAGGGGAGCGCCTTGGTCTGGATGCCGCGGGCTTCGTCGACGGCGGCCGCGGCCGCGCCGGGCTCGATCGCCTCGGTCTGCCCCATGCGGGCTTCTGCGACTGCTGCGGCGGCCTCTCCCGGGCCGGCGGCCTGGTCCTGTCCGATGCGGGCGTCGGCGACGGCTGCGGCCGCCGCTCCGCCTTCGTCCAGTGGCGGGGTGCCGGCGGGCTGTCCGCCGTCGGCGCGGGCCTGCGCCACCGCGTCGGCCGCTGTGGCGTCCCCTTCGGGCTGCTGCGCAGGATCGAGGGGGGCGTTGGGGCCGCCGGGCGGCATGCCGGGCATGCCTTGGGAGCCGTCGCCCTGGATGCCGAGCGCTGCGGCGTCGGAGGGGCGCAGCGGTACGGGGGCCTTCTGGGGGGAGATCCACAGGGCGCGGGAGTGCGGGTTGTTGAAGGGGGTCATTCCGGCGCGGCGCCGGTACTCGTCGATGGAGATCAGGCCCTTGTCGAACTCCTCGCGCGCCTCTTGGCGGCGCCGTCGGCGGGGGAGTTCGAGGGCCTGGACGGTGGAGGTGTTGAAGCGGATCCCGAGATCCTGGTCGCCGAGGTCACCGGCGAATGCGTCTGAGATGAGCGCCAGGTGGCCGAGCTCGGTGTGGACCCAGAATCCGTATTCTTCCTGCTCGGCGTTGTCGAAGGTGCGGCCCGACGCGTTGCCGGTGACGGACTCGGGTACGCCGAACGCGCCCAGGATCTCGATCTTGGAGTTCATCGCGGCGTGCTCGTAGGCCATCTCGCGCGGCCGGGCGGCGAGATCGACGTAGTTCATGCCGCCGGGGCCCGCGCCGACCACGGACACGTGACCGGCGAACTCCGAGCCGGGCAGGAACCGGGCCTCAAGGCGGTCCATGTCCGAGTCGGTGAGGCTGCTCGTGTCGACGGCGACGATGCCACCGGGCCGGGCGTCGTTCTTGATGAAGGCGACGTTGTACAGGCGTGACAGGTGGTCGAGTTCGATGCTGATGCCCGCTGCTTCGAGCGGGGTCTGTCCGGAGAACGGGTCGGTGGGGTGCGGTTCGCGGATCCAGCGGACGCGTTCGGGTTCGAGTTCGCGGACGTGTCCGAACAGGGTCGTGAACTCGAAGTGCTTGATGTACTCGCCCTTGTCGTCCGGGATGGGGATGACCCGGTCGGGCGGCAGGAGGTCGAGGCGGGTGATGGTGCCGCGGTTGGAGCGGGTCACCTCGACGAATGCGCCCCGTTTGGAAAGCAGGATCTGTGCGGAGAGCCGTTTGCGGAACTGTGAGCCGCTCTCCATCGGGTTGGCCCGTGGCCCGTTCAGCAGTCGCAGGAGCGGATGGTCGTCGACGACTTCCTCGAACTCGCCGTCTTCGGTGAGGCCGCGCCCGATCTCCAGCGGGAGCCGGGCGGCGTGCTTGCCCATGGTGTCGATCGCCTTGTAGACCCAGACGACGCGCTCATAGCCTTCGGTGACGACGCGTCCGATGTCCCAGCCGTCGGCGCGGCCTTCGGTTCCCCACCTGTTGCTCGTACCGGCGTACGTGGTGGAGGTGTAGCCGCCCGTCCACGCGATCGTTTTCGATTCGGCGGGCTGTACGGCTTGGTTGGCGATCAGGTTGCGTAGAGCTGGCAGCCAGCGGCGTCGGGCCATGTCACGCCCCCTCGCCGCTCATCCATACGGCGATGGCCAGGAGGGCGCCGAAGGGGACAGACCAGGGGGTGAGCGTGTAGGCCGCGGCGGTCATCAGTGTCAGCCCGACAGTGAGGGGGCCGTAGCCGCGGTAGAGGCGTACCGGGCGCGGTACGGGGGGCTCCTTCTGGAGGAGGACCGACCCGCCGGCGGCCGCCATCGCTACGCCGATCAGGAATGCGACAGCGGGCGGTGATGCTGCGTAGAGGGCTCCCAGCAGGCCGACCGTCCCGACGCTGCCCAGGAGGAGGCCTGTCAGGTCGCGGGCGAGGCGACGCCGCAGTTCCCGGCGGCTGGGGAGCGGTTGTGACTGCGTTGGAGGATTCACGCCGCGGACCGTAAGAAGGGCCGCGGGTTTGCGTCCCGGGCTAGTCGCCCAGGTCGATCACCGCGTACGCGAATCCGCCCCAGGCCAGCGCGGCGACTATGAGGGTGACAGCTGCGGCGGCGCGGGCGTCACCGGTGTGCGAGAAGGTGAGTCCGCCGGAGATGAGACCGCAGGCGAGACCGGCAAGGAAGACGCGCATGGGAAGGGGTTCCTATCGGGCGGGGCGGGAGACGCCGGAGACGTAGGCGCCGATACCGCGCCGCTGGATGGTGCCGCCGGGGATGAGCTTGGAGTTCGGGGGCGGCTCGGGGATCTTTCGCTTGGCGCGTACCGTCTGGTCGCCGCCGATCAGGTGCCGGTTGTCGATCAGGGCCTCGCAGTCCTCGCCGGAGACGTCCTCGTAGGGGCGGCGGCAGCCGCGGCAGTAGACCTCCAGCGCATCCACGCGGGTTCCGGCCGGGGCGGTGAAGCTGCCGCGGAAGTCCGCGGCCTTCGCGATCCGGTCCTCGACCTTGATCTCTGCGGCGACGATCCACACATGGGCGCGGGTGTCGATCTCGACCGGCGCGGCCGGGGCCGGCGGGGGTGATTCCAGCGGCTCGTCGAAGAGGTCCGCGAACAGGCTCAGTTCCAGTTGGTCCCGCACTACCGCTGTTGTCACAGACGATCCTCCGGTATCGCAGTGGCCCCCCAGCGTCAACGCCTCGATGCCATATGGACGTAGTGACCGGCCAGGGCGTTACACCCGCCCGTTCAGGGCAGCAGAAAGCCCCGCCCATCCGCCGCGGGGGTGCGGGTGGGCGGGGCCGTCAGGGGCAGCGGTCAGGGCGTGACCGGGAGCGCCCAACTGGGTCCGTCCGTGTCCTCGTAGTACACGGTCTGCCGGTTCGGTGTGATGTTCAGCAGGAAGGCGTCACGCGCGGGTTCGTCCCCGAAGATCTTCGCCAGATCCTCGACGGTGTCCCACAGCTTCTGCGGGCCGATCTGCCGCACGGCCCCGGAAGTGAGGACGGTGGCGGTGGAGCCGTCAGGAGTCCACAGCCCGACGCCGTGAAACTCCCCGCTGTCCGTGTACCACTGACACGACGTATAGCCGGGCAGCGCCAGTGACGCCGGGAACCGGAGCCGGCCGAGCAGCTCGGCCGGCGGGATGCTGGTCTCGGTGGGGCTCTCATGGAGCGCCGCGTCGAACTGCGGTGCTGATCCGCCGATGCGCCGCGTCATGAAGTGCGCCGGGATGGGCAGGAAGCGGCCGGTGGCGTGGCCGCGGCCGGTGAGGGTGACGCGGACGATGCCGTAGCCGAGCGGCGCCACGATGACGGCGCCGGGGGCCGCCTGCTCCAGGAGCGGTTTCGGGATGGAGTGCAGGCCCACGGTCGCGATGATGCGGTCGTAGGGGCCGTTGCGGTCGTAGCCCTGGGCGCCGTCGCCCACCACTGTGGTTGGGTTGAAGCCCGCTTGCCGCAACCGTCCGGCCGCCGCCTCGACGAGACCGGGGTCGATGTCGACGGTGGTCACGCTCCCATCGCCGAGCCGGTGGGAGAGCAGCGCCGCGTTGTACCCGGTGCCGGCCCCCAGCTCCAGAGCGCGGTCCCCGTCGCGTACGTCCAGGGCGTCGAGCATGGCCAGCATGATGGAGGGCTGACTGGAGGAGCTGCTGGGGACGCCGTGCTCGTCGAGCTGTGTGGTCAGGGCCGCGTCGCTGTAGACCGCTTCCAGGTATCCCGGGTCTTCCTGGGTGAGCTGCTGCCACTCCCCGGTGCTGTTCTGCTGGTAGAAGGCGGGCACGAAGAGGTGGCGGGGCACGGAGGCGAACGCGTCGCCCCACGCGCTGGGTTGGTTGGCCGTGAGGCTGTCGGCCATGCGCTGTCGCGCGACAGTAGCGGTGCCGTCGTCGAGCAGGGTCATGCGGTGGCTCCCATCAGATATGTGGCGTGTGCTGCGGCGATCGGCAGGCCGGTGCGGTTCTCGACCCATCCCCACGTCCCGGCGGGGTTGTTCTCGAAGAACACCCACCTTCCCGTGGGGGTCACGGCGAAGTCGAACGCCCCGAATGCGATGCGGTAGTGGGCGAGGAACCGGCCGACAGAGACCCTGACGTAGCCGGGAACGTCCACGGTGTCGTACACGATGTGTTCGTAGTCGGTGCGCCAGTCGGTACGGGCGGCTTCGCTCGTCGTGGTCAGCTTGCCGCCGAAGACCTGCCCGCCCACGGCGATCAGGCGTACCTCGAACTCCTTGGGGATGTCTTCCTGGAAGTAGTGGGCGGTGGTGCGGATGCTGTCGTCGAAGTCGGCCGGGTCGACGCGGTGGGTGGCCACCATCAGCTTGCGGTCTGCGCCGACGTCGAGCCGGCCGCCGAGGACCGGCTTGCAGATCAGCGGGCCGTCAACGTCCTTCGCGAAGGCTCGCGCGGCGTCCGGATCGTTCGTGATGATGCTGCGCGGCACCGTCATACCGCAGCGGGTTGCCGCGACGAGCTGCTGCGGCTTGTGCGCGGCGATGCGGTCGGAGTGCGGGTTGTTGATCCACGGCACGCCGGGCAGCGCGGCGAACACGTTGAGGATCGCGGCATCGGCCTGGTTCTGCGCCCACGTGGCGTACGGCTCGGGGACGGTGTCGGCGATGCGGGGACGTGGGGGGCCCCCCCCCCAGAACCGCC